ATATTAAAAGAAAATAATAAAGATAAGATAGAATGGATATAGAAATAAAACATGATGATGAGAATAAATTTAAGAATTATTTTTATGACAGTACAAAAGCAAGACTTGATGCAATAATGTGTCCATATGATTTAAAAATAAAAGTTTATCATTATAAAGCTGTATATTTTCCAGAGTATTATGGGGGATGGTTTTGGGTGTATGATGAAAATAGATTTATGGGAAAATTCACTATACAAGTGTTTCCTCATTGTTGTGGTGTTGCTACAATAACAGCAGATTATGGAGAATTTTCATTTAGAAATAATGAAAAAGAAAATGATTTTATAATGTTAATGGCTTGTTTGTTAGCAAAAGACTATCCAAATGTTATTGCTATTGATAAATGGGATGAAGCTAATTATAAATCATATATAAAATATGGATGGAAAGCAAGTGAAATATTTCTAGGAAAAAATGATAGTAAGCTTGTATATTTATCAAAAAATATAACAGATTGGGATGTATTAAAAGATATAAATGATTTATTTAATGAAGAGAATAAGGATATTAAGCAGGCATCCAAGCCATTCACCACTAAGAAATCTTCTACCAAAAGTGGAGAAGTCTTGTGCAGTTAGGTTTGGCAGTGTAACAGAGGCTGTATGTGACATAGAAATAAATAGTGTTGAAAGTATTAAAAATAGTGCTTCTAAACTTAGAATGAAGAAATGTTTTACAGAAGCAAATGTTAAAACAGCAGAATGGTGTACATGTTCTAATTTAGAAGATTTAGTTAATAAAGTAATGGATGTTACTAGAAGTTGGAAATATAAACTTGTATGTAAAAGTTTATATGGCTCTAGAAATAGGGGTAATACACTAATAAATAATGAAGATGATTTAGTAATATGGAGTAATGGTAAAAATTTAGAAAATTATATTTTTGAAAAATATTATAACTATTCAAGAGAATATAGACTCCATATTACAAAAAGTGGATGTTTTTATAGTTGTAGAAAACTTCTAAAAGAAGATACACCAGATAATCAGAGATGGTTTAAAAATAGTTTGAACTGTGTTTGGATTTTAGAAACTAATGAATTATTTAATAAACCAGATAATTGGGAAGAAATAGTTAATGAATGTATTAAAGCATTAAAAGCTATTAAATTAGATGTGGGAGCTTGTGATGTCAGAGTAGCTAAAAATACAAATGATTTTAAAATCATAGAAATAAACTCAGCAGCAAGTTTTGGTGATATAACATTATCTAAATATTTAGAACAAATTCCTAAAATTATAGAACAGAAAATAGTAGAAAAGAATGGGGCATAATGTAAATGTTGATGTATTTAATGATAATGATGAAGTAATAGAAGAAGTAAAAAGATATGCTTGTGATGGAAATATTCAACCTAAACGTGTTACAAATGGTGTAAAGTGGAATAGATATATAGAAACTAATTGTATATATTCTATAGAAGAAATTCAAAAATGGTGTGATTTTATGTGTGAGTGTGGGTGGAAATGTGAATTCTCTTCTGAACTTATTACTATCACTATTGATAAATTAGAATTTATAGATGGTAAATATAAAACAGTAGAAAAAGAAATAGAATGTTATACAATCACAACATATAAAAAAGACTATATTGATGATGTGCATATGATGATAGCACATACAGCTATTAGAATGATATATTATGATTGGAATGATAATCCTTATGAAGATGTTGTAAAAGCTGTATTTGAAATATCTTTAGATATTGATCCTTTAGAAAAATTAATATTAGCACATTATAAAGTGGGAAAATTAGAAGGAAGTCATGGACTTTTTTGTGTTAAAAATAATTCTAATTATGTTTATGATTTTAAAAATACACATGTAATAAAATTACAGAATTCTAAAAGTTTAGATATAAAAACAAAAGTAAATGAAACATTTGAAATAATAAATGAAGGTGTTAATATAGATGAATTAATATCATTGATGCAAAGTGAGAAATATGAAAAAGCTTATAAATTAATTAAAAATGAAAAATAATGAATAAAAAAGTATATGTAGTAGGAAATCAAACAGGATATGCTAATTGGCTATTAGAAATGGGAATGAAACTTGTAGTAGATCCTTATATAGCTGATATAGCAATGTTTACAGGAGGTGCAGATGTTGATGCTTCTTGGTATGGAGAAAAGAATGGTAGTAGAAACTATCCTGATTATCAAAGAGATGTATTTGAAATCAAATATTATAAATTGTTCTTAGAATTAGGAATTCCCATGATAGGAATATGTAGAGGAGGTCAATTATTCACTATAATGAATGGTGGAAAACTTGTTCAACATTCTTCACATCCTTATGCCCATATTATAAAAACAAAAGATGGAGAAGTATATGAAATAAATAGTATGCATCATCAACAATTTCTTCTTACAATGCCTGAAGAAGATTATGAGCTTATAGCATGGAGTGATAATATTTCTAGAATGCATTTAGGAGAAAATGATATAGACTATTGTTTTAATGAAGATTATAAAGAACCAGAAGTTGTATTTTTTCCAAAAACACAATGTCTAGCAATTCAATGTCATCCTGAATGTATTGAGAATAATAGAACAATGGAATGGTTTAAAGAATTAGTAAATGTATATTTATTAAAAGAAGAAAATGTTGAAGCATGAAAATAACTTTAAAAGAAAATTTAGTAGACGCAAAAATAGGAGATGTAGTTAAAAATACAGTTGTAAATCAAATTGGTATTTTAACTAGTAATAAAACTCATATTTGGCAAGTATTTTCATTAAGTACTCTTAAATATCAAGATTGGGTTACGTGTAATATAGAAAAATTTAATGGTACAATAACATTAGAAAATAATTAAAAATGAAAGTATTTAAATTAAATTATTTCAACTTTTGTCCTCAATGTGGGAGTACAAACATAGAATTAACACCCTATCAATTTAGCATTTGTAATGATTGCTATTATCAAGATTAAAAAACAAAATAAAAACAAATAATAAATGTGTGGAATTTGGGGATATAATGGAGACAGCCCTCCTAATGAAAATGCTTTGAAAATACTAGCTATGTATAATCTCAATAGAGGAGATGATGGCGTAGGAGTATTTTGGGATGGAAAAATAATAAAAGGTGTAGGAACAGAAGCTAATATTTTTAGATTTTTAGAAAAACATGCTTTACTTCCTATTGAAAAATTATTCACTGTTATAGGACATAATAGAAAATCTACAGCAGGTGCAAACACTATAGCAAATTGCCATCCTTTTAGTTATTTTACTAAGAAACAAAATCAAAAAGAAGAAATTCCATTTGCTGTAGGTGCTCATAATGGCACTATTAAAAATAGAGAAGAACTTATTAAGAAATACAAGGTACAAAGCCAAAATGTTGATTCTGAAGAAATTCTTAATATTATTATCAATTCTTATTTTGATGAGAAAAATATAGATGTTCTTAATGATTATGAAGGATTTGGATGCTTTGTATGGACATTTCCTAAAGAAAATAAGCTTTTTATATTTAGAGGAAAAAGTGGACAAGGTGAAGATGTATCTGGTGAAAGACCAATGTTCTATTGGAAAAAACAAGGAGAAAACAAAATCTACATTTCTTCAATGAAAGATTCTTTGCTTTCTATATGTAATGATGAAGGTAAAGAAATAAAAGAATTTGAAGCTAATAAAATTCATATTATTGAAAATGGTGTATTAAGCACATTTAAAAGAACATTTGATAGAACAGCTAGAAATTTTGTAGAGCCTTATACACAAACATACACATATACAAGTAATGTAAAAAATGTTGATGCTAAAGATGTATTTATAAACTTTCCTTCAAAAGTAATAGCTAAATTTAATAAGAAAAATCCAAAAAGAGACTCTAACGGTAATGTAATGCTTGCAACAGAACCTTTTATTGATATTAGAGAGCTAATGAAAATTAGAAAAGATAAAACTCTTGGAGGTAAAATACATTTTTGTGCAGGTAGATGGTGGAAAAATGGTCATGTTATTGGTAATAGACTTAAAGAAGGCGATTCTTTAATTCTTGATGACAATGGATATTTTGCTTCTTCTAATAGTCATGATAAAAAAACAGCTAAAGAATATTTCTTTTGGGGAGGATGGATGTGTAAAAGTAAAGAATCTATGGAAGAAATGATTGAAATTTATAAAAAAGGAGAACATATGGAAAATATAAATTCCATGAATTGTTTTAATGTTTATAAGTGTAAAAAATTCTTTCTTGGGCTTGTATTTGATGATAATAGACTTGGTGGATATAATGCTCTTAGTAAAATGGAAGACATTCAAGGGTATTCCTATATAACAGGAAATTACACACCTCCATTTAATCAAGGTAAAACATATACTTTTAATAGTGGACATTTTAAGAAAGTATTAATAGACATTCCTATAGAAGAAAATGACACAGAAGAGACTTTTGATGATGAAGAGCCAGATACAACAGGTGAAATATTGTTTGAAGCTGTAGAAACTCTACAAAATCTCACTAAAGATTTAGAAAGTGCTAATGTAACAAATAATAAGAAAAAAGTACAAGTGTTAAAATGGCTTGGAGAAGCCTATATATTTATTAAAGAACATTTTGATGCTTATACAAAAGAATTAAAAGAAGAAGTGCCATTTAAAAATTATAATGAAATTTATTAAAAATGATAGAAATAATAGGAAAATTGGAAATGGTGAAGACAATTACAGGAGCAATTGTTAAAAGAAATAATTGTATTCAAGATAAAATGACAGGAAAATATTATGAAAAAAATGTTTCTTGTTTTCAAGTGAAAGTTGGTGATGGAAGAATGAAGTGGAATAGAATTGATAATGGAAGAATTGGCTATTATTATAATGCTCAAAAATGGTGTTTAATTTCTCAACTTGAGAATTCAAGGCTTTTAAAAGGTTTTTATTCTACAGATAATACAATGGGATGGTTTGATGATTCTCCAGAAGTGGTGTATTTAAAAGATGGTTTGAAGTCTTATAGCAGCATTCCATGTGTTAATAAAGAAATAGCTTTAAAATTAGGTTATTTAGAGAGCTTATGGGACAATTATTATTATAATGGAAGAACTCTCAGTGTAGCTGATAAAATGGCCTTAAAAGAGCCTAGAATTGTAAAATATAAGAATTTAGAATTTAATTACAATGCTGCTGATAATAATTCTGCTTTTATTAAAATAAAACAAGAATATGCTAAGAATGAATTAAAAATAGAAGGAAGAACACATGATGTTTCTAAATTGTTATTTGGAAAAAGTTTTGGCATAGAAGTCGAGAGTAGAAATGGAAGCATTCCTGAACACCTTTTAGGCCCTCTAGGACTTGTTCCATTAAAAGATGGCTCATTAAGACTTGCTAATGGAGAAGAACCTTATGAATATGCTACAGTGCCTTTTTATGGAGCTAAAGGACTACAATCTATTAAAGGAATTTGTGAAGAATTAAACAAAAGATGTTTATTTGATGATGGATGTTCTTTACATATTCATTTAGGAAATGTAAAATATGATAAGCTTTCTATTATAGCTTATTACATGCTTATACAAGCTATTCAAGAAGAACTTTATTCCATATTTCCAATGTATAAAAGAAGTGAGATGAAATATTTGAATAAGCAAAAAGACTACAATGCTCCTCTTCCTAATATAGGTTTGCTTACTAATACTTTGTATAAAAAGAAATATACATCTGCTATTGAATTTAATTTAGATGTTGAAAAATATTTTTCAAAGATAATTGAATTTCTTACTGATAATAAATATTCTCAATGGGATAGTTGGGAAACTAATATGACTAGCCACCCTCTTGGAGATACCAAATGGAATATCATGAGTAGGTATAAAATTTTTAATGTAAATGGTTTAATATTTTCTAATACTCGTACTATTGAGGCAAGAATTCATCCTGGCACATTTAATTATACCAAAATAACAAATTGGCTTTTTATTTGTATAGCTATTATAACATATGCTGAGAAAAATCAAAAAGATATTATTTCAAGAAAAGTAAAACCAACATTAGAAGATATTCTTAATGGATTTAAAAATGCTTTTGGAGAATATCAATTTGAAGATGTTACAGGAAGTGAAATAGCTAAATATTTAATTGATTATGTTAATTTTAGAAAAGATGCTATTAAATATGCTAATGATGGAGGTGATGTTCATGCTAGAAATATAGAATTTGAAGCTGACAAAAATTTTAAATTTAATAATGGTGTTTTAAATACAATTTATTAATATGAAAAAATATTTAACATTCATTTGTAATACTTATTATCCTTTAGGAGGTTTTAGTGATTTTTATAAATCTTTTGACACTTTAGAAGATTTTTATAATGATATTATAATACTAGGATTAAGAGAAGATGGTAGTGGTGTTATTCAAGTGAAAGAAAATTTTATTTCTACTTATGAATTAGATTGTAAATTTTATGATAGTGATTACTTTGGAAAAATTCAAATAGTAGATAGAGATACTTTTGAAATAATAGCTATTCCTAAAAGTTGGCTAAAAGATTGAAAATAACATAAAATAAAATATTGTCAAAAAAGAAAATAGAAAAGGTAGAAACATTGAAGAAAAGTAGATATACTACAAATAAAACCATAAATAGTAATACTATGACTTCTTCAATGTTTTTTTCATGGCTTCGCAGTGGATTAAGGAAATTAACAGTAAGAGGCTGGAAACCAATTAATGAGTGTAGACAAGAGGCTAAAATTCCTTATGTAGGAGATAATAAAAGAATGAAGTGGCTTTATGTATGCAATGAATGTAAAGAAGCTTTTCCAGATAAAGAAATAAGTGTCCACCATATAAAACCTGTTGGATCATTATTATCTTTTGAAGACCTTCCACAATTTTGCAAAAATCTATTTTGTGAAAAAGAAGGATTGAAAGTACTTTGCACTTCCTGTCATACAAAAGAACATGAAAAATTGAAAATAAATAAAGAAAAATAATGAAAAAACAATTTGTTAATTATAAAACAGCTTTAAAATTAAAAGAATTAGGATTTGATGAAGAATGTTTTAGTATATACAATACTGATGATAACTCTTTAATTACACCTATTATACATTCTGGAAAATTTGGAGAATTTGCTCAACATGATACTATTTATTATGATTGTTTTGTAAAAACTATAATAGGAGTAAAAGCACCTCTATATCAACAAGTAGTGGATTGGTTTAGAGAAGAACATAATATTATTATTACAATAGAATATCTTTATACAGATAAAAATAATATAGATTGGTTTACTGATGGTTTAATTTATGATGAAGCTATAGAATTTGATGATGGTATTAACTATAAAGATTATTATAAAGCTTTAAATAAAGGAATAGAAACAGCAATTGAAGTTTTAGAAAAAAGAAATAAAATATGAATTATTTTGAAATAAAAGCTCTTTCATTTTCTAGTTTAAGACTTCTTCAACAATCTCCCTCATTATTTTATAATATGAAGGATAAAAAACCAGCATCTGAAGCTTTAACATTGGGTACAATTGTTGACCATGTTTTGACAGAAGGAATGGAAACATTTAATGATTTATTCATATTAATAAAAGCTAAAGAACCAACAGGACTTATGCTTAATTATGTAAATTGTTTATTAAATAATGGAGAAGATTATGAACAAGCATATACATGTAGTGGTTTTAAGCAAAATCCAGCTTCTATAAGAGAGAAATTTGAGAAAGAACACTTAGACTACTACAATGAAAAAAAAGAGCTTAAAACAGGACTATTGCTCTACACACAGGAACAATTAGACACAGCTAAAAGTATTGTTGATTCTTTAAATTCCATAGAAACAATAAGAAATTGTTTTATTGCTCTTGAAAATGAAGAAATATATAAACAATTAGAAATATTTTGGGAATATAAAGGTGTAAAGTTAAAATCTAAACTTGATGTTTGTAAAATTAATAAGACATTAAAGAAAATAACTATTATTGATTTAAAAACAACAGGCTTTTCTGTAGATTCATTTAAAGAATCAATTGAAAAATATCAATATTGGCTGCAAATGGTAATGTATGGAATGGCTGTATATCAACATTTTAGCAAAGAAATAGAAGATATTGAAAGTTATGACATAGAATTTAAATGGGTGGTGGAGTCTACAAAATATATAGGAAGTCCTTGTATTTATAAAATGTCTCAAAAAGATGCTGATAGAGGTGTGCATGGAGGAAAGATTGGAGACAAATATTACAAAGGATTTATAGAACTCATGGATGATTATATGTGGTATGTAGAACACAATCAATGGCAAATTCCTAGAAATGTCTATCAATCAAACTTTGAAGTTGAATTAAATGTTTTTAATTGAAATTTAATAATACAACAAGATTTGTAATGCCTATTATATTTGATGATAGTGTTTTTCAAACATTAACAAGAAAAATAATAGGAATTACATTATTTGATTATTTCTTAATTAATGGATTTAAGAATACATATTTAAATGACACCACATATCCATTAGAAAATTGTATATATTTTTATTTTATGCCAGAAGAATGGACACAAAGATTTAAAGAATTTTGTGAAACATTAGAAGGGCATAAAGAATATAAATGTACATATGATGTGGAAAAAGGTGTTATAATAGTATTTAATATCCCAGAGAAATTTAGAAAAGATGTGGAATTAGTTAAAGAGGGAAAATATTCTAAAACAAGCCTAGCTTATAAGAAATTATTCCCTCAAAATGTAAAAGATAAAAAAGGAAATAAAACATTATTTGAAATCTGGATGATATTAAATAAACATCCACAATTTAAGAAGAGAATGGAAGATAAAGTGGGGCAAAGTATTAATAATGAAGCTGAATTATGGGATGCTTTTAATATTAAAGATGAAATAATAAATTATAATGAAGAATTTGTAGACATAAATTTTTAACCTAAAAATAAGAAAATTGACAGCAGAACAACATATAAGAACAGCATATGGAGCTAATAAAACAACAACATATGCTAATAGTGAAAGATATTATCAAGAGTATATGGAAAGTAAATGGCCTCCAGCAAAAGAAGAAGATGTTATAAAAAATGCTATAAAACTGTATAATAAAAGAGAAAATAAATATAATACAAAAAATGTAGACATCATACCTTGGACAGGTCAAGAAAGAATGAATGAAACTGAATATTCTGCTCATGAAGATGTTATATATTATACTTGTGATAGTTATTATAGAGAATATCAAATAAAACAAAAAACTAGTTATATAACACCATTTTCTACATTTACATTTAAAGCTTTAAATAATATTTATAAAAATGATGTTATTGTAATAGAAAATGGTAAATATGAATATAGAGTGAAGGATATTTCTTCTTACATGGTGGATGATACACTATTTCATTTAATGAATATTCATGACCCAAGAGAAACTTATCAATTAGACAGAACAGAATTTTTACAACTATTAATTACTAACAATGTACCATATCAAAATAGTCTCTAAGGATGTTAATATGACACCAAAGCCAAATTTATATTCTTGTAATTTTAAAGGAATTTATAATGATATAGAGTACACTGGAAAAAAATACAACTTTCAAATAGTGAAAGTATTACAAAAAAATAATGAATATGCTTATAAAATAAAAATATTAACAAATCTTAGTATAAAACAAGAAGAATATTTTATGAGAAATATTTTAAATGATGTAAAAGAAATAACAGCTTGAAATTAAAATAATAAAAATGAATTGGATAGAGGAAAAGAATTTCTGTCAGAGCTAAAACTATACTCTGATTATATGAAATGGAATGATGAACAAAATAGATATGAAACTTGGGAAGAAGCATGTGATGATGTGTTACACGTTCATTATTCAAAATATGGGGATAGAGTAAAAAAATATATTGATGAAATATCCCCATTTTATAAAAATAAAGACTTTCTTGTAAGTCAGAGAGCTTTACAATTTAGAAATAAAGAACTTCTAAAAAATAATTGTAGACTTTATAACTGTTCTGTAGCTTATTGCTATAGTCCAAATGTATTTAAAAAAGGATTTTTTATGCTTCTTAGTGGAGCAGGATTTGGATTGAATTTAAAGAAAAAATATGTTTCTCAGCTTCCTAAAATTAATAAAAGAGGGAAAGAAACTATTACATTTACAATTCCTGATTCTATTGAAGGATGGTGTGAAGCTATACATGTTTTAATAAGCTCTTATTGTATACATTCTTCTTTATATAAAGAATATTATGGAAAGAAGATAAGAATGGATTATTCTCTAATTAGAGAAGAAGGTTCTTTTATATCAGGGGGATTTAAAGCTCCAGGGCATAAAGGACTTCAACAATCATTGGAAGCTATAGAAGATTTTATTGAGAAACAATTAGGAGAAAATTCTTCAATTATATTTAGATCTTTTATTGCTTATAATATATTTATGCATCTTTCTAACTCTGTACTTTCAGGAGGTGTTAGAAGAAGTTCTATGAATATTATTATTGATGTAGATGATACAGAAATGGTATATGCTAAAACTGGTAATTGGAGACAAACTAATCCTCATTTTGCTAGAAGTAATAATAGTGTAGGAATGATGAAACATTCCTTTACTATTGGAGAATTTAAATGGCTATTAGATTTAAATCAAGGAGATAACGATATTGGTTTTGTTCTTTTAGAAAGTGAAGATCAACTTTTAAATCCTTGTTACGAAATTTCTTTTGATTTCTATAATCAAATAACTGATTATAATGACACTGTTATACAAATGTGTAATTTATGTGAAAATAATGCTTCTAAATTTAAAGATAAAAATGGTAAGTTTGATGTAAATAAGTTTTATACTATATGTAGAATTTCTACAATAGCAGGAACATTACAAGCAGGGTATACAGATTTTGCTTATCTTGGAGAACAAACAGAAAGAATTGTTAAAGGAGAGGCTTTATTAGGTGTATCAATTACAGGATGGATGGATTGTTTGGAACTTTTTAATGAAGAAATTCTTAAAAAAGGAGCTGAAATATGTGTAGAAACAAATAAAGAAGTGGCAGAATTTTTAGGAATTAATTATGCTGCTAGAATAACTTGCACAAAACCATCTGGAAATGCTAGTGTTGTTCTTAAAACACCTTCTGGTATTCATCCTGAGCATTCTAAGAGGTATTTTAGAATAATGCAACTTAATAAGGAAAATGAAATTTCTAAATGGCTTTTAAAGAATTATCCTGAAATGTTAGAGGAGTCTTCATGGAGTCCTACTAAAACAGATTATGTTGTATATGTTCCTTGTGAAAATTCTCCTAATGGTAAATTTAAAGATGATTTAAGAGACATAGATCACTTAGCAATGATAAAATTAGTACAAAATTCATGGGTAGTAAATGGTAAAAATGCTTCTACAGCTTACAATCCTAAGATTAATCATAATGTGTCTAATACAGTGATGATTGATAATAAAGAAGATGTTATTAAATATATTTTTGAAAATCAAGATAGTTTTGTAGCTGTTTCATTTCTATCAAGATATGGAGATAAAGAATTTAATCAGGCCCCATTTACTTCTGTACTAGATAGCAGTGAACTTTTAGAAAAATATGGAAATGGTGTGTTATTTGCATCAGGACTTATTGTAGATGGACTTCATTATTTTAATAATGATTTATGGACTGCTTGTAAATATATTTCTGAAGGAGAGCTTAATTTAAATGACACTAGAGACAAGGTGTTATTACAAAAAGATTGGCTTAGAAGAGCTAAAAAGTTTGCTAAAAACTATTTTGGAGGTGATGTTAATAAAACAATTTATTGCATAAAAGATGTCCATTTGTATCATAAATGGTGTAATATAAAAAGAACATTTAAAACTCTTCCTGATTTTAGTGTTCTATTACCAAAACCTGAGTTTAAAAATATAGATACATTAGGAGCAATAGCTTGCGCTGGAGGAAGTTGTGAAATTTGAAGATAAATAATAAATAAAATTAAGAAAAAGAATATTCTACTTTCACTATAACAAACCTGAAAGCACAAAACAAAATAAACCTCAAGTGACAATTCACTATAAAGGTGTATGTCATATAGTGGATAATTTAGAATGTAATGTAAATACATTTGGGTATATTAGAAAAGAACAACCTAGGTTTATAATTAAAGGAAAATGTAATGAAATTATTTTTGAAAATAAAAAAGCTATAATTAATTGAAAATCCTAAACATTATAGAAACAACAAGAGGAATAATAAATTCTATAACATCATTTCCTATGGATTATGAACTAGATTATATTTTAGATTATGATTCTTATGAAAAAGAAATAGTAAAAAAAGCAGAAAATCTTTTTATTGAGAAAGTTAAACAATTTGATAAGGATATAGATGTTGAATATTATTTAGAAGAAGCATATTGGGAAGATATGAATGGAAATGAAATTATGTTAATTTGGAGTAATAAAATTGAAAATGACTAAAAAGTCAAAAGTTGGATTTTAATAAATTAGGAAATGTCAAATTAATTTTGTATCTTTGTATTTATGAAAAATTTAATTAGTAAAGAACAAGCTAAATCTTTAAATCAAGTATGGTATTTTACAGGAAAACCTTGTAAAAATAATCACATTTGTAATAAGTATGTATCTACAGGTGTTTGTTATCAATGTAAAAGAGATAACATGAATAAAGATTATTTAAGAAATACTGAAAGAGTTTGTAAAACTAATAACAAGAGTTATAATAAAAATAAAGAAAAAAGAATTAAAAACTCTTTAAATTGGGCTAGTAACAATAGAGAGAAATCTAATTTTATAAAAAACAAAAGTAAATTAAAAAATATTCATAAAGTTAGAAAACAAGCTTGTGAATACCAAAAAATAAAAAGACAAGATAATTCTACAAGATTATCAAAAAATTTATCTAAAGCTATCTGGAATTGTTTAAAGGCTAGAAAAAATAAACAATCTTGGAAAAATTTAGTAGATTTTACATTAGAAGAACTTGTAAGTCATTTACAAAATAGATTTTCAAAAGAAATGACTTGGGAGAATTATGGAAGTTATTGGCATGTAGATCATATTAAACCTTTAAGTTGGTTTAATTTAGATAAAGAGTTTAAATTGGCATGGTCTTTAGATAATTTACAACCTTTAGAAGCTTCTATAAATTATTCTAAATGTAATAGATATGCAGGTTAATTGAAATTAAGTAATAAATAAAAGTTTGAAAGAACAAATAAAAAAAGTGGAAGAATTCCAGAAAATGTTTGAAATTGGTAATAATTATTCACCTTGTCTAATAGATAAAGATGAATTTTTACTAAGACATAAACTTGGAATGGAGGAGTTGGATGAATATCTTGATGCTTGTATTAAAGGTGATATTATAAGCATCTCAGATGCTCTTGGTGACCAGTTATACATCTTATGTGGTACAATACTAAGACATGGACTTCAAGAGCTTATAGAGCCTATATTTGAGGAGATACATTTTTCAAATTTAACGAAGCTAGAAAATGGAATTCCTAAGAGAAGGGCAGATGGAAAAATTATTAAAGGTGCTAATTATAAAGCTCCAAATCTTAAACCAATAATATATGGAGAATAATAAAATGAATAAAACTGATGAAATTAGATTTATACCAATAACAGGTAGTATGAATAAAATAATAGTGTTAAGAGATAAACCTATTGAAATTACTAATGGAGGAATAATCCTTGGGTACAAAGATCCTCCTAACACTGGCATTGTTATTTCAATTAGTGAAAAAGATGATGTTGAATTAAAAGCTGGTGATAAAATACAATTTAGTCCACATGGAGGAACACCTGTTAAAATTGATGATGTTGAATATTTAGTGATGATTGAAAGAGATGTTTTGTTAAAATTTATTTAACAAAAATTGAAATTTATATAAATAAATAAAATAAATGAATAATAAAGCAATAGAACTATTACAAGATGTACTTCTTTGTACATTTAATGAAGAAGAACAAGATAAGGAAATTTATGAATATCTTAAACAAGAAGGAAGTGTTCCTGAAGATTTTATTCCTTATTGGGAAGGAGAAGATGATTTAATTGAAAGTGATGAAGACTAAATAAAAAATAAGAGAGCTTTGAAATATAGGCTCTCTTTTAAATTAATAATATGAAGATTTTGGCCATTAGTGACACACATGCACAACATTCTCATTTTCCAAAAGATTATTTTGATGGTATAGACATGGTAATACATGCAGGAGATGAAAGTAATTATAGAGATCCTATAATGAATGAATTTGAATGTTTTGATTTTTTGAATTGGTATAAAAATATACCAGTGAAGTATAAAATATTTGTAGCAGGTAATCATAGTTTAGCTATATTTAATAAAAGAATACCTAGAAAGTTTATAGAAGATATGGGTGTAATATATCTTGAAAATGAATCTGTAGAAATAGAAGGAATAAATATTTGGGGAAGTCCTTATTCTCCTACATTTGGAGATTGGTGGTTTATGAAAGCAAGAGATAAAATAAATGATATATGGAAAAATATTCCTGAAAATACAAATATTTTAATAACACATACACCTCCTAAAGGAATATTAGATTTATCATTTGATAGAGAAGGAACATTAGAATTTTGTGGATGTAAGTCTCTTATGAGACATGTGGAGAGGGTGCAACCATCTTATCATATATTTGGACATATTCATACTATGGAAGGTGTAATAAATGCTGGAATAAGAACTCTACCATATTTAAAAACTAAATTTATTAATGCTTCTTGTGTTACAGATGGTAAGTTTAATATGGGACTTTCTAGTATGGGAGAAAAATTTGAATTTAATAAATAAAAATAGATGAATAAAGATTTATTTGGAAATGATATTCCTTGTACAGATAAAATAATAGAACAAGTTGTTGCTAAATTAAGAAGTAGAAGTAATATAGGTCTTAAAAAGTATAATACAACTGTTTGGGAAAATGTAGATGAAAATTATGAAAATCATCTTTTAGAGGAATTATTAGATGCTTGTGTGTACCAAACCCAAAAAATAAGACTTGGAGAATTCACTACTAGAATGATAAAACTAATAGAAAGCACTCCTAATGATAAAGAACTTGGAGAAGAAATTAGAAAAGAATATTTTAAATTAATGGAAATATGATAAATTAGAAAGAAAAGGCTTTGATAAAAAAGCTTCTTTTAGAAATTTAAAACATAGAATAAAATAATTGAAAATAATTAACAAAAAGTTAATTGAAAACAAAAAAAGAAGGAATTGTAAAAATCTTGTGTTTAGATCAAGAGCATAGTGGGAGCAGATTCCACAGATTGGTGCTCCCATACAAAGAATTACAAGGAAAACAAATTGATATAGGAGAAGAAAAAGCTACATTAGAAATATCATTTAGACAATGTAATGTATATGAATATGTACTACTAGAAGATGATTTTAAAAATAATGATGTAATTGTAGTGAATTGGGTGTATTTTAATCCAATTATAGAAATATCAGAGTGGAAAACTAAATATAATTGTGCTTTAGTGCAGGATATTGATGACTGGATTGAATTACCTAAGTCACATATTAATAGTGGTTCTAATTATGAGAAACTAATACCTCAAGCTGTAATAGCAGATGTTGTTACAACAAGCACAGAAAGACTATCAGCTCATTTTATACAATTTAATGATATGGTGTCTATTAGTCCTAATTATTTACCAAATAAAGGACAATTTGTAGAAAAACCTGAAAGAAAAAAAGGAAAAGTGGTATTAGGATTTTGTGGAGGTGTTTCACATTATAATGATTGGATGAGCATTAAAAATGTCATAAACAAAATATGTAATGATAAAACTATACAAGAAAAATGTAAATTTGTATTAGCAGGATATTCTGATAATAAATGGTGGAATGAAGTGAAAGCAATGTTTGATAAAAAGAATATTGAATTAGAAATTGTTAATGCTCTTTCTGTTGAAGAGTATATGAAAGCTTATGACAGTATTGACATACTTTTAGCCCCTCTAATCCCATCAGAATATGCTGAATGTAAAAGTGCTTTAAAAGTGATAGAATGTGGAATTAAACACATACCAATTATAGGTTCTCCTATATATTTAACAAAAGAGGTACCATGTGTATTACCAGCAGATAGTCCTAAAAGCTATTTAGATGCTATTTTAGACCTTATTAATGATGATAAGTATATTTCTGTAGGAAAAGAAATGAATGAGGCTGTAATGGCTTTAAATCATTTTGATAAAAGAATAGAAAATCTTGGTTCTATAATAGAATATTTAATGAATGAAGATTTGGAAAAGGTACCTGAAAATTTGAAAATTACAGGAATATGTTATAAAGAAGAACAATTTACACCTTTTAACAAATATTTAAATGTAAATAAAGAATTTCCTTGGAGATTTGAGTATCAAGTGATGCTAAATAAACTTGAAGAAATTAAAGCCTATAAAGAAACAGATTATGTAGGATTTTTGTCTCATAAATTTCAAACTAAAACAGGAATTCCTGCTAAAGTGTTGTATAAAATGTGGGAAGAAATTCAAAATATTGATGAATATGATTTTGTTAATCTAGCTCCTACTTATTGGCATTCTGGTAAAGGTTATTTAATCTTTAGTGAAGTACAACATTGTGGGCTTACTAATTTAGTAATAAGAACATGTAATCATTTGGGTATTAAATATAATGATAATCCAGAGTGTGTAACATATTCTAATTTCTTTTTAATGAAGAGAGATGTATATATAGATTATTTAGAAAATTATATTATTCCAGCTATTAAATTTCTTGAAAATGAAATTTGGGAAGATGTTAATAGAGATGCAGGATATGTTGGAGGACTTTCAAGAGAAGAGTTATTTAAAGCTTGTGGATTAACACATTATAACTTTTTAACATTTATTCTTGAGAGGCTGGTATTACAATATATTTCTCATAAAAAATTGAAATTTATAAATACAATATAATGATAGAAGAATCAGCTAAAAAAGCCAGCTTAATACTAAAAAGAAAATCAGAATTAAATGAAGATTTGTCTAAATTAATGAATCTTAGAGATTTAAATATATTTGTAGAAGAAAAAACTGAAGAATGTTATCTTTATTATGGATATGGAGATAAACAACACTTGTCTAAAGATTTAAAAGATAAAATAGTAAATCTTCTATTAGAAGAGATAAATAAAGAACTTCAAGAATTAGATGGTCAATTGAAAATGTTAAATTGTTAAAATGAATATAACAGGATGGCCTTTAGGAGAAAATGATTTAATAGAAGCTTATGAGGAGTACATTAAAATTCTTTATAGAAAAATAAATGATATATCAAAAACAGAAAATTATTTAGACTCTAAATTTACAAAAGAAACTATGAAAGCAAGAAAAAATATTGAAGATATTAAAAAGAAATTAAAAAATGGATAATTTATTAGAAGTTTTTGTTACAACATGGAATAATGAAGCTATTATACAAGATTTTATTGATTGGTACAGAGATAGGATTCCTAATTGTAGGATAACAATGTATGATAATATGTCTTCAGATAACACTGTTGAGATTTGTAAAAATAATGGATGTAATGTAATATCATTTGATACAAATGGAAAAATGGATGAATCTAAATTAATGGAAATTAGAAATAATTGTTGGAAAGAATCTAAATGTGAATATGTATGTATTGTTGATTCAGATGAACTTGTAGATATAAATGAAGAAATTCTTAAAGAATTTAAATTCAATATTATTAAATGTACAGGATATGAAATGTTTGGAAATGAGGGAGATAAATTAGAAGATTTAGTGTATGGTGTACCTAGCATTGGCTATTCTAAAACAGCTATTTTCCACAAAGATTCTATTGAAAAAATAAATTATGGAGCAGGAAGTCATTCCTGTTCTCCTATTTCTACTAATAATAAAGGTGTAAGAGAACAATTAGTATATAATGATGTTGAAATACCTCTTTATCATACTAAATGGAGAAGTTGGTCTAATGGTATTGGAAAAGCTCATGAAATAGCTCCTAGAAGAAGTGAGGGGGATATATTAAAAGGATGGAATTTCCATTATTCATTACATGATAATGTTCATATGGATTATTATAGGTCAGGAATGAAAAATAGAATTAAAATAAAAGAATGAAAGAAGAAATAGAAAGAATAATTAAAGAATTTTCTTTTCAATATGATGATAATGCTGAAGAAATTGTTATAAGTAAGGTAGGTTTAAAAACTACTTGTACAAACTTAGCTAGATTCATACAAGAAAGAGAAGAAAAAGCCTTTATAATAGGAGCATTAATTAAAGATGAATATAGTGTTATTAATAATGACGGTGAAATTGTAGATGATCCCTATATTATAGCTAATTTTGAAGATTATAAAAATTCAAAAGAATATTCTTTATGAGTTTGTTTGAACAATATAAAAAGTATTATTACATTTATAATCATGCTTTATTAAAATTAAATAATATAAAATATAGAAAAACAATGATAAATAAAATAAAAGAAAAAGATGTTTCAATAGAACAATTGGAGCATAGTACATCATTTCTTCTTATTATAGGAGATAAACAACAATGGGTTAGTGTTAGAGACTTGTTGAATTTGAAAATAGTGCTAGATCAATGGAATGACTAAAGAATATTTAAAAACATTATGTGAAAAAATAGAATCTTCTAATATGGATTCAAAATGGAAATATGTTGTACAATTACAACTAAAAAACTATTTTAAATCAACAGAAGATATAAATAAATTGAAAAAAGCATTTAATATAATTAAAGAATATGGAGAATAGAAAACAGAAAAAAGATTGGCTTAATATTCCAGATGATTGGGAAGAAATATTAGAAGGATCTTTTGAGCAGGTAATAACAAGAATTAGAGATTTAAAGCAAAATTGTATTGATAGATATGGAGATAAATATTCTAATTATGAAATTTCTACAGATTATTATGATGAAGGAGGATTTAAAGTAGAAGTATATGGAATTAGAGAAGAAAATGATGCTGAATTAGCTAATAGACTTGCTTCTGAAGAAAGAATAAGAATTCAACAAAAGAAGAATAATATATTAAGAGAACAAAAAGAATTACAAGAATATCAAAGATTAAAATTAAAATATGAGTGCACCAATAATACACAGTAAATCCTCACAGAAAAAATGGGGTGGAAAAGTAGAAGATTATTTATCAATTCATGAATTAATGGACTCTACTAAAGGAGCTTTTCCAGATAACAGGCATAGATGTATTACACATAACATTTGGTTTTGTGTTAATATAATTCCTAGAATATTTGGACAGGAAGCCATTAATTCAGATGGAAAATATTATATACCTAAGGATGTAGCAGAATTACATATTTTAGAAGATTATAGAATGAAATTTATTCCTAGTATTCAAGATTATTTAGAAAATATGGAAATGAAACCTTGGATGCAAAATGGACTAGGAGAAATTCCTAATAGTAGAAATAAATTGAAAATGGTAGAATTAAATATAATAGACTAATGAGAACAAAAGAAATAATAGAAAAAGAACTTGATGATTTAATAAAAGAGCAAAACACTAGGTGGTATGCATTATTAAAAAAATGTCCAGGATTTTGTGATTTTTCAGATGAAGACTTTGATTCTAATGAAGGGTTAGAAAATATTAAAAAAAGAAGACTGGGGGATAATTATAAAGAATATTTAGAAATAATGAATTATAACAATTTATTCTCACCTTTATATCAAGAATTAGATGCTCTTAATTTTGAAAAAGCAAAAGAAATATCTCCAACAGTGTTAGATAAATCTGTAGCTTTAGAAGTACATAGTATATTATTAGAACAAGATTTTTATAATAAACATATTAGCAAAGATGAGGATTTTAATTATGCTAAAATATTATATTCTTGTTGCTATAATGATAATTGGAATGATTTAATTGTAAAAGAAATTCATTTATTAAAAGATTTAGGAAAAGATACAATTCCTTTAAAAATAATTGAAATATATAAAGAAGAAAATCTTCCTAATGATGAATATGAATCACAATATAAAGATCATTCTAGCATTGAAATTGAAATGTATCATTGTTCTATTTATTCTTTTAATGATAATTGGCAATCATTAATTATAACAAAAGAAAGAATGTTTAATTTAAAGAAAATATGACAGAAAAAGAAATAAAAGATAAAATAGAAGTTTTAAAAAAATCATTTCCTAATTTAGATGCTATATTAGTAGATTATAATGGAAGTGGAGATAGTTTTGATAGTTTTAATTACATAAGAGGATTAAAAGAAAAAGAAGAAATTAATATTAATATTGATTATGATACAGATTTTAATTCTTTACTGTGGGAAATATTAGATAAATCAGATGCAGATTTTAATAATGAAGGTAGTGAAGGTACTATCACTATAGATTTAAAAAATATAAATGTCATTTGTGAAAATTATTATATTGAATACACAAGAGTATTATCTGGTAAGTTTTTCCTTTTAAATAATAAAGAATGATTTTATACAAAGATTGGGGAAAGCACATAAGGTTGGGTAATTGGCTTTTTATTTATTCAGGACTTTCTGCTATATCTTATAAAACTGGTAATCCTATGTATTTACCAGAAAATTATTTCTTATGGCAATATTTAAAATATCCTCCAGAATTTGATAATAATATTTCAGTAGATGAAACATTTCATTTTAGACAAACTAACTATACTAAAGATGAATTTAATTATCTAATAGATTATTTTTCTTTAAATAGAGATAGAAATATAAATATAAATTTAGGGTCACATCTTCAATCAGAAAAGTTTATAGAAAGTGATATAGATTATATTAAAACTATAATGCAATTTAAAGAAGAAGAAGTGCAAAAAGTTAGAAATAAATATTCTCATATTTTAAATAAAAAAACTATTGGAATAGGAATCAGACTTGGAGATTTTGTTAATCATGGATGCTTTTATCAAATACCTCTAGAATGGTATTTAAAAGCTCTACAAGCTGAGTTTAAAGATTGGATGGACTGTAACATATTATTTTTCTCAGATGACATAGAGAAGCTTAAAACTATATTTAAGAGAGAGAATTATTATTTTGCAACACCAAATAATACACATACACATATTGACTCATTTAAGCATTATCATGGTAATCCTATGGAGCAATTTATATTAGGAACATTATGTCAAGGATTTGTGGGAGGTTCTAGCACCTTTAGCTGGTGGCAAATGTGGTATATACATAATAATGGAGGAAAAGTAGTACATAGTGGACAAAACTTAGCTGGAGAATGTTTACAGAAATTTTATAATCCTGATTACTATCCAAAAAACTGGAAATTATTTCCTTGTTAAACTAATAGAAAACCAAATCCTCATTAGATTCCTATAAAGGTTTCTTTTGGGGATTTTTATTGAAATTACAAAAAAATAATTAATATGAAACAAAACAAACAAAAATTAGATTTTTATTTTCTTGATGAAGCAAGATTAATAGCTATATCATTACATAAAAAAGAGCAAAATAAACTTCCTAAACTAACATTACCTATATTTAAAAAAATAATAGAAACTCAATCGCCTTATGCAGGATTATGTGAATTTAACTATTATCTTTCTAAATATTCTATTTCAGATAAAACTAGAAAACAATTAGTTGATCTTGGGTATAATGTTATTTATATTACTGGAACTCTTACAATACAAATACCTTATGCTCATTATAACTATGGGAAGTAAGAAATTTAAATATAATTTAAATAGCAAAATGCTCTACAAAGATTTCCATAAAGGATTTCTGAGTAGAGCATTTTTATTTTATACTCTTTGTTTGAGTTGCCTGAGGTAGCAGGAAGTTAACAGCCTTTTTTATTCATCTTGCCACCATTTTTCATTTTAGGTGCAAGCTTAGGCATTGGTGAAGGAGATTTCACTGGTTTTGTAGGTTTTTTAGTTGTCTTTTTCATTTTTGTTTATTTATTTATTTATTCAATTATTTTCCCCAATTTTCTTTTAAATTACCTTTCTCATCTATATCTGATTGATAAAAAGGTTTAAATATTCCTTCATTAATATGTCTTTGTTGAATAAGATTTCTCACTGTTATACAATTAAGAACAGTTTTATTCTCTTCTTCAAATTCTCTAAGACCTAGTGTCAAAGCACTAAATTCTTTTCCTGTTAATGTTACTACTGAGTCTTCACTCCATGCAAATCCTAGAGGTTGTTTAGCTCCTGTCATAGCAACTTCTACTGTAGGCTCATCTACACCATAATCTTTTTCCATTTTTGTTTCTTTTTGTTTTTTCATTTTTAATTATTGTTTTTGTTTTAATTCAATTTTTTCTGAGTATTTAATAAATATACCTAATAGAGAGTGGGCAAGATGTCCTAGATATTCATCTTTAAGTGTAATAAATTCTCCATTAGAAAGAAATATTCTAGTTTCTCCATAAGGATTTTGTAAAATAGTGTAGATTAAGTCTTCATCTTGTAAATAATCACTAGTAGAATCTTTGTAAAACTTTCTAACAGAAAAGAACCCATCTGTTGTCATTTCTAAATTCATTTTTAATTTTTAATTAATATCAATATACAAAAGTAAGGAATATTTTTCAATATTCCAAATATTTAATAATTTTTAACAGAAATAGTTTGAAAAACTATTATTTAGCTTTAGAATTAATAGCTCTTCTATAATTAATAGCAGCAGTTTGAGGATCAGCAAATTTACCATAAAAGCTCCATACACCTGTTAATTCTAACAAATCTTGTTGCCATTTTAAGTCTCCTTTTTTATGTAAAGCTGTTGTTTTCTTAAATTCTTCTTGTGAAGCTAAATCAGAAAATACATTTAAATAAGATGTAATAACAGAAGCTGCTGAAGGAGCCATAATAAAATCTTTATATTGTGTAGGACTAACAATTGTCTCTGTTTCATTCTGGAGTCTTAATAATTGATATAATAAATAAGCCTCTCCATCTGACATCTGATTAATAGCTCTATTTTTATCTTTATCACTTCCACCTCCTATTAATAATGATGTTACAGTGTATAAAATAGCCATTACTCCTAACTCTTTAAAGAATTTTAATGTATTCATTTTCTCTTCTTCTGTTAAATAAGAATAATCAAATGATTTATTTCTATACATTTTACTAAAAGTATTAAGAGCTGAGGCCCAATATCCTAAATATGTTCCTGTTATAGGATTATATCTTGGAGCTATTGTAAATCCATCTTTTATACTAAAGCTACTGTTAGCAGAGTCATAAGCAAAGTGATTTAGAAACTTTTGTATAAAGAATTTCTTTAAGAACAAGGCAAAATTGATATAAGTGTATTGTTCTAATAATGTTCTATCAGCTTTTGCATAAGCACCTTGACTATCTCTTACAGATTTTTGAATGTTTCTTTTTAAATCAAGAAATTTCTCTCCTGTAAATAATTCCCATTCTTTGTCAACACCAGCTTTTAATTGTATATTTCCTTTAGAATTAAGCTCATAAGCATCAGCTAATGAAATAAGCCCTTCTTTTGAATCAACCTTGGTGGCATACATATAAGCAGAATAAATTCTTGATTGAGCATAATATTCTGTTTTAGATCTAAGCCCCATTAGTACATCTAATGACATTCCATATTTTAATTTAGATTTTCCTTGTGCTAATGTTTCATGTAATGTTTTTTCTTGAACACCTTCAAAAGCTCTAAATAACAATGTATCAGCAGAATATTTACCCAACTCATTAAAGAAATCATTAAATGTATTTCCCATTATTCTTGTATGTAAAGCTGCTGATTGGTGATACTGTCTTTGTGTATAATGATTGTTTCCAGCATTAATAAAATTCTGTGTCATTGCATCTGTAAAGTTTACAATATCACTAGAAATATTAAATTTAAGGAATTTTAAAGCTCCTAGTCCTTTAATAACTCCCACCACTTTATCTGCTGTAGGCCCCATTTCATACACCTTAGATTGTCCATAAAACTCTCTAGCAACATAAACATCTAAAGCATCAAGTCTATTATTTTTTCCAGAAGATATTCCAAATAATTTTTTATCATTAGTTTTAGGAACATTTTTTTCAAATATTTCTCTCAATGATTTAGCATAAGGCAAAGCTTCTTTTAACACTTCATTAGTTTTTAAAGCCATTCCATATTGTAATAAGGATTTTCTCAAGTCTGTAGAAACATCATTAATATCCATTTCATCTAAATAAGGAACAGCAATATCAGCAGCTCCTTTCTTTAAAGAAAATACATCAGGAGATTCATCAGATATTGTATCATCTGTTATTTTAAAATTACCTGTTTCTGAAGAATATTCTTGAAGTCCTTTGAACCAACTTTTCACCCTATCCCATGTATTAGCACTAAAATCTTGGGGTTTTCTAACAGCATTAACATTTCTTTCATAAGAGTCTTTTCTTTCTCTAGGAATTTCATTCCAAAGTTTTTTCTTCTTTTGAACAGCTAATTCTTGATTGTATAAATGATATTTCTTTTGAATTTCAAGGATATTAAATAATGCTTTGTCTTTAGGGTCTGTGCTATTTTGCAACCTAAAATAATCTTTATTAACATATTTATCAGAAGACAATTTAGGAAGAAAATTGCCTCTATTATCTGTTGTAATTCCTACAATTTGTTTAGTTTTATATTCATCTTTAAGTAGTCTTATTGTATAATCTTTAGAAGGCAATGTTTCAATGAATTTAGGGTCTGTTGGTTGCACTTTTGACCATTGATATAGTCTATTCCATTTTTCCACTTTATGTCCTATAGCTTCATCATATACTAGAGATTTAAAATGGTTTTTGTCCCACCATTCTTTAAATTCTTTATTTTCTAATAATTCATTTAATTGTGGAGAATTTAATATGTCAACTCCATTAAGCCTCCCATCATCATCTATTTTAATATTAGAAGCATCATTAAAAGCTTGAATATAATAAGGTGTAGGTTGCCTAGATTGCATTTCTCTAAGCTGTATAAAAATAGACTTAATTTCTTTCATTTTAGCTTTAGAAAGAGAAGAAGCTTTACTTTTACCATCAAGCTCTTTAAATTCCTCATTTTCTGCTGTAGAAAGTCCTTTATGACGTTTATCATATAATTCTTTCCACCTTAAAGAATCTTTTTCATTAAGTCCAGAAAATGAATTAAATGTTTCTTTTATTTTCTCAATCTCTTCTTGTAATTCTTTAATTTTAGCAGCAGACTCCTCACTAATATCTGTTCCTACAGGTTGTCCATCTACATCCCTATATCCATATGTTAAATCAAATATTTTTTGATATTTTTCTCCAATGTTTGTTTTACTAAAATCAGAATTAGGAATTTCAGAAATAAGCTCATTAAGTCTAGCAGAAAGAGCATTTCTAAGAGCATAAAAATCTTGGCTTATTACTTGTCTAGTATTTTCTTTCTCCCATTTAGCTGTTCCATCAATATATTCTTGGGAATCTATTCCATATTTAGCTATTAACAAATTCATGTTATTAAGCTTATCTCTTTCAAAAGCTCTAGTGTTTGTAACATAATCATAATGTTGATTGTCCACTTTAGCTATTTCTTGTGCTCTTTGAGCTATTTGTAATTCTATTCCTGTTTTATATTCTCCATTTTTATTAGTGAGTCTTTTTAGTTCAATAAGTTGTTCAGAATACATAGCCTTATCAGCTTTCTCTTGTTCTGTAGCTGTACCTTCTGATATTTTAGAATCAATATATTCTAATTGATTGTAAATAACACTTCTTCTTTCTCTTAGTTCACTTCCTATTTCATCATTATATAATTTATCATATGTTTCATAATATTCATCTGTCTTACTTCTCACCATATGTTTAGCTTGCCATTTAGCATATTCTAGTATTTTAGCCTTTAATTCAGCATCAACATTCTCTCCTTGCTCTTTTTTAATCTTTAAATCTCTAATTGTATGAAGAAATAAATCTCTATCATACATATAATTTTTGTATGGATTTAAATAAGTCAGCACTTTCTTCATATTTCCATCTCTATCCATTTGTGTATCAGCAAATGTAATTAAATCAGAAAGTCTTTTAGTAAAAGCAATGGGATCAAAGCCTACAGCTTTATAATGAGGAGCGAGTTCTCTATCCATAGAAATTTGTATATCATTTCCATATTTAGTAACTTTTTCCTTCATACTTTCAACATAACTAACAAATCCTCCTAAAATAGGATCTGCAATATCTCTAAAAGAATTAAAGAATTTAGAATTTCTACTTAAATCTCCTTTTAACCCTTTTAAAAATCCTAGAATATTCTTGTCATTAGTAAAATCATAATCTTTAATTGATTTCTCATGATTTTCTATTCTTTGTTTTGTATTCCTAATAAGGGCTACATCATTTTTTTTCTCAGCCCTTGCAAGAATTAGCTCTTCAGATTTAATTTCTTTTCTATGCCAATCTTGCATGTGTGTTGCAGCAGAATTCATATATTTCTGTAAAAAGGACACCATTCCTGTTGTATCATTTCTTAAAACATATCTTCTAGCATCTTCTATTTTTCCTAATGTATGTATGACATCATTATATATCTCATGAGGAAATCCTTCATTCATAGCTCTTACAGTTTCTAATGAAGCTTCATAAGAATTCATTAATTCCATATAATTAGCTAATAAAGAAATATTTTCTTTAGCATTTTTACTATCACTAGTTATTTCTTTTATTCTATTAAAAGAAAGCTCTGTTAATTTTTTAATTGTAGCAATTCCATCACTTAAAGCAAGTATTTTCAAATCAATGTCTCCACTTTTAATAGCAGAATCCAGTCTTCTTGATATTTCAAAATAAGCATTACTATTTGTAATGTCATCTTGATACAATTCTCTTTGTTCTTTAAAAGGAGCTGTCTTTAAATCAAATTCATTTCTTTTAAAATATTTTAATATTTTCTCAAGCATTGGTTGAACACTAGCTTCTTCTATTGTATTTTTTAATAGAGTGTTATACTTTAAAACATCTTCTTTTACATCTTCCCTGTCTTGAGAATCTAATGCTGTTAGTACATAATTGTTTTTATCTATATTACTTTCTAAAACATCTTGAGAACTATTATAAGCTTCTTCTACTACATCTAATGATTTATTTAATAAATGGTCTAATAATGTATATTCTTTAAAATTAAGTCCAAACATTTGTGTAAGAGCATTCATCAAGAATGATTTTATTTCTTCCCATTTATTTGTATAAGCTTTATATGGAGAAGGTTTTGATGCTAATAGTTTTTGGAAAGACTCATCTGTTAAAATAGCTGTTAAAAATTCATCAACATTAGTGAAGCCATATTCTTTTTGTTCACTTTCAGACATACTTTCCTTGGTAATTCTGTAAAGATTACCAAATTCCTTAGCAAGCTTTTCATTAGAATGTAAAAAGTCTCTTGTATTAGCATGTAATATTTCATGTAAAATTAAACCTTCTAAATTCTTTGAGGGTTTATCAACAATTATTATTACATTATTTTTAGGATCATAAAATCCTGCTATATTTTTAACATCTGCTTCTTTATATACTTTTAATTTATTATCTAAAATATATTGTTCAGCTTCTTCTTGAGAAAGTAATGAAATTGGAACAGGATTGTGTTCATATCTAGCTATAATACTGCCTAATTTTTGAATATAAGGGGTATTAGAGCTATTAATTATTCTATTTAATACATCTGTACTATTTACAATAGTTTTGTCTTTAAATAGCTTGTTTTTGATTATATTATATTTCTCTTGTGTTTGTTTTTCTCCATCTTTAGAAAGTAGTATATGATTTTTAATGGTGTCATCAATACTTAATTTCCACCATTGATTATCATATTCATCAGTAATTCTTTCTATTTTATCTCCATATATTTTCCTTAAAGTATTACCTACTCTAGTTTCATAAAATGTCCAAATAGGTTTTAAAGCTCCAAATCCTTCAGTTTCTACTCTTTGAATTTCATTTTTTAATTGTTGAATCTCATTATCAATTCCTTCTATACTTTTTTCAAAAGTTCCAGAAATAGCTTTTTCATTTCTAGTTTTATTAAAACTTTCTGTAACATCTTCTACTTTATAATAATCTTCTACCCACCAATCTTTCTTTTTAGCTTCTTCTAAGCTAGTAGCAAAATAATTTTGATGATAACTAGGATCATAATTTTCGGGTTTAAAACTTAATACTTTTTCTTTTTTAGTACTAAATTCTTCTCTTTCTCTTAAAGTATTTTCTTTTCTTTTTTCTAATTCTAATATTCTACCTTCCTTTTCTTTTTTAAATTCCTCTAAAGTACTGTGACCTTCTATTTTACTAGCTGTATCACCTGTAGGAAACCAAATTTCTTTCATTCCCTGTTTTGCAGCATCTTGTATTTGAGCTTTAATAAAGAAACTCACCCAATTTCCTTCTTTGTTTAGGAGTTGTAGGAATTGATTTTTAGATGTATTAGGATTAGGTAAACTGTATTTTAAATAATTATCTGTAAAAATATCTTGAAAATAATTAACTCCTTTGTAAGTATATGAAAATTGACCATCTTCATCTTCTTCTTCAACTCCTAATCTTTTTGAAATTTCAAACTCCTCTTTATTAGAATCTGTTATATTAAAAGACATTTCATTGTCTTGTACTAAATCTTTTTTATCCCTACCTTTTTGAAATAAATCACTTTGGTTTTCATTTACAGCTAATATACCTTTTTCTTTATTTATTGTTACTCTACTCCACCCAATTCCATTATCTGTACTAAATTGAGCATGACCTTTTATACTAGGAATAATTCCTGGTACAGCTATTTCTCTTTCCTCATACTCCCAACCATTTGATTTAGTATGTCCTGTGGCTGTTAGATTTGAATAATATTGTGTGTTTATATTTTCTTCCTGGGTTTTTTTATTTAAAGCCTTTTCATATTCTTTATCAGATATTTCTTTACCATCTTTAAAATATATATCAAAAGATGGATTTTCAAATCCTCTATGATTCTCTTCTCCTCCTACTATTTCTACTCTATATTCAGAACCATTCAAATCAAAATTTGGAGAATTTAGCCTTAGTTTAGCAGCAGTATTGTATTCTTTTTCTTTAGCAGTATTAATCTCAACCCCATAACTTAAATCAGCTAATACTCCTGTAATAATATCATTAATAGATTCAGGTTTATTATTTTTAGCCCAATCAACTATTATCTCTTTTTGTTCTTTAGGTATTTGAAGTTCTGTAAGAGTTTTATTTAAATCCCATCCAGCTTTTTTACCTTTATTCCAAATTTCTTGAGCTTTTGATGTAGATAATAATTCAATAGCTTTTAGTTTATATTGTACTTCATTATCATTTGCTTGAGAAGGTATTTTTTGAAAAGGTAATTCATCATTATTAAATAAATCACTATTATTATTTTCTTTCTTTACCTCACTTCTAATTAAAGAAGCTGGATACTTTTTAGATACTTCTTTTAAGGCTGATATTTTTTTATTTATTAGAGTTTGAGAATTTTTTTCTTTAGATTCTATATTTTTAAGAATTTCTAACTCTACTTTAGCATCTTTTAGCATTTTTTCATTTTGCTCTTTAGAATAAACTTTAAAGTTATTATTTTTTAAAGCAAGAGTACTTTCCTTTATAATATGCTCTAAAGTACTTATTCTACCTTCATCACTTATATTACTTTTAATTTCACTAAGACTTAATTTTAAATCATTTTTAGTAATGGTAGGTGATATTCCTTTTTGAGCATCTACTTGAATACTAGTTACTATATAACTATGTTGATAGTCTAGTTGAGATAATCTATTTGCTAATGTTTGAGCTTCTTCTCTTGTATTAAATATATTAGGCTCTCCTTTAACTTTAAATTTAGTAACTTTTTCTTTATCTTGTGTGTTAATTTCAGGTTTCTCTAATTTACCAAACTTTTGATCTAATATTTTATTAATATTATCAATTAGTTTTTTAGTTGTATATGGAACTGTATCATCATATTCAAGTCTAAAATTATTATTAAGAGCAATTCCAAGTTCATTATGATGATGGGACAAATTATCTACAATATCTACAAGATTGGGTTGTACAGAATTAATATTATTTAAAGATGGGTATTTTGTATAAGAAACTCCTAATAATTCTGATTGCTTAGATTTATTAATTTTTGCTGCTGCATCCCATACACTTCCTGAATAAGCATCTGTATTAGTTGCCCATTTAATATCTTCAGATTTAGGATATATTACAAATTTAATTTTACTTCCATCCTCTAAATGTCCTATTTTTCTATCTATAGGTTTAGTAAATGCTGAAATAGTAAATTCTCCTCCTGCTTTTTGATTATCTTCAATATGATGTAAAATGTTTTGAAACATTAAATTAACATCAAAATCTGAATATGCTCCTACAACAGAATAAAATCCTTGCCCTCTTGAATATATTTCTTCAGGATTATATTTTATACCATTTATTTTTTTCCATTCTTCTATTATTTCTTTAGATTGTTCATATTCTTTATTTTTATTTTTAAAATCATCTAAAGTATTTTCACCAAACTCTTTGTGAAAATCAATATGATTTTTTTCTATAAACTCTTGAAAAGAATCAAAATTAGTAACAGCATTATATCCACTATCATCCCCATAAAACTCAGGTTGCCAATTTTCACCATAGGAATAATTAAAATGAAGCCATTCTCCATCTGCTTGTAGGAACAGTTTTCTAATATCATTAAGAATATGTTCATTATCTAATCCATTAGAGATTGCCTTACTGATAAAATCATCTAACATTACTCCATATTTATTATAAATAGGTTGTCCTTTATCAATACTTTCTTGAGCAGTAGTATTACTTAAATCAGGTTCTATAGCATTTTTAGCTAATTCTCCAACATGTTTTAATGCTTGAGAATATGTGCTAAACTTATTATTATCAGGAGTGGTATATTCCACTTTATATCCTGGAAGAATAATTTTAGAGTTAGAATAAGCTAATAAATCAGATAGTTCTCCTAAAGTAAGATTTTCAGGGAGACTTTCTACGTTAATTTCTTTTTGTTTAAGCAAATCTCTTACAAAACTTTTAACTTCTGCTAATACTCTTTTAAGAAGAGAAATAAGTTTTCCATCTTTTACCCTATCTAGCTTTTCAGCAGTGTATTCTCCAAGTAATTGTACAATAGCTTCTTCTTGTTGTTCTTCTAGAGTATAAGGAATATTAGTTGCCTCTAATTCAGATTCAGCTTCTTCCCTATTTTTAAAGAAAGTACTTCTTTGTTTTGCAGTACTTGAAACATTATAACCTTTAATAATACCATTTTCTATATAAGGTACAAGATTAAAATCATTTTTAAACTGATAATCCTTTTTAATTCTATCTAATACTTCCTTACCTCTTCCTTCTTCTAATTCTTTAAGAAGATTTTGGTATAATACATTAGGCTCATAATTATTATCAGATTTTTCTCCTATCTTATCAATAGTTCTTAATACTAAATTACCATCTTTATCGTAGGTACCAGACTTACTTTTAGTTCCATCTTTTAAATAAAAATCTTTTTCTTTTAAATTATTTTTTAAAGCTCTTATAATAGGATGGGCTAGTATTTCATGAATTGGTGTGTCTAAAGTAGCATAAGCAAGATTTATAATAGCAACATTATTTTCTATTTTACCTTTAAACTCCTGACTTCTATCAGAAATAAATTTATATTTAATTCCTATTCTATCAGATATTCTTTCAGCTAAATCTTTTAAAGTTTTTTCTGAAGATATTATACCATTAGGAGAATCTTTTTGAAATAATGTCTGTTGTTCACCTTTTTTAACACCACCTTTAATTTCTTTAACAGACCAATTATCACTTTGTCCTAATTGTTTCCATTCTATATAAAAGTTTGTGTTATTTTTAATATTATATTTACCAATCTTCTCTTGTATCATATTTCTATTAAGAGAAGAATAATATTTTTTTCCTAGTCCTATTTCTTTAGAAAATTCAGATATGCTAACTTCTTGTTTTTTAGAAATGTCTTTAGAAATAGAATTATTATTCAATTTATTAAACTCTTCAGAATTAAATACAGCTTTTCCATCTTTTTCTGAAATTAAAGTATTAACATTTTTATTCTTAGACACAGCTTTATCTGTAAGCCATTTAACAGCATCATTAAAATCTATTGTATTAAGAATTGTAGTATTTTCATTAATAATTTCATGAGCTTTTAAGAAATTCTTTGTAGAATTTAAAGCATCATCTTTAATGAAAACATATTTTTTATCACATTTTGGATTGAACATTATTTATTATTTTTTGGTTTAAAAAGGAACAACACATCCAGGATTTTCTTCCTCTTCTATATTTTCATTAGTTTTCTCTTCTGGAAGAATATCTTCATTATTAGAAATATTTTCTTGGTCTATGTCATCTTCTATTTCTAAATTAGGAATTTTTGTTTTATCATTATCATATTTACTATTTAATTCTTCAATTTTTACATCACTATCTTCAACTTTAAGAGAAGATATTACAATGGCAATATTTTTAGGTCTTGTTAAAGCTGTATAAATACTTTCAGATTTTTCTTTATTGGAAATAGGCCCAACAGACATAATATCTTTTTCATCCACTACCACTATATCATAAGTACTACCTTGTGATTTGTGAGAAGTGATGGCATATCCATAATCTATTTTAGCATATTTGTTTTTAAATCCCCAAGCTTCTTCTAAAGCATTTCTATATTCAGGAGAACCTTTTAAAGCAAAAGCTCTTTTAAACTTCTGAGAAACTAATTCTGCATATTTTTCTTTATCTTTTGACATTATAACATCTATTTCTCTAGGTACATCTTCTAATAATATTATAGCAGAAACATAAGAAAGGTCATATCCATCTCTTTTAGGTAAAGATACAGTACTTATTTGACTCTCAAAAGAATTTTCTATATCTCCATAAGCGTCATTAAAAATTATAAGTTCATTAGGATTGTATTCAGGACTATTTACACCAAATATAGAATCATGAACAAATTTATTAATACTTTGTCTAGTATTATTTTTATATGTCACTACTTTAATGTGATTTGGATTATTAGTGTTTATAGCTTCTTTAAAACTCTCTAAAACATCTTGTTTAATATCATTAAAACTATTAGTGAAGATTAAAGCTCCTTTATCAGAGATAATATTTTTTCTTTCTTTTGCAGGATTTTCATCTGGAGTGTTTTTTTGAGAATTTTCCCAAAAATGGTCTGCAAATGGAAGTATTGGAGAATCTTCTCCCTGTCTTACTCTTTCTAATAATTTACTCTTATTTTTCCCTTCAAAAACAGGAGACTTTTTACTAAGAAGTTCTTTTTTATCTTTATAATAAGAATTTTCAACAGTTCTTATTGGAGGAAGTTGACCCACATCTCCTAAAAATATCACTTTACTATTCTTAGATTTTTTTTCAAATATAAGTTCCATAGCTTGTTCATTAATCATAGAAGCTTCATCTATAATAATAATATCAGCATTTTCAATAGGAACAGATTTTCCTTTCTGAGGAGCTTCAAATATTCCATTTTCTAAATTCATAGATTGTCCTAATAAAGAAGCAATACTTTCAAATCTAGCAAATATTTTACTTTTTCTAAATTTTTCCCTAATAACAGATTTAGCTTTATGAGAAAGAGCTGCTACATATGTTGCACTATTAGGAAATTCTCTCACTATTTGTTCAGCTATTGTAGTTTTACCTGTACCTGCTTTTCCTTCAATGACATAATATTCTTTAGGATTTCCATTTTTAATAAAATCAATTGCTCCTTTTACAGCTATTTCTTGCTCTGGATTTAATTTTACATTATTAACAGGAGTAGCATTCTTAGTTTCTTCTATATATTTCTGTTCTTGAGATTTAATTTCTATTTTAACAGGAGTTTTAAGTCTATAAGCTTCATCAGGATAAGTGTGTACAGTAATCTTCTTACCATCTTGTGTTACAGTTTTAATAAGTCCCAACCCTCTTTTCACTTTAGGTTTGATTATCTGAGCATTATTAGGAACAAAATACTTATCATACCATTCTTCTAAAGCTCCATTATTTTCAACAATTTCTTTCATTAATGGTAACACTTTCTCTATTTCATTAGAAATCTGTTCTGTAGGAAGAAGGTTAGTCATATATAAAGGACTCTTTTGTAGTCCAGATTGTATAAAAGCAAATGATATGTAGTCTTTAAAGAATTCTCTTACCTCTAAATTATCATCAAGTAGTCCTTTTTTAATTTCATCAATAGCAAGATTGACATCATTAGTTTCTCTAATTTCTGATTTAAGTTTTAGATTTACAATATCTTTTCTTAATGTTGATGTATTTCCTACAAGATTTTTTAAAATAGAATATTTTTTAATTAATTCTGGTTGATCCTTTAATAGAGTGTTAAGTCTATTTATCATCTCCCCATTAAATTGTGGTCTAATAGTTTGAAAACTATTACCAAAAGCATTATAAGCATATCCTATTAAATCATTCTTAAATCTGGATTCAAACACTTCTTTATTTCCAAAAGAAGCATCATTAATTTTAGACAATAGAAATTCATTCACTTGAGGAAGTTCTACAAGTTTAAAAAACTTTGTAAAATTCTTCTTAACAAAATCATTCATATCTAACATAGAAATAACAGAATCTTTTTTAATAGCTTCTATTCCTTCTTTATTAAATATATTTTTAGATAGCACTTGTTGATATAATTCTTCTTTTTCAAAAGCTGCAAACACACTACTTAAATTAGCTGTATCAAAATCTAAAGCACTTGTTAATTCTCTCAATCCTTGTGCTTGTTGCTCAAGTTCTATATAATGTTCTAAATAAGCTCTTTGTGTCTTATTACTACTTTTAGAAATGTTTTCTTTTAATGTTTCTTCATTGTATATATCAGAAGATTGTACAATAGCTTCTTTAACAGGAAATTTAGCTTGTAATATTTCTTTAATTTTTTTGTCAGTAAAATTATTATTTTGATATAAGCTATTTAACAATTTACCCATTTGAAAATTCTTTAACTTCTTTAAAGCTAAATATTCTCTAATAATAGACTGATTTACTAAATAAATAGCCTCTCTAATAGGAACACCTGCATGATTTAAATATAGCAATGTTGGTGTAGCTTCAAATGTAGCACCTAAATCAAACACCCAAGCATCTTTAGCAACATCCACAAAACCATTCATAAATTGTGAAATGATTTCAGATATTTTATATTCTCCATTAGCATCATATTCTTTAGCTAGAGATATATTTTTATATGGGCCATTTTGTATAAAATTATGTTTTAATAATATTTTATTTTCTACTCTTCCATCTGCATATTTAAAAAAATTATTTAAAAACACATTATGTTGTTTAAAAAGTTGACTAAATGTATTATTCTTAGCAGCTATTCCTAATGATTTTTTACCCACTAAATTAGCTTCAAATTGATTAATTTGTGTACTATAATCAAATAATGTAGAATAACCCACTTTTTCTCCTCTTCCTACAATTTTTTTTATTTCATCAGCTAATGGTTTTAGGACAGATGTACTATTAGGAGTGATTAAAGATTCAAACATTTCAGGTTGCTCCAAACTTTCTGAAAGCAAACTTATCATTTCATTTTGAAGAATAGATTTTTTATTAGTACTTGGTAAATCTTTTGTATATTCTTCAATTCCTTTGTCTAACACTTGTTTTAAAGCTGTTATTTTAACATGTATTGCATCACTTTTATCTCTAATGCTGCTAAAATGTTCATAAAGTTCTATAATATATTTTTCTATTTGCTCATCTCTTTCTTTTTTATTTTCAGCAGACTCTAATATATCTCTTACATCTTGTCTAACAAATCCAGGAAAACTTTCCAACACTCTATCATTTATTTTTTCACCAGAGCTTTTTTTATTAAATCTTGGTAATTTTCCATCCTCTTTAAAATTAGGAATGTACATTGACACTTTATCAATATCAAAGTCAGATCCTGCAATTGCTGTAATTTCGCTAGGAAAAACAATTAAAGAACCTGTAGAAGCTGGAAGAAATTCTTGAACAATACAATTAAGCATAGAGTTAGCTCCTTGTACAGGAATCCTAACACCCACCATTGTTAATTCAGCTTCATGTTCTTTCACCCATTCTTCATCTTTTAATAGTTGATTTAAAGCTATTAAAGCTTTTCCTTCATCTATCTCATCAACTAACTTTAATAAAGGTTTAAATTTATTAATGCTCACCTTCACTTGCATTTTAGAGACATATTTCTCTCCATTTTCTCTTTCTTTTATTTCATAAAGCTTTAATGTACTATCTTTGTCCCATCCTGTAAATGCTGTTTGAACAAAATTATCACCATTAAGTTTATTTTTTATCAGCCTATTATTTACAATAGAAAGAAGAATATTAGTGATTTGTTGTCTAGCTAATGATGAATCAAGAGAATACACTAAATTACCTTCATTGTCTGTTCTAATGAAGTCTTGTATATTATCAGGAACATCTTTAGTTTTAAATTCTTTTTGTAATAAAGAAGCAAGAGCTTTAAAATTAATTGGCTCATTTTCACCTCTTATTCCAAGTTCTTTTCTTACTTTTTTAAGTTCTATATCAACTAATTGTTGTCTAGCAGCATTATATTTAGCAGAAATAGCACCAATCTTTTCAGAAATAGGCTTACCTTCAGCAAACATATCTACATTAAACAATTTATTAAACTGTGTAGCAAATATAATATTAGGTTTCACTTTAGGCTCAATATACACTTGCTCTTTAAGATAGTGAAAATACTTATCATTTGTTAAATATGGCACTTCTCTATTCTCAAAATTCTCATATTCTCCATTATTTTGTAAAGCAGCTTTTTTACTACCACTTTCAAATATTCCATATCCTATATTTTCTTTAACAAGTTTATCATTAAATCCTTCTAATGGTTTACCTTTAATAGCTGTAGGTATCATAGGAATAAGAGCAAATTTATCAAATGCATCTATTCTCATCTCTTGTCCAAAATGTTGCTCTGTATTAGCTATTGTGCCTGAATACTGAGCCTTAATAGGAACAAAGTAATACAATTCATCATTAGATAGTTCAATGCCCTTAGCAGCCTTTATATAAGCTTTTTCAGCAAGGTCATTCCATTGTCCAATTATAATTTTAAAATTTCTATAAAAGTCTAATGTACACAAACCAAGAGCATCTGTTTCATTTACTTCTTTAAAAGCTTTTAATGTATTGAATATATTAAATGGAGCATCTTTGAGAGCTTCTTTAGCTTCATCTATGTCCATATTAATTAATTCTTCAGCATTCAATTCTTTTCCAGAATTTTTAATAACAGTGTTTAAATAATCTTTTAAATAATTAGAAATTATCTCTCTGTCTTTTAATACAACAGACTTATAGAATTCTTCTACTTGTGATTTTTTATTAAACAAATGTTGTTCTTGCTCTCTGCCTGTAGCATTTAAATAATATTTAATAATAGGAGACATTACACTAAAATCTCCTGTAGCAGAATCAGCACTAAGCCTTTTATGTACATCTTCTGGAGATTTAAATTGTGTTACATCACCATTTATAAACATCATTTGTTCATAATTGTAAATATAATTACTTACAACAAAAGCATTAAGAGCATCTGAATAAGAAAGTCCTTTAGTATCTTTAATACCTATTTCATCAGAAAGGAAATTTCCTTTATTTGTAATTCCTTGTCTAATTTTATCCTTTAATACTTCCACCCTATCTTTAAAGAATTTTTCTAAATAAAGCTTAATATCAATATCTTTAAATATATCATCAACATTATTATTAATATTTTCTAATATTTGTTGTTTAATTTCTTCAGGAAGAATATCTGTAAACATTCTAAATCCATTTCCTGTTTTGTCATATTTAGCAATAGTTATTCCTTTTTCTTCTTTAGCTTTTAAATATATTTTATTATACCTTTGAATTTCAAGAATTGTGCCTTTTAAATAATCTTCAAATATATATTGAACAGGAGAAGGTATTAATTCACCATCAAATTCACTAATAGCAACAGGGTAATTACTGTTAGTGGTGTTATACTTAATTTGTGTACCAAAAGCACTTCCTTTATCACCATATCTCATATGCTCTACAATATTATTTGCAAAGAATGAGTTTATGTCATAGAATATTTTATCTACACTAAATAAGTCTGTAGTTTTATTACCAACAGTGTCTCTATCAGTTTTAGTTTTAAATCCTCCAATATCTATTAATTCAATTTCAGAATTTCTTCTTTTTCCAAATTCTTCACCTTTTATAATAGAACCATCTTCATTTCTTATTTGAAACAAGGAATTCATCCAAAGTGTATAATATAATGTAGGAGAAGCTTCAACAGAATACTCTGGAAAAACTTTAATAAAATCATCTAAATGAGGATATTTTTCTTTATTATTAATTTCAGCATATATAAGGCTAGTTTTACTAAATTGAGAATATTGTGATTTCATATCTCCACTAGGAAGCATAGCCATATCTTCTTGCCATTCATTTGTAGCATCTACTTCTATTTGTAATAAAGCATCAATATTTGTAGCTTCTGATTTATATTTAAATTCTTTAATTACACTAGCTACACCACTAATATCTTTAATAGGAGATGTTATTTTTTCACCATAGCTATTAAGATGGTTCATTCCATTGAATATTTGATTCAATGTATCTCTATTATCTGTAATTAAATCATTAAAAGCTTTAGAATTAATTGTAACATCACTAAGATCTATACCTAAAGATTTAATAAAAGCAATTCTTGTAGCCTTATCTTTCTTTAAATATGTAACACCATCTTTAACAACACCAAAATCTTTATTAACAGAAGCAACATCAAGAACATTTTCTCCAATATTATTTTTAATTATATAAGAAGATTCTTCTATTGTTTTAAAATTAGCTGTATAATATGCTCCTAATTTATCAATAGCTTTTGTAGCAGATTTAGTGTTATAAAACCCAAACCCTCCTTTAGTGACATCATATACACCTTCATATAAATCAATTTTAGGTTTAGAAAAAGCTTGTATAAAGGATTGTAAAAGGCTTATTTGTTTAATATTAAAATCTGGATAATTTTCTAATTTAGGAAGTCTTTGTGTGCCATCTTTATCATTATTAACCAATTGCTTATACTCTGGATATGTATTTCCAAGTTTAACAATAACATCATACATTTCAACAGGATCTGTTATTCCTTGTGTTTGAGATTGTAGTCTATACCATGTAGTGCTTAATGGAAGAAGCTTTGGAAATCCAAATTCATTTAATTCTCCTCTACTAAGAGTACTCATTAAAAATACAATTTGCTTAGAAGCTTGTTTAATTGCTGATTTTTTATTCTTTTCAGCCCATTCTACAGCACCATCTCTTGAAGTTATTTCTTCTTCATCTATTTCTTCCTCTGTTTTAATACCACTAAATATTGATGAATTCTCAATATAAGTTTTCTCAAACCCAAGCTTACCATTAAAATTATCATATAGAAATTGTAATTTATCTTGTTGTTCTTGAGGAAGTGTTTTTGATTCTAGTTTTTCTTGAATGCTAAGCCTAGCTATTTCATATAAACCATCAAAGTTTTTCTTTTTATCTTTCTCATCTGCTGTAAATAAAACAAACATCTTACCCCTTCTTTCTAAACCAGAAGTTATAATAGAATCAATTGTGTTAATATAATTATTTACATCTACACTACCTATAATAGTACCATCTTCAGCAGTGTAAGCTTTATTAAGCTTTCCAAATAATGCATTATCTAATGAAGGAACATTATTAAAATTTCCTTTATATAATTGTTTATAAACATTCTTAATAGCATCAGGACTTATTAATTCCTTAATGAAATTCCACATTTTTTGAAATATTGTCTGCTTAGACAAATCTTTATCAAAATACATTGTTCCATTAGAATCAGCATATTCCTCAAAATTATCACCTAGCACTTCCTCAGCTTCTCTATTTGTTAATTGAGAATATGATTTAGAAACTAAATTTCCAGATTCATTAATAACATCTACAACACCAGATTTCTTTCTTAATTCATTATATAAATTAGTTTTTTGTCTTTTTGTTAAGAATAATTGTGAAAATCCATGATAGGCTTCATGATATAACATTCTTGGTGTAGCAGTGTTATATAATGTAACAACATTATTAAAGAATGTTGCATGAGCACCGCTATTAACAATATTGATAAAGTGATTTAAATCAATGTATTTAGAAAGAGGAGAATTACTCCACCAATTTTTTACATCATTCCATTCTGTTTTAGAAAATTTAGATTCTAGTTTTCTATCTTTATTTAAAGTATCAAATATATCATCTATACTTTTCTCAGGTTTTTGTTTAATTTCTTGCTTAACCTCTTGTTTTGTTTCAGGAACAATGTTTGAATTATCCAACATCATGTAAGTGCCTGGAAAAGCTTGTACACCATTTTCAGCAAGTGTGTTAGAATCTTTATTATCATTTACATCCTGATAAATTTCTGTATTATCTATTATGAATTTCTCATAATTTGCAGGTGTAAAACTAAGCTTTCCCTCTGTAAATATAGGAATATTAAAATTCTCAATATTTTCAGGAGATTTTATATTTAATTTCTTTTGTCCTAAAGCATGTTCTAAAGCTGTTTTAAATGCTTCAGAATTATTTTCAGAGATATTAAAATAATAAAAATCACCAACAGCTTTTACATTTTCTATATTAGAAACAGAATATCCATCAAAAAAACTTTTATTAATTTTAAAAGCTTCTCCATTTTTATTCTTAATTAGATTAATAGAAGCATCATCAAAATATACATATCTATCTAAATAAGCTTTTCTAGCTTCAAATGTATTTAATGTTTTACTAACATTATTTTCTGTTCCTATTTTAATAAGAGCATCAATAAAGCCTTGCAATTGAACATTAGCTAAATAAGGTCTTGAAATAGGGAAATTAAATCCATATTTACTATCTGTTAAATAAGATTGTCCTTCAACTCTATCAACAGAAGGTGTTGTACTAACAAATAATTTTAAATCAGGAAGTGTGTATTCAGCTTGTTCTAATTTTCCATTTAAATTTTTAATAAATGATGATGTAGAAATAGGCTCTGTTACAAACTTTGTAACAATTCCCATCCCCATTCTTTGAATACTAATAAGAGAAATAGGTGGATTTTTTCTCAAAGCCTCTAAATCTTCTAATGACTGTCTATATGTTGCAGCATCTTCTTCTTTTTCATCAATATCTTTTCTTTTAAAACCTATTGTATTAGTTTTTTTATCATACACTTCTGTAGCAGATCCTGTTATTTTACCATTAGTATCTTTATAAATTGTAGGAACATTGTGTATAGAGGGAATTCCTCCTTCTATAACAACATTTCCTTTTTCATTAAAATAAACAATTTGACCAGCATTATCTACTAGAACAAGTTTAACATGAGTGTTTTTTTCTTCAATAGCATCTATTTCTTCTTTAGTTTTTGTATCATAACCATTTTCTTTCCAATAGTTATAATCATTTTCAAATAAGTCTTTAATAGCTTCAAGTCCTCCTAATCTTTCAATTAATTGAGAAGGTCTAAGCACTAACACTTTAAAATCATTAATAGTTTCTTTATTAATTATCTGTTTTAAGCTATTCTGAGCTGTTTTAAATGCTTTGTCAACTGTTGTAGTGCCTTTTAGAAACAAATTGCCTACAGAGGTTCCTATGCTATGTAAAACAGAAGCAGGTACAGGTGGTGGTAATACTTTTTCAACATCATCAATATCAACATCAATTTCATTAGGAATATTTTCTGAATGTAATTCATTTATTCCTTTTTGTATTTCTATGTCATTATTTATTAATTCTTCAGCACTTACATCACCTTCTTCAGCTTTTGTATTAATATCTTCTATTTCTTTTTGAGAATACACTTTTTTAAATGGAGAAAGTTCTTTTACAGGTATATTATTTAATACATGTTCACCATCTACTAATGTTACAACATTATCAACAGGAAGAGAACCTAATTTATAAGCATTTCCTTTATATTGAACATCATCATTTACTTTTAAGTTTTTAACAAACTCTTCTTTATTAATATTTCCTTCTAAAGGAATATCACTTCTTGATTCAATATTTTTAATAGCAGCTTCAATTTGAGCTTTTTGATGATCTTCTAATACTACACCAGATTCTCTTATTCTTTTTTCAAAATCTTCTAAAACTTGAATAGCATTGTCTTCCTTTTCTTGAGGTGTTCCTTCTTTAGCATAAATAGCCTCAGCTTGTTTAATAGCTTCATCAATATTTAAAGCAGCTTTTTTCTCTTGTTCTATTTCTAATTTTCTATTTTCTAATTTAGTTTTGATTTCATCTAAATTTTTTAAATACTCTTTAGAAATATTAGGAATATTACCTTCAGATTTTATAGCATTTAATCCCTTGTCAAGTTCTGATGGGTCATTTATCTTTTTAATATTTGCATCAGAATATTCTTTATTAAATACTTCTAATGAAGATTTTGTATAATCATTAGGAATTGTTTCTTCTTGAGCTTTTGCTATAGTTTCTTCAGAAGTGGGTATATTAGCAGCTTCTTCTTGATATTCTGCTTGTTTTTCTTCATTTTTAGTTAATAGAACAGCTTCACCAAGATTTTCTCTCTTGATTTCATTTTGAAATATCTCAAATTTTCTAGACTCTTTAACAGAATCAGAAAGATGTGGCATACTATCTATTAAAGTATTCCAAGATTCATTTCTATCAAATATTTCTTTATATACATCCACTAATTTATTTCTTCTATCAGCTTCTTCTTTAGTTATAAAACCTTTTTCCACCATATCATCTATATTACTTTTATAAATGCTAGGAGACATTCCCACTCTATATTGACTATATTGAAGTTGTGTATTATTATTTTTCATTCCTAATACACCTTCTAATGTAGATTGTGGAAGCATTGTTGCTATAGTTTGTAAAGCTGTATTAACAATGTTTTCTAATGTAAGAGGATCTGTATTTTGATAATCTTTTTTATAATTAGCTTGAGCATATTTAGTAGCAAAATGATTCATAAAAAGTCCCATTTCTTCTTCTAAAGTTTCTGCACCACTAGTTTTTAGAAATCCTTTTGCAAATTGTTTAAGAGCATCTCTATCTGTTTTATATAAAAATTTATATAATAGTGGAGCTGCTTCCTTACTTGTAATACTTTCTAATGTTCTTTCAATAGCTTTTCTAAATACAGCATCATCTGTAAGTTTTATCAAATCATGTATCTCACCACCAGCAATAGCTAATTTAGTGTTTACTAAAGCATCTACACCTATTCTTTCTGTAAGTCCTTCTATACCAGCTCTAACAGCTCCAAGCTTTGTAGATTGATTTAATGTAAGTCCTTTATCAAGTTCTTGTTTAATCATTTCAGGCCCAAATAAATATACAGAAGGAAGTATAAATCCTGTTGTTGTTCCTATAGCATATTTTGTAGCTTGTAATGTTCCAAGTTCTGCATATTGTGCAGCTTTAACAAAAGCATTTGTACCTTCTTTAGCTAATAAACCTTCTTGATATTTTATTGTATTTCCTAATAAAGCTTCTTCAAGTCCTTCTCCTGCAAGTCCTGGTGTACCTATTAACACCATATCAAGTCCTACATTACCTATTTGATATAACCAACCAGCAACATCTACTTTAGGCATCAATGTTCCAGCTTTCCATTTAACAGATTCTAATTGAGAAAGATTAACTTTCTGACCATTTCTAGTAGTTTGGAGTTCTTGTGTATCTTCACCAGTATTCCATAATGATAATAATGCAGCTTCTTTATAAGATGCTTTTCTACCATCATTTAATGTAATAGTGCCATCTTTACTAAAATCTGTAAAACCATTTGTTGCAGCAGCATAAGCTCCCCAAAATCCTGAATCTTTTTTTAGCATTAAAGCTTTACCTCCTAATAAAGAAAGAGCACCAAGTCCCACTTTACTAGCCCAATTAGAGTTTTCCCACATATTATTTAAATAATCTTGATGGGCTTCATAATGTGTTAAATCAGGAATTTCTTTTTTAATAACATCATCTACTCTTTTTATATATTTATTTTCTTCTTCAATTTTACTTTGAAGATTTATTTTCATTTTAGTAAGGTCTGCATATTGTTGTTTACCTTCATCAGATAATTTGTTTACAGGATCTTTTAATAAAACATCAAACTGTTTTAATTGTTTATTAATATCATCTAATATAGGTTGATCTTTATATTTTATTAAAGCTTGCAAACTCTGTTTATCATTTACAGCTCCATTATATAAATATCTTTGAACATCAATAGACCCATCTTTCAATCCTGTTCCATGATTTGTTAATTGTAATTGAGCAAGAGCTTTTATTTCTCCATTCTCATTACCAGCATTTTGCACTTTAATTGCATTATCTATCCATTTATCTTTTAATGCTTCAGTGTTTAAAAGATTTGTATTCTTTAAAAATTTAACAGAGTTTTCTAAATCTTGATTAGTAGAAGTTAAATCATTTAAATCTTGTATAGGATCTAACACTTTCTTACCATCTTCTGATTTAGTAGAAGAAATAGATTTATCTGTAGCAAGTTTAGTTTTTACATTTGTTAATAATTCATTTAAGGCTTTATAAGCTTTTTCTGAATTTTCTATTGTAGTAGCATTCTGTTTTTGTAAATTTTGTCTAATAACAGGATCTGATTCATCAGCTATTGCTAATTGTGCAGATGTAGAAGCAGTTTTATGTTTCCACATTTCATTTGTAATCTTAGCAGCCTCATCAGAAAGTTGCTTACTATCATAAACTGGAGTAGTTTCAGAATAAGTTTTCTTACCATCTTTGTTTACATCCACTTGATAACCTAAACCAGCAGTGTTTATATTATAATATTGTGAAGCATTTTCTAATACTTTTCCTAAATTATCAGAATATGTTGTAGCATCTATACTATTAGAAGGAAGATTAGAATTAGTTAAAAGTTTATTAGTTGTATTTCCTACATTAATAGTATTAGTAGTAGGTTTTAATAATGAAGTAAATTCATTAACATCTCCTTTGAATCCTTGTTGTTTATTATTTAAATAATGATCTACAATAAATCCAGAAGCTAATGGAACTGCTAAAGCACTAAATACCATTCCAGCCCAATCTGTCTTCTCTTCTTTTGGTGGAGCAGGTGTAAAAAATTCAGGAAATTTAGAATTAAGTTCTTCAGGAGTTTTATATTTTCCTGATGAAACTGTTGCTACATAATCATGAGCAGACTTTACTAAATTACTATCTCCATTAAATTCAGGAAATTTAGTAAGCAAATCTCCATCTGTTAAATATGGTTTTGCTTCTATTGTAGATTTAAAGTCATCTAATGTTTGTTGATTTATATTATTTGGCATATTATCTTACTGTTCCTTTATTTATTTGTGTATTATTAGAAGAAGCTGTTTTAGTTGCTGGTTTTAATCTATCTCCTATTGTAGCAGCAAAACTATTAATATCTATTGGAGTAGAAGCTTCAGTGTCCCATACATGTCCTTTAATACTATAAGTGATTTTATCTCCCTCAAGTTTTACTTTTGTCACTTCATCATCTTTTGGAATATTAAATTCTGCTTTATATTCAGGATCATTTAACCATTCTTGAATAGTTTTATTAACACTAGCTTGTACATCTGTAGATTTAGCACTAAGATTTTCAGCATTTTTTAATAGATTATTAAATTCTGCAACTTTTGGATTATTAGAAGTGTTAGCTAATTTTTTAATTTCAGCTTTAGTTTGTAATAGATTTTTCTGTCTTTGTTCTATTATATCTGAATGAGCTTGTGCTTTTTCTAATTCTAAATCATTAGTTCTTGTTGCAGCTTCTTGAGCAGCTTTTAGTCCTTTAGGTGTATGTATTCCATTAATAATTAATGAAGGATCTGTAGCTTCACCAGTGGCAGGATTTAATGCTCCAGGTATAATTCTATCAGCCACTTGTTCTTGTATATGTTTACCAATAGCAAGTTTTTGCTCATAATCTTTTAGTCTATATGCTTCTTCTTTGTGAGATTTTAATGTAGAATAAGCATATGACTGAGCATTATCTAATGCATAATTATTCAATGTTTGTTCCATTAAATCATTTTTATATTTATTAACATCAGGATCTTTTGCCATTTTTGCCCATTGAGCATATTGAGCTTCAGCTTTTTGAGCATCTAAAATATGTGTTTTATATCCCACCATATCATGCTTACTTGCAGCAATATTAGCAAGTCCATAAGCATTTTGAGCATTAGTACCAGCATCACTAGCCATTTTTCCATAATCCATTCTAGCTGTGTTTTCCCAAGGTGTATTCTGATGTTCAAAATTAAATTTTCTTTGAAATTCAGCATAAGCTTGTGGGTCATTTTGAAACCTTCTTTTAATATTAGCTGCTAATGCTGCTTGATATTTAGTTTCAGTTTCATCAGTGTAGAGTCCACTGGCATCAGGTTTAAATTCATTAGTGGCATGTGTCTCTTTAGCTGCTTCATCTAATATTTTATTAAAATCAGCACTCTTATAAATATCTCCACTAAAATCATAATTTTTAATGTATTTTCCTTGTGCTATATAATTTTGATATTTTTGTAAAGGAAGAGCATTCCATGCACTAACAGTTTCACCTTTTTCTGTTAAATCATTATATTTTTTTAACTTTTGATGATAATCATTACCTCTTTGTACAACATTCTGAAAATCAGGATTTGATGTAATAGAATTAATATTTTGCTTAATTTGAGCTTGAACATTGCTGTTAGACAAATCATTAGAAGCTAGTCCATTAACACTTTCTGTTAATTTTTGTAAAGCTTGATTTTTAATATCAGTGTCAGCTCCAGGCAATGTAGGCATATTAGCTATATTATCTAATTGAGCTGTAAGATTATTAGCAGCTTTATCTGCCTGATCTTTTTGATGCATCACCCCATGAGCAAGAATATCTAAACTCACTGGAGGTACATATTGTGGAGAATTCTGTATTAGCTGACTTGAATAGTTCATAAATTTTTATATATATTATATATAACACAAAGATAATAAAAATAAATGAATATTCCTAATATCTCAGTGTTTTATGTGAATTTAATTATTTTTTTAATTTTTTCTTTAACATTCCACCATATTTCTTCTTTTCAACAGTTTTAGTACTCACTTCACCTTTAGCATTTCTACTAGTGGTGTTAGTTACATCTGCTGAAGCATTATATGGAGCTGTCATTCCTGGAGCCATCCATTGAAATGTAGAATTAGGAGAATTACCATAGACATCTTGAATATATTTAGCAGAAGCATTATAAGCATTAGCATTATACATATTCTGTGTAGAAGCATTAGCATCAAATCTTTTCTGACTATCAATAACACCTTTACCTTTATTAATTAAGTCCATAAATCTATTTCTTTCTTGTAAATTTTGTTGGTCTACAGCAGAAAGTTCTCTAGCATTGAATTCATCAACACCTATCTTACCTTGTTGTGCTCTATTAAAATTATCACTATATATTCCTTGTTTAGCTCTCCATGTATTAGCAAAAGATTGAGCACTATTAGCAAGTCCCATAGGGGATGTATCTAAACCTTTAGTTGTAACTCTAAATCCTCTATTAGCTTCTGCAATAGCAGGTTCTATATCTGTAGGTCTATAATTAATTAAATGAGGATTTAGTTGACTAGTTTGTAATGGGTCTTCTTGATATGTGTTCATTACAGGAAAAGGAAGTCCATTAAAATTCATTCCATTAGATTTTTGTCCAGAAGTTCCTTTAATTTTATTTACATTAAAATTAGCTTTATCATTTGGTGATACAGGTGTAGTAGGTGTAACAGTCTCATCTTTTAACTCATTAATATTAGGAAATCTATAATCCCAAAGACCATCTTTAAATCCAGCAAGTTTTTGATTATCTGTATAATTACTTCCTATTGGATTTTTGTAATAAGGGTCATTAAATGCTTCTCCTTTAGCTCCATATAATTTAACACCAAAGTCTGTCATAGGTTGATGTCCCATATATTCAGCAGTTTGCTTAGGGTATGTAGAAGCCATCCAATTTTGTAATGATGCTATATCTTTAGCACCTTTATAACCTTTAGCAATAGCATCTTGATATATATGATCTACATTTTCATAACTACCTGTAGGCCCAAATTGTCCTGTTATTGTTGGAAATAGTCTTTGAAATGGAGCTTCTACATTTACATTATTTGTTTCTTCAATATTAAAAGGATTTGTTGGAGAAACATTATTATTTACATTTAAATTATAAGGAATTATATTAGGATTTTGTCCATAATATGTACCATCATTATTTACTTCATTTCCTTTTAGTAATGTTTTTCCACCTTCTTTATATTTAGAAATAAAACCTCCAACAGCTTTTTTCATTCCTTTAAATTCTCCTATTCCATTATGCATTTTAAATGCTTGTTGAATATTATAAATATTGTCAACTTTTTCATTTTTTATTTTTAAATTTAAATTAGCTGTATTTCTTTCAATAGAGTCAGCATATTTATTATTTAAATTCTCAACATCACTTTCTGTAGAGTATTTTTTAGCTTCTTCTGCAAAAGATTTTTCTTTTTTATTAGGCATAAACTGAAATTTTAGTCTATCTGATAATACTTTTGTATTAGGAGCATTAACTGGTATACCACCTTGCTCATGTTTAGGGCCTTGCATATCATTTATAAGACCTTCTGGTGATTGAATAGTTTCTCCACCTTCTATTTCAGAATTACTATTTCTTCTAGTAGTTCTAAAATCATTTACATTAAACATCTTTGGAAGTTTGTTTGTAATAGAAGGAAGTGTTTCTTCTGATAATTGTTCTTTTGGAATGCCATTTTCATTTTCTTCTATTTCTCCACCAGTGTCATATTTTATTTTACCACCATTGTGAAACTGTAAAGGCTTTCCTGTCTTAGCATCAAAATACTCCATTTCTCCACTTTCACCATCTTGCTTAGGTCTTGAAAAGTATTTTGGATATTGAGGTTGCATTTTAGGTACTTCATACTTACCTAAGATTGGTTGCTGTGTATTATCTCCTTGTGGAAATGGTTGAGTTATAGATTGTATGTTATTTTGAGGTCTGTTTTGTTTTTTTACTAGTTCAGATGTATATGATTTTTCAAGAGTATTGTTTTTTAATCCATTATAAGAATTAGTAATAGTTGTATAAGAAGGCTCATATTTTTGTGGAGATTTATTATTTTGTACTAAATTATAAGTAGCAAAATGTTCTCCATTTTGGTCATATACTGGATGATTATAAACATTTTTATTTATAGAACCATTATCAAAAGTTTGAGTATTACCACCATCTCCATATTTAATAGTTCCTCCATAAGCATTAAAAAGCCCTTGTTTCATTTCTCCATGTAAATCATTTGGTGTGAAATTGGAGAATCCATCTCTAAGACTACCATCTAATTGAGAAAATAATTGATTATTATCATAGTTTTTAGTATATCTATTCTGCATTGTATCACCAACAGCTTTAGCTATTCCTTTAGTGAAATCCTTTCCAGCAGATATTCCTTGTCCTATTCCTTGTGCAGGTGTTTCAGCATTAATAGAATTAATTGTATGCATTCCTGCTGTAGTAAAATAATCTCCATGTCCTGACATTGGAAGAGAATATATTCCTTTTCCATATGGAGATTTTGTATTATTTTTCTGATTAATTAATCCTTGAAAATCTATATTAGGAGCTGGTAATGGTATTCCAGAATTATCCACTCTATTTGCAGGATTTGCAGGATCATCAGGGAGATTGGAATAAGGATTATCATCTTCTCTTGGTAGAGGCATAAAACCACCTTCACCATATTTTTTAGCAAATTCTAATAGATGTTTATCATATATGGGATCACCTGAAATAAGTCCTCCTTCTGCTTTTTTATGAAAACCATGATGTTTTTTCAAAGTTTTAGCTAATGCTTTCCTTTTAGGAGTACATGTTGATTTTGTCATTGGGGTACAATATCCTTTATGTTTAGGATTTATACCCATAAATTCTTTCTTTGACATTTTAATTATTTTTAATTATTTCTTGACAATAATATTTTAATTCATCTAAATTTAAATCACTTTTCATTTGATTTATTACCATACATACTAATTGGACATTATCTTTTAAATATCCTTTATTAGAATCTATTCTATCAACACTAACATTTGTATATATTCTACCTTTACCCATTAAATAGGTCATTTGTATTTTACTAATAGCACATAAACCTTTTTAAGATTCCCATAACTTTAATAAAAAATCTTGTTTAAAATCTATTAAATGTCCAGATTTTTTTGCTCTTTCTCTCAATCCACAAAACCTTTCCAATAACATTCTTTGAAGATTATTTGGTCTATTTGAAATAAGTCTTTGTTTTCTTTGTAATTCTTTACAAATCTTACATCTTGTACTCCTATTATTTCTATAAGATTTTTTAGGATCTACACTAAAAAATTCTTCATCTTTAGTTTCTCCACAACTTAAACATAATAATTTTCCATCACAATAATGTTTTTCTTTATTTCTAATTAAAGATCTACAATTATTACAAATTAAAGAAAATCCTCCTACACAATTTTTACATTTATAAAATTTTGAAAATTCTTTTTCTATATTACATTGACTACACACTTTCATATATGAATTTTATTTTTCATTATTTTAGCTTAAAGAGAGTAAATATAAAGTTTCATTAATTAAATTCTCTACAGAATCTAACTCATTTTGAATAGGTGTATTATTTCTATCAAATACTATATATCTTTGTACTTTGACATATTGCAATACTTCTTTTAAATATGTTAAAGGATTAGCATTTTCATACTGTGCTATAGGAAAATCTTTATATCCTGATAAATGTGCTCCTAACATTCCAGATGATTTTTCTGCTATACTATCTGTTAGTTCTAATATTTCATCATAAAAAGAATTCATGGCTTTATGAGTTGCAAAGCTATTAGTTTTTAAATGAAGTATGTGAGAGATTGTTCTACATGCAAATAAATAGCTAATAAACTCAGCTACTTTTGATGTATTCTTTTTTTCTATAAATTTGATTTCCATTATTATTAATTTTAAAATTTAAATGAATTAATTCTTCTTAGCCAGCCCACTAAAAATTGATTTTGACTTGGGGTAGTTTTACATATATTATTTACAAATGTTATTCTATCATTTTGTAAATCTTTAAATAATTGTTCTTGATTAGCAGAATTAATAGCTTTAATTGTATTAGGGCCTATTATACCATCTGCTGTTAATTTTAAAATAGTTTGTAAATGTTTAATAGCATAATATCCACTATTATAAAACCAGTCACATATAAAATTTGCAATTGATTGATTTTGTATATCATCACAATGTAAAACATCCCAATAATATTTTTTAAGAATAAAGACAAATTCTTTTTTTCCTAATAGTTTAATATCATCACAATTAATGATGTTATCACCATTCATATCCCATCCAAATTTTTGCCATGTAGCAAGTGTTATACCTTCATTAGTACAACCACCTAAGTCTGATTTATTATTTACATATCCTCCTTCAAATTGCAAAAGCATATCTGAAAATTTGTTTACATCTGCCATAATTATGTTTTACTTATTGTTTGATTATTAATTTGAAATTTCATTATATATTTGTGTTGTGAATCATTATTATTAGAAAGTCTAACAATAAAAGCATCACTTCTTAATTGTTTTGTTAAAAATTCTTCTTTATAATTTAATGCTTTAGTATTAATATTTTTATAAGGAACTTCACATGTATAAGTCATTAAAGGTTGTCCTTTAACACTAACATCTGTTATTGAATTAAATCTCCAATTATTTTCTATATTATCTACTAAAATGTCTTTAGAAAAGTGATTAATTTTTGGATAGGCAATTGATTGTTGCATATCATCTTTTTTAGCTACAATTAAATTTAACTGTCCTGTAGTTTGATTTTGATTATAAATTAAAACCCCATCTAATGTTCTATCATTTACAAAGAAATAATTTAACATGTCTTCATATCTTAAAACATCACATTGATATTCTATAAAATCTACAGTGTTATTAATAAATTTATCTTGTGTAACATATTCTATTATAAAAGGAAACAATTCTTCATAAAACACTTGATATGATTTGTTTGTTAATAAATGACTCCAAAGTCCTGTGCTATTTCCTGATTGAAAATATGTATTATTAGAGATATAATAATTAGGAATAAAAGAATAAAAACTAATCCATTCACCATTAATAGGAGAATAAGCTAATGTCCATGATTTATTACAAAAATATCTCTTGTCTTTTAAATTTATTTCTTCTCCATTTAAATAAAAAGCATTATTTTTATATTCCACTTTTCCTTTATATTGAGAATTTAAAGCATAATCAAGTTTGGTAATAAACATCCTATCATATTTATTATCCCATGTAGTTGCTATTCCTATTTTATTATAAGCATCATCAATATTAACATCTGGAAAATCTTTTCTAATACTAAAAGGAAGATGTTCTCTAAACCATGCTCTCATTTTAGGTTTATCTTTTCCTCTTGTTATATCTATTAGCTGATTTCCTCCTAATTGAAAAATAGAAGGATTTTCACTATTAACATAAAAATGTCCAAATGGTGTACTTTCAAAACTTTGATGTGTAGAACCACCAAAACCTAAATCAGATTTATAATATTCTTGAGGCTTTGTAGCAAACATATTGCCTATGCTCACTTGTTGTTGTTCTAATGATGTATTAATTGTTATATAAGCATTAAATACTTTTGTAGAATTGGTTTGTCTACATACCACCTTATCTTGTTCTATTCCATTTAAAGCTATTAGAGCACCATCTTCTAATGGAAAATCATAATAATCATTGGCAGAATAATTAAGCCAATTAGGAACACCTTTATTAGAATAAATTGCTCTATTAGGAAATTGATTTCTTATATAAGAAAGGGCATTTGTATAATCATTTCTAAGAATGTAATAAGGATTTTCTAAATTTTGTTTAGAATAATCAGAATTATAAAAATAATAATTATCAAATGATATTGGGTTCAAATATTGTTGAGTCCATGTTACAATATCTCCTACATAAGGATAGAAATTCTTTTCTTGATAATTTTCCCCATGTCTCATATCCACATTATAATCACTTTCACAAGCAAAATATGGAATGCCATATGAATACATTGGAAAATATCCTCTCTGATAAAACACACTACTTTCATCAACTATTGCATGAAGTTCTGGTGGTGTAAAATTAAAAAAGGCTTGACTGCCACTAGGATCTACAGGAGCTGTATCCATATAATATTTACTAAAAGCAACATTGCTTAATAATGAATATTGGACATCTGTATTAGGCTGGTCATTTATTCTATCTTGAATAAAAAAAGGCATTTTTCTCTTTAGTCCAAAATTATTAATATATGTATCACCTCCAAATATTGTATCACATGAAGAATCTTGTATATTATTCCAATCTATTATACCACAATACCCTGTATCTACCCACTCAATATTTTCTATTGTTCCATACTGATCTGGTACATAAATTTTATTAGAAGCATAATAACTAGCTATATTAGAATATACACCTGTTTGAAGTTGATTAGAAGCTGCTATATTATTAAAAGCATCTGTTCTACTTGTATCACCTGTTAAATTTCCATTAACATCATATATTAATGCCCCATTATTTAATACCCAATCAACACATTGAAAAGCTTTAGCAGGAATAATAACATCAGGAGTTGTAGCATCATAAGCTGGAATAGAAAAGAAAATAGAACTTTCTCTCTCAAAATTATTAATTCTTACACTGGAATAATTATCATTAATTTGTATATTTCCAGGATTTAAATATATATTGTTACTAGTGACACTAATTTTTTTATAAGGCCCATTTTCTATAAAAGAAGAACTATTATATTTACCATCAGAAATATAATATATTGTAGGATTTCTAGGAATTCCAAGAGATTTAAATAAGTCTGTAAACTCTTTAGTATATTTACCTTGATTAGTAGCAAAACCAAATCCTATACCTATTGCAAGTTCTATAGCAAATCCTACTAATGGAGCACTTGTTCCAAATATTGTTATAGGAGCTGCTGCTGATGCTGCATTAAAAGCATCTATAACTATTTCAAGAGCTGCTAACACTTCTGCAAATGTATAAGCTTGTTTAGTTAATAATGTATAAGGAGCATGTTTCACCACTTCTACATATTCACCTCTTGATATTCCATATTGAATAGATTCAAGTTTAATAATATTTCCTAAAAATGGTTTATTAAAACTTGTATTAGGAGAGTGAAATGTATATCTAGCATTAACATAATTATTATTTTTATAAGGGTGCTTAACATTGCTTCCTCCTCTTTTATCTAAAAGATAAACATCTGTATTTAAATCATTATAAGAATAAGATGGATAGTATATTTTTTCAAAGCTTTGACTACCATCTAATGCTTTTATAGGCTCTCCTTTAGAATTTAAAGCATTTGATTTCCATACATCATATAAAAGCCCATTAGCTAAAATAGATTTATTGCTTCTTCTATTACTTCTTTTAATTCCATAACCTACAATATTAAGCCTTTCTTCATTAGAAATTAATTTAGAAATCTCAGCATCTATTAATATTTCTTTTACACTTTCAACATCTAAATTAACCCCTATAGGATAGAATTTATTTTTTATAGTATATTGTGTAGGTCTATTAGCTACACTTCTATCAGAAGCATTGTAAGCACTATTTTGAATGTTTGCCACCCTACAATCAGGAAATTTAAAATGTCTAATTGGTTGTGAACATAATTCAGCATAAACATCTTTATTATTTGGATAGGATTCACTACTTTTCCAATAGGCAAAATCACCTATATGATAGGTTTGTTTTTCACATTCAGCATTAACATATACTTGTGTAGGTGTAGGGACTAATGATTTATAAATACATTCAAATTCATAAATTCCAGGTATATCAATAATTTTACTTCCAATAACTGTAGGAGTGGTGATACAAATTGTAGCAAATCCCCATTTAGCTTGTCCAAAAAGTCCACTATTTTGATCCCAAGAAGGATTTGCATCATTTGTAATAGTAGTGGGATCTGGAGTAAATATTCTAAAATAGTATGTTTGCCCCACTGTTAAAGCAATTTGACCATTTGCTACATCTCCTACTAGTAAATATATCCCTGTAGAAGAATCTTGTGGACTTGAACAAGCTATTGGACAACTTCCTAAACAATCTTGAAATACTTCTAAACTAAATTTAGTATTAGTAAGACCAGAATTTATACCACTGAGTCCTAAATTAATAGCATGTGTTTTAGCTGTAGCTATAAATGAATACCACACTTGATTATCTGTATAACATGTACCAAAACTATTACATGATTGACATCCTGCACATCCTGATGGATTATATAAATCTGTTGGTGATGACACTCTTGCTAAATAAGCATAATCATTAGGTTGATTAGTTGTAGGATTGAGTCTACATGCACCATTAGTACTTGGAGCTATTTGTAAAGCTGTTGCACATGTTTTATTAATAGGAACAAATAAATCTGAGTTTAACACTTGACTGGCAGCATTACCTGTTCCTGCTCCAAAAGCATCTGCAAATGTTGTATTATATTTTGGACTATGTATTAGATTAGTTTGAGTGTATGTTGAAACACTAGTGTTAATTTGTGGTGCTTGTAATGTTTTAAATATTATTGAATCTGCAATATTATTATAGCCACTAGGAATTATACATCCACAATTTGTTAATAAAGTGTTATTAATATTATAAAATGTAATATTATCTGAGCTATATATCTTTGTATTAGGCTCAATACCACCAATATTATTAATTTTTGAATAATAAAAAGGTGGTGTAGAAGATTGTGGATCATTAGTATATAAATCACTATTACAACTAAAGTATTTATATGTGTCTACTATTTGTACACCAGAAGCATTATAGGGACAATTTGGAGATTGTCCTTCATCTTGTGCTGTATTATATACTTGCCATAATTTATTAATTTCTTGTGAAGGACAACCTTGTGCTGTCAACTCATTGCCATCTGTAACAATATAATCAACATCTAAAACATCTGTTGTATTTATATAATTATCTATGGTGTCTTTCATTTTATAAGCATCTTTATAATACTGCTTATCATTATTAGAAAGAATAAAATCTGCTGTTGTTCCTCCTCCTTTTAATTTAAAATATATACTAAAAGCATATACTTCATCTCTATTATATCCTACATAATTAGCAGCATTATTACTATTAGAATAAAAATCAGATGGCACTTCTATTGTTTGCCATTTTAAATGTAATTTATTAACTACAGGTTGTAAATTTAACTCTCTTTGAGCTTCTAGTCCATACCAAAATAGAAAATCATTAGCTTTTGTTATTCCCTCAGCTTTATTATAAAGAGGTCTTCTTCTTAATACATCATCAATAGTAAGTCTTGCTTCACTATCATATTCATTACCTGTAAATGTATAAATAAAATTATTAGAATTAATAGAAAATGTCCCTATTTGAAATATAGATGTTGTGTTATTTACTGTTATTAGAACAATAATATTTATATAATTATATCTTTTAGCATCTAAATTACTAATAGAAAGTTTAATTGCTTGACTTGTTAAATAATCTGTATTAACTGTAATAGTGTTAGTGGTATCATAAATAGGAAATGGGTTGGATATTGTAAAATAATCTGTTAATTCTACACCAATACTATTAGAATAGCTTACACTAAATTGATATGTTCCAGCTTTTAAACTTCCTCCAATAACATCTTCTATTGTATTTAAACAAGGAATATTAAAAGGTTCATTCACTAATATTTTAGAACAATCTAATTGATTTGTATATATAATTTCTCCACAATCTCCTGTTGATTGTACAATATAAGGAATATGAGAAATATCTAAAAATCTCATTCCATTATTATAGTCTGTAAAATAAATAACAATTGATTCATTATTAGGAAGATTATTATTAGGATTGTATCCAATACTAAAAGAACTTCTAATAGGAAAATTTATATTAAAATTAAGACATGGAGCATTAATTATTGTTTCATATTGACAAAGTTCTTTCTGTTCTATTAATTCTAATGGCTTTCCTTCAATATAAGAAGCATTACATGTAGAACAAAATACTTTTTCATCAGCAATGTCTTCATAATTAGAACTTCTAATCATTCCAATTTCTGAATCTTTTGTTGATTCATTTACTAGAAAGAATATAACAATATTTTTAATAGAAATATTTAATGTTCCTATTACAGAATATCCTTCTTTAAATCTTGTACATAGCAAATTACTAGGCTCATTAGAAATTCTAAATAAGTTTCCTGATACATCTTGTATATTAGCATTTACTGCAAGACTATAAGAGTTTGGAGACATGTTTGAGATATGAGAATCCATATCCATCCCAACACTTGTCTGATTTATTTCTTGTGACATTATTATTTTTTAAAAGTGTCTTACATTCATTCTCTCATAGGAATAGTATTGATTCCTAAGCCTTCTGCTATCTTCAACAAGTTTATTAAAACTAGGTAATTTTGAAAGGAATCTTGCCTCAGCCATACTTTTAGCTGATTTTTCATTCCAATATTTTAATTTATTTTCTAAATTAACATCTTGACTATCAGACCACATAGCTTCAAAAAAGAATAATATTAAATAATCTCTAAGAGCTTGTAAGAGCACAGGATGATCTCCCACTAATGGCAACCCTGTTTTTTCATCAAAAGGCCCTGAATAATATCTAATAAACATCATAGGGTGCTTTAAATTAGAAAAGACATAATAAGTGTTTCCTTGTTTTCTAATAGAAATATCATGTACACCACCTCCTTTAAAATTTTTACAATGTTTATGACAAAATGTTTCTGTTAATTTATTTCCAAGTTTTAAAAGTCTTGGTGTAAAATTCCATTCATAATTAGCATTAGCCCATGAATTTCCTTCAACATATTCTTTAATAGTCACTTTTTCTATTACATTTTCTGGAGCACAACCATTTATATAAACACCATAAGTGGGTTGATTACATATTCCTCCAGGCTGTTGTATCATTTCACAATCTTTATGTGTATAAACAACAATTTTATCTTGAAATTCTCTCCAATGAAAAGGCTTTATTTCTTTTCCATTATATGTTTCATTTTCTAATTCTCTATGATTTTCTTTACAAAGCCAAGCAGAATCTAACATCATAAAGTCACAAGGAAGTTGTCCTTTGTGATCTGTAAGTGTTATCATAGTGTCTTTTCTTTCAAAGAGAGAAAGTCCTAAATTAGAATTAAACCAAGCTATTTGGTCATAAAATTTACCAACATCTAAAAGACCATTAGCTGAATAAGAAGCTAAATAGTCCTCTATATAGTTCATTGTGGAGTCACAACTTATTAAATTAAAATCACTCATTATATTATTTGATTAATTCTTCTTTTATAAAAATCTTGAAATTTATAAGAATAAAAATTAGCATCAGTTTTTACTTTCTTAGCTAATTGTTGTTTTAATTGTTTTGTAGGTTCCCATCTATAAACATGTGCTTTTTTAGAAGTTGTATTCTTTCTATTAAACCACATAAATCTAAACCAATCTAAATAGTGTTCTAAATTCATATATCTTTGTGGGTGAGAATATTTTTTTAGTCTTCTTTCTTTTAAATATTCTGAAAGATTAGAATTCTTTATTTTTTCTATTGTTTCTTCTTTATTTTCTCTATGGTTAATAGGTGTATATTTAGACACCACTAATGTTCCCATATTTTTAAAAATATTAAAACCTTCAGGATTTTCTAATAGCCATTTACCTATTTCTATATTAGAAAGCATTATCACTTGGTAAATATCTGAATTAGAAAGTTGCCTTCTATTCATCTTAAATCTCTTTCTGATTTTTTTACATAATTCATTAGAAAATACAGAAGTTTTTTCTCCATATTTTAGAATTCCTTTAGATGTTTCTATCTTTTGACTCATTCTTTTGGTTGTATTGGTTGTTTAGTTTTGATATTTGAATCAAGGTCAGGATTGGAATCTTTTACAAACTTGCCATAAACAGAAGCTAATTCTGTTATAAGTTGTTGTTTAACATTATGTAAAAGATATTCAGGACATACAAATTCATAATCTAAAGGACTATCTATACAATCAGGCACATCACATGATTCACATTCATCTTGTATTAAACTATCTACAAGCCAAGGTTTTTTAAAATAAGCTTCTATTGTAATAGTTTCAACATCAGAATTAGGAATATAAATATATCCATCAATAAAAAAATAATATTTCTTTCTAAAATCAACATATTGTCTATTTTGAATAGCTCTCCACTGTTTGGGAAATATAGGTTCATAATAAGTTTCTAAATTGACACTAGAGACATACTTTATTAGATTGCCATATCTTGTAGAAAATGTGCTTGGAAGCCTGTATTTAGTCCTCTGTAGCCTTTTACATACATAAGTGTCAAGAGCTTCACAACTTGTTATAGGTACATCTATAAGGTTTAAGCAATTAATAACTTTCCACCCCTCCTGTAATTTATACACCCTTCTGGAATCATTTTCCTTTTTAATGTAGTCTGCTGCTATATCAATAGCTTTACTAATTACAAATTGTGGAGGAAGATAATCATCTACTGAAATTGCACGAAGATCATTCCATGTCTCACTAATTAATTGTCTGTTGGTCATAATTGTGTAAATATACTAATAATTATTGAATTTTCCTAATACCTCATAAAATTATGTGAAATTAGTGAATATAAATAAAAAACCCCTAGAGGATGTCTCTAAGGGCTTGTGTTAATTGTTAATTTAAGTATTCCAAACTAGAAGATAGCAATGTTTGGTTAATTTGCCCTAGAAGCTCTTCAGACATCTCTACAAGCTCTTCATCTCCTATGTCTATACTCCAATCTAATAAGTCTTCTACAAAGCTTGCAAATGAATCTAATAGCATTTTATTTGATAAATCTTCATTTACATCTGCTGTAATAGTTTCTGGAATATGTTCATATTCTCTCATTACATGTTCTGGTATAGCTTCTGCATAAAAAAGTGTTATTTTATATAACTCTTCTAATGCTAGTCTTTCTGTAGCTCTTTCTGTAATTGACATATTAAAAGTTAGTTGCTCAGGGAAAACTACAAAACCTAGAAATATATCTTCAATGGTAAATTCATCCTCTATTTTATTTTTCATTTTATTATTTCTACTTTTCTTACATTCATTCCTTCCACATCTTTTGCTAAAATATTAGCCATTTGTGATGTATAATTGCCTAAACAATTCATTATTCTGTATGTACCATCAATACATTCTATTTTTATTTTAGTCATTTCTGAATTTTTTTATCTGACAATAATCTTGCAATTTCTGATATACTTTTTTAGTAATTATTACATCATTTTCACAGTAATCAATCATGTTTTTCAATGCTTCCTTATCTTTTTTAAGAATAACATCATTCCATAATTGTAAACCACCAGTTGATACTTTTTCACCAAGTCCAAGAAATTTAGCTATATAATCAAGTTTATTGTTATTAAAACTAAAACTATTTCTAGCCATTTTCAATGTATCAATTGTTTGAAGTTTAGCAGGAAATGGTATTCCATGATATATGCATCTTGTCCTAATAAAAGGAATGTCAAACCCATCAGAATTATGTCCTACTAGAATAACATCTTCATTTAAAAGTTTGCTAAATTCTAATAGAAGTTTAGCATCACCATCACTATTCCAAGAAAGTGTTTGCACTTTATCACTATCATCCCAAGAATAACTAAGGCATATAATCTTTTTTTCTTCTATTATATTATCATGTGAAAGGTTAATTTTACTACCAATTCTCCATGAAGATACAATATTAAATGAAGACTCAATATCAATAAAAAGCTTTCTTTTAGGAGCTTTAACTTCTAAGACAGAATCATCATTTTTAATTCTAATCTTTCTAAACCTATTTCTGATATATTCACTGGACAAACCTTCACCTATCTCACTTGCCACTAAGCTCCATCTAAATTGTGTGTCTTTAGTTCTCCAATCTTCAATAAATGCATAATTTTCTAATAGAAAAGCATCAACTTTTTGTTTTAAATTCATTAATTATATTTAATTAAAATTTCAATAATACAAAGATATGAATAATAATTCACAATTCCTAATTTTTAACAAAAATTAATTATAAATTACATAATTTAACAAAGAGGTGTCTAAAGTGTTTATAACACCTGTAGGCCCAACAGCACTTATAGTAAGTGTATTAGCTGTACATACAGCAGTGTAATTAAATGTGTTAGTTAGTGTGCCTCCAACAGATACTAATTGTAAAAATGCTCTTGAAGATGTTGTAAGTCCTGTTATTGTTATTGCTTTTGTTCCTGCTACTAAAGCTATTTGACCTAATCTACCTCCAGATCCTTCAGTGATTGTGATTTTATTACCTGCTGTTCCTAAAGTTAAATTTCCATTAGATGTCCAGTTTCCACTAGAATCACTTTGAAGTCTTATATGACCCTGACCATCAGCTAAAACAATATTATTGGCTAATGAGGAACTTAAACCAGTTATTTGACTGCCTATTACAGTATTATAAGAACCTGTTGTTATTCCCACTTGAGTTGTCCCAGCTCCTATAATTATATTATAAGAGCCACTTTGTATATTTTGGCTCATAGCATAACCTATACCAATATTTCCATCACCAGTTGTATTAAATAATGCTGCATAACCTAATGATGTTCCATAGTATCCATTAACATAACTACCTCCTGCACCATAACCAACATGTGTGTGATATAAACCATTTGTAATTAATGCTCCTGCTACTGATCCCACAGCAACAGAATTTGAACAAGATGTTGCTTTTTGAAGAGCTTGATACCCCAATGCTGTATTATTTCCACCAGTTAAAGAAACACTACTTAAAGTACTAACTCCAATAGCTGTGTTTGTACTTATAGCCCCAACTCCCTTTCCTATAGTTAAACTATTTATTGTAGAATCATTAGTACATGTAAATGTATTTGCAGTTAATGTAGTTCCATTAAATGTTAAATTTGCACTTTCACTCACTACACCACTATTATCATATAAAATTCTTGTAGAAGTTCCAGAAGTTATAGCTGTAGTTCCTATTGTAATTCCTCCTGATGCAATTGTTCCCCAAGAAGTATTAGTACCATCAGTGGTAAGATATTTACCTGAATTGCTTGTTTGTAAAGGTGCTAATGCATTAAAAGCTGCATTAGCTGTTGTTTGTCCTGTTCCACCATTAGCTATTGCTATAGATGTACCATTCCATGTTCCTGATGTTATAGTGCCCACTGTTGCTATATCACCTCCTACTAATTTACTTGAAGCAATACTACCTGCTAACATAGCATTTGTTACAGCACTAGCTGCTATAGTTGTTGTTATTGTTGTTGTACCTGAGCCAGTAACATTACCACTTAATGTTATTGTTTGATTACCTGTTATGTATGAATTAGAATCTAAACTTCCATCAGCTTTTATAAATTGGCTTGATGTGCCAGTTATATAACTTAAAGTTCCTGCTGTAGATTTTATTATTCCTGTACCATTTAAAGCTGTTGTTAAATCTGCTGTTGCTATAGCTCTAAAAGTTGGGATACCATTAGAACCATTAGGAGCTAATAAACAATAATTTGCTGTTTGTGAAGGTATGCTAAATACACCAGTGGTATTATTATAACTTAATGGAGCAGAAGCTGATAAACTTAACAAAGAAGATTTATTATTAAATGTAGACCAATCTGAGCTAGAAAGTAATCCTCTATTAGAAGCACTAGCTGTAGGAATATTAAAAGTATGTGTACTACCTGAAGAATTTATTGTAAAATCTGTACCACTACTCCCTGTTGTAAGAAGTTGTGCAGAAGAAGTGAGAGTGTTAATTGAATCTATTCCACTAGCTGTATTTGTTTGTATAATAGAGCCATTATTATTTAAATATAAAGTGCTATAAGCAGGGAGAGAGGCTGTAAATGAAACTAAATGAGCATTTGTTATTCCATTGACATAAAGTTTTATATTAGTGACAGCACTACTAGAATAATTAACAATATTAATATTAGAAATGTCTATATTAACAGATAAACCTGTATTAACAGAAGAATAAGTGTATATTGTACTAACACTATTATTTAAAGTTATTTGAGCTAAAGGGGCATATAAATTTTCTGCTCCTACATTATACCACCCAAATAATGTACAAGTGACAGCAGCATCTGCATATCCTGAAAGAATGTCATTTTCTTTTAAAGTAATCATTTATGAGTGTATACATAAAATAATGTTTCTACTAGTGTTGCTACACTAAACCCTATTACACCTCCTATTACAAAAGTTTTAATAGGCTTTTTAGAAATATTTTGTTTAACAAAAATATTTTTTGTATCAGATTGTTCTAAATATTTATTAGAATTTTTAATTTTAACAATTGACTCTGTTTTAAATAGTCCTTTTTTAACATCTCCTATAGTTATTTCCACCTTATTTGGAATGTTTAAATGTTCTATTACAAAACCATCTTCTGTTATAACTCCATACATTTGTAAATTAGAATCAATATTTTCTATTTTTACTGGAAGTGGAAGACATTTAAATGAATCTATTTTTCCATTAATTGTATCTATTATTTCTACTAATTTAGTAGAATCTTTATATCTTATAGTATCATGTACAACTTTTATAGATGTGTTATATTTAATTTGACCTATTAAAGAAGACATTTTATTTTCTTTCTCAATATGCTTCACTATCTCTTGATTTTTATTAGTTAAAAGCTGTTCTTGTGTGGTTATAAGCCCATCTTTTGTCTTCACTTGGAGTGTTCTCATAGAATCATTGTAAATAGCTGTAATGAGCTTATTTTCAAGTGTTCTATTATCTCCTAATGTTAGAATAGTTTTATAGCCAAATAAAACTAAAAGAAATAATAATATTATTATAATACTATTTTTGAGGAGGTTCTTCTCCTGTGGAGTTGGTTGTAACATTTGTTGATTGGTTTTGTTTTGCTAATATTGCTGTATTGTAAGCCCCATAAGTCATCCACCCACCTATAACTATCATAAATGAAGTAGAGTCCATTTTGTCTATATTTTTATATACATAAACATATGTCATAAATAACATAGATAAAAAAGTAAGACATCTTTCTATTCTTTTAGAAGAAAGTAATGTAGGCTGAGAAGAAAATGTAAGATATAATTCTTTTAAAAATGTTTTTATCATTTTCCAAAATGTTTAAAAAATACAAAAAAGGCTGTACCTATAGCTGTTATTACACTTACAACACTTGCTACAATAGGTATAGAATCTTTAACACCATTTTGTGCAGCTTTAGTTCTTTCTAAAGCTTCTATTCTAATTTGTAATTTTTCTATTCTATCTATAGAGGCTTCTTCTAATTTCTTATGAAGCTCCATAGCTGTATCAGAAGTAAAATCTATCTTTTTTTCAAGATCAAAAACTTTATCATTTAAACTTTTCAATTCATAAAAAGTTGCCAATTGAATTTGTTTTTCTGTTATTTCATCTTCTTTCCCCTCCATAATCCTTCTTACAATATCATCTAGAAATGTTGTCATGTTTTATATTGTTATTGTATTACTTAAAAATTCATTACCAAACATATCAAAACATCCAACTTGCACCACTGTTCCTGTAGAAAGTCCTGACCAAGTATTTGTTCCTTGATTAGCCAATCCTGTAGTGTTTGAATCAAAATAAACAATATGATTATTTTTATATTGATTAAGTTGATAAAAACTATTTACTTGAATTATATCTACACTAGAACTTGTTTGATTTGTCAATGATACATTTGTAAAATTTGTAAGCCAAACATTTTGTATATTTGAAGATTCTCCTGTCACATTGTCTACAATCCTAAGTTGAACAAAATCTCCTATTTGAGGATTTCCAGTGCCTCCTATAGGCCATGAAGGGGTTTCAAATCCTCCACTAGTAGGAAACCCAGATATTACAGGACTTATAGTATTCCATGTATTTGATTGCCATAGTTGAAAATAATATTCTCCAGAACAATTTTCTACTGTAACTATTGGAGTCATTGATGTTAGACCTTGATCTAATCTAAAAGTTAAATTTATCATTATTTTTATTTAATTTATTAAACAACTCTTTTATAAACATTTGATGTTGAATTATAATAAGTATTTCCTATTACAAGTCCTCCTGTTATAGCTGCTGCATTATTTGCATAGCTAGGTACATGAGATAATAAAGATTGAATATCATTAAATGTTAAATTACCAGCACCATCTGTAGTAAAAACACTTCCATTACTACCATCTGTTAGGGGGAGATTAAAAAATAGTGTATTAGTTGATCCCCAACCTATACCATTATTATCTATTTTAAATCCTCTTGTAGAATTACTACTTTCAACTCTCCCAAAAAGACATGCATCATTGGTAATGCTTCCAAAAAAACCATTTGAATCTCCTACAAAAGAAAAACATACTATTTCTGTATTTAAATCAGAAGCAATTAACGTACTACCAAAAGAATTTCCTAGGTCTGTTAACACTCCTGTAGCTAAAACAGTTACTACATTATTAGTAGGAGAAGCAGCTATTCTTGTACTTCCATCTCCTCCTGTATTTATATTATTTCTTGTAAAATATTCATCTGAAGTAATACCTGTTCCAGTGCCATAAACTACTTGTCCTAATGGTTGACCTCCATTATTCTTAGTATAACAACAAAAATTCTTATCAAGATTTGTTATTCTATTAGAAAGATTTCCAAATATCTCTTCTGCTTTTCTATCAGTCATCTTTTAATTTTTAATTTGATTTGAAAAAAGAAAAGGGAATTTCTTCCCTCTTCATAAATATATAAAAAACCAATAAATTATATATTTTATATTCTTTCTACTACTAATGAAACAAAACATTTTCCACCTGGAGTATTTTTTCTACCTCTAACACTTAATAAATAATAAGAACCAGTGGTAGCTGTACTATTTGTTAATGTACTAGAAACATTTGATTGGCTTGAATTTGTTGTTCCAGCAGCAATTGTTATACTTTGAAATGAGTTAGGCCCCATAATATTACTTTCTATTTCTACAGTGGCATTATCTGTAGATTCTATGTTTTTTATTATAGATATTGTAACTTGTTTTATATTATAAGGATAACCTACAGGAGCTAATGAGAATGCTTGTTCACCACTCTCAAAACTTATTGGAACAGTTATTGTTTCTGTAAAGCCTGATAGAATATTTACCCTATCAATAGGAACTAGTATACCACCTCTGTTAATTAATAGTTGGTCATTTGATAGAGCAATATCTGTAACATTTCCAGAAGGATTTGTACATTTAATAGAAGCATCTGGGCCATGAGCAAGTTTACTATTTGTAACAGCATTTGCTATTATTTTTAATGTACTAACAGAATTTGTAGCTAAAATTGGTGTTGTAACACTACCATTTTGCAATTGATTAGTAGCAACACTATTTACAGCTATTGCTGAGTTAGTGACACTACTGTTAGTAAGATTTGCACTTGTAATAAATGCTTGTGTGCTATTAGGAATAATTTGTACTACCCATTGTACTCCATCATAATATATTTGTGCTCTCCATTTAGTAGAAAGCAATGTTTGATTTATTGATGTACCAAAAACACTGAAAGTTGTACTATTTGTTGTAATATCAAGATTACCTTCATAATTAATTATGATTGTAGTGCCTTGAATTGGTGTTCCTGATGGAACTAAGGTATAATTACCAATAGCTATAACAGATCCTTTTATAATATATTCATCAATAGATGCTGTTGTTACAAAAGCTGGAATTTCTGTTCCTGTACCATTAAGAGTGTATAATTGTGTAATTGGCATTAATATTTTTTAATTATTTCTGATGTAAAACAATTTATTGTATTATATCCTGGAGCTGCATATCCACCATTACTCACTGTTTGAGCTATTTTTACATTTAAAGCTGTAAAATCTATATTAGAAATATTAGCTCCTAATACAGAAGCATTATTGCCTACAGATATAAGATTAGAAGCAATTGGATTAACACCAAGTTGTGTATAATATGTTATTGTTGTTATACAATTTAATATTGCTGTTGTTGCTCCTGTTACAAAAAATGTCAACTCTGTAATAAAAGCTGTTTTAATAGCACTACCCCCTGTTATTGAAGATGTCTGTGTATCTAAAACAGTTGATCCATTATTAATTGTTAATGTAAATTCAGTGTTATTAGGAGAAGGAAAACTTGTTATTTGTCCTAATATTCTATATTTAATTATATCACCAACATTAACATTTGATTTTGTTACAAAATTTTGTGTATTATTTATCATTAATGAATTAACAAAAGAATCATGAACAACATAATCAGCATATGTAACACCTGAAAGATTTGTATTTCCAGCAGGAGCTTCTATGTTAAATGTATGAGGGCTTGGTGTTGTAATTGTTAATGAACTAGATGTTATATTTGTAACTGTATCTGTTAAAAAATTATTAATAGAAACAATATTATTTGTATTATTAGTAATATTATTAAGAATATTATTAGCAATCCCCACTTGATAATTGGTATTAGAACCAATAGTACTAGGTGTCACAACAGTTTGACCACTAACATTACTAACAGAAGTTGTAAAGCCACTAGCAGGAGATATAGAGCATATTTTAGCATCTAAAGCCTGTACAATAGCTTCTAATGTACTTCCTGTAGGCATATTAGTGCATGTAAGTGTGTTTCCTTTATAAAATACACATTTAGAATCATAATTTTGTAAACATCCTAAACATGTGTTTTTACATGTACAAGTTTTATTAAAACAAGAAGGACAAGAATATTGATTTGTCATTTATTTATTTTATACACCAACAAACTCAAAAGAAAGAGAAATATTAGAACCACCTGTTGTTGTTGCTACACCTGTAGTATTAAATATTTTAATTGAATAAACATCTCCACTATTTAAAGTGAGTCCTTTAATAACACAGCTTGAATAAGAAGTTGCTTGAGAAGTGCAATAAATTGTACCATAAGCAATTGCTTGTCCACAACCATTACAAGGACTACCAACTTTCACTAAAGCAGCTCTTATAAAACTTGGAGCATTTGTTGCTGAACCATTTAAAAGAAAGTTAGCTACTAAACCAATGTCATAAACACCAGTTTTGTTTATTGTAAAAGCTCCTGATATATTAGTAGGAGCACCTGTTACAAATGTATTAGAAGGAGATGTCCATCCTGTTGTTAAAACAGTACCAGATCCTATACCATCTCCACATGCACCATTTCCAGAAATTACTTGAGGAGCTGCTACAAATGTTATTTGTTGTCTAACAAATTTAATTTGCTGACCACTTGTTGTATCTAATAAAGGAGCAACAGCACCATTACCAGAAAATTTTCCTAGTAAATATCCACATGTATCACTAGAATTTACTTTATTTATATATTGTAAACATGTGTTAACAGGAATTTCTAAATTTAATTTATGATTGCCTGTAGCAGAAGTTTCTGTTATTGTTAATGTACTAGAAGTAATTTTATTTATTAAGTAATCACATACAGAGTCTGTATTAGACACTTTAACATTACATGTTGTTGGTGTAATTATAGGAACATTATTACAAACATAATTTCTTATATTATTTATTTGTTCTTGTAAATTACTTCCATTAGTTATACAATCATCTTGAGGTTGTATAGACACACATGTAGCAGGCCATATATATGGACAAGTTATTTCTGTAGGACATGGAGATGTACACAAACTACTTGGTATACTAGATTTAGAGCCATTAAGAATTGTTGTACAACATGAATTATTCATTAATTTTATAAATTTATAATTTTATAAGAAATATATAAGTCTAAAGTTCCATCTCCATTTGCAGGATTTCCTGTTGCAACATTTATGTTTATAGGAGAATTAATTTCTATATAATTATTTGTTAAATTATTAAGTGTTATTGAAGAAGAAGTATTAAATAAAATACTACCATCAAAAAATACTGTAAAAGAAGGACTACCATAATATATTTGTATAAATCTATTACCTGTATATGCTGTAATGTTATAAATGTAATTAGAAACTATGTTAAAAATTAATATTATTTTATTTACTCCAGGAGCAGGTAGTAACTCTAATGGTGTTGTATGTAAATTTAATATTTGTTCTGATGTTAATGAAATTTTTGTTGTTATTAAATCATTAACTGTTGTACAACATGTAGAACATATACCACTTAATGCCTGTGTTAATGTAGCTCCTCTTGTTAAATTAAGACATGACAAATCTTGTGTTAAATAAACACAATCTGATAGTGGTGTACTATCACATACACTATTAGAATATGGAGAACAATTACAATTACACATTATATTCTATTTAATTACAAAGATTTCCTCCTTGTGCATTTAAACAATTTACTCTATCTTCTAATGTATTGAATAAACTTGTTAATGTACTAAGAGAAGTTTGCTGTAGAATTAATTGACTTGCTAATGAGCCAGCATTAGAAGTGTTTGTTGTAGCATCTGTTAATGATGCTAAATTATTTTGAAGAACATTTATTTGGTCTTGTAATGTACTTATATTAGTAAATAATTGACATAAACATGTAATTATATTTTCAAAGGCTGTTGTTAAACTAACAGTTCCATTAGTTACACAAGGATTTTGTGAACAACATTTAAAATCCACTGTTACATTAGGTTCTGTTGGAGTTTGTAAAGCTGTTATCTGAGCTTGTAAAACACACTCTTGTTCTAATAGAAAATTAACTAATGTAAATATTGTTTTATCTTCTTGACCAATATTCCATACAGTTTGTAAACATGTAGGAATAGTTATATTAGAAAGATCTGTTGTATTTAATAATGCACAAATATTATTAGCAAAAATTAATTCTGCTGAACTAATAGGCATTCCATTACAAATATTAAGACAAGGAACATCTCCTGATTGCCAACTAATACAAGTGTTAGGCCCTGAGATAGGACATACATCTGTTAAATAAGAAGCTGAAACACATGCTGGCATTATATTTTATTTATTGTACTTTTAATAGCAGAAGTTATTTCTTCTTCTGTAAAACTATTTAAACAATCATAACAAGGAACTTCTAGCATTTTTTTATAATTTATTAATTTAAGAAGGACATCATCATCAGTTCTATATCCTAAATCAAACTTTCTGCTAGAATTTAATTTATTCACTCTTTTAGCTATTGCTTTATTTACATCTTCCAGAAGGGTCATTTTGAAAACAATTTATTATTTTGTCTAATTCTTTATTTGCATAATTATAAAGCTCATTAGCTTTTCTAATATCATTGTTATAAGCATTAGCTTTAACACCTTCTATATACACTCTTATTGTTGCTAATTCTTCTGATAATTCTTTAGAATAACAACTAGAACAAGCATTTAAATCTAAATATAAAATAGCTTTATTGTATTTACACTCTATTTTACAAGTTCTATATTCCACTTGTTCATACCAATTACTTTCATAAGGGCATACACTAATTTTAATTGTATATGCACCATCAGGCAAATCTTGTAAATATTGAACATCATCTACATTTGTTACATTTAAATTATTAGAATTTAATAATGTAATAGCAGATCTGTTATATGTTAATTCTACAATCTTTAAATATCCTGGAACTTTTATTTGAAGTAGAGCACCTGATACTGTTGTAAGAGGATTATAATAGGAACTATCTAAAATGGCAAGAGTTTTGCAATTCTTAGTATCTACTATATCAAAAGAAAGTGTTGTATTACTTAACATTTTTTATTACTATTCTTTTTACTCCATTTTTTATACATTCTGAACAAAGTCCATTAGTTAATTGGCAACTACATCCATGAATTATTTTTTTACATCCTCTACAAGTTGACATTGGTTATTATTTTTATGTTTTAAAAATTAATCACAATTAGGCATACTAAGTGCTACAGGAACACTTTGATGTATTACATTATATCCATTAGCAATTAATGTCACTGTCACTGTTACAATAACAGGAGAAGGTTGAAAAGCACCTTCAAAAGAAGATTGCAAATTACCTGTCCACATACCATTTTTATCAAATGTTATTGTATTAATAACACCTGCATCAGGATATTCAGGAGCTGAAAAATACACTTGGCAGGTTTTTCCTGCTAAAGCTGTATCAATTATAATAACATTTGAAAATTTAATACCATAAACACCATCTGTTCCAGTACAAGAAAATGTACCAAAATCTACTGTTGGAATACAACAGGGTGCTAATAGTAATGCTATATCATTATATATACTAAATGACACCACTCTTTGAATAGTATTTAGAATGTTTGATCTACGCTGGCTAGTTAATTTTTGTGCCAGTTTACCTGAAGCCTGTTGATATATTGCCATTTTATATGTGTTTATTATATTAAAAAAGGAGAGCAGAGATTTTCTACTCTCCTTTATTTTAAGGACTCTTGAATTTTTATTTAAAGAACAACTGGAGGCAATTGTATAGGGCTAGATTGAAGGTATGAATTAATTGCCACCTCAAATTGTTTACCTGTAGTTTCAGGAAAGTAAAAATGATACTCAAATTTTTCATCTTTATGTCTAGCAAATGAACCATCAGGAGTTTCATAATCATAGTTCAATACATATTCATCATAATATTGATCTAAGTCAGTCATGAAATGCCAGATTTTCATATCTCTTTCAGCAGGATCAGCAGCCCAAGGGTCATTAAAATAACTTCTTGAAAGCCTTTCAAATTCTGCTACAAACCTACCATTACCTGAAGGATATTTTACTTCCTGTACAAGTGTTACAGGCCATGTATGACCACAAAGTTGTGTATAGTCATTTATATCAGGATTTCTTTCTGAAATTTCTATGAACAATGGATCACTTTCATAAGGCACTGCATCAAAGAAACATTCTTGAGATTGTCTTGCAACATAAGCACTTTCAAATTTAACACCACAAACACAATTAGTACCATAAATATTACCATCAACTTCAGTCCACCTAATACCTTGGAAGGCAGCAGGAGCAGTGAATGTGTAATTTTGAATGTCACATGTATCACATGCTATATTATCAGAAACTCCTGTTATTTGATATACAGATGTACAATCAGAAGTGTTATTACTTACAAGAGTTACACCATTTCCATATATTGATTGCAACACTGCAAGAGATGTACCACCACAAGCAGGATTTTCAAGAGTTATTTGGAAATATGTTTGAGCTTTAGTACATGTTCCTACATTAGTCCAAGCTGTTGTCAATCCAGGGCCTGTAAGACTACAAGTATTTTCTTGTACATCTATAAAAGCTACAACATCACCTGCTGTTACAGGACTAAGTGTGCTAGTTGATTTATGTACTTCATAAATAGAAGAACCATATTGATATGCAAGTCTTATTGCTGTAGTGTCTGAATAATTTGATTTAAGAGTGGTAAGAGCACTTGCATTACCAGCATCAGTTCTTGTTACAGTGTAAATATACAAAGCAGCATTGTATGTATAACCAGAAGGACATGATGTACAATTTGGTATAATACTAGAATCTAGAGATTGATAAGCTGCTGGAGCACTAGCAATAGCAGGTTGACTAAATTGATAAGTGCTATAAGCATCTATTCTATTTATTCTTGTTATTACAAGTCCTGGATATTGTGCTTGCACAGAAGCCAAAGCATCTGGTGTACCTGCATCAAGTACAGTGAGATTATAATTTGTGTAATTAGTAGTGGTATATCCTGAAGGTGTACCACAATTAAGCAATTTAGTAGCTTTTACATATTTAGAAAGATATTGACCACCAACTGTCTTTCTACCATTTACCATTGTACCTGCAACTTTTCTACCATTTATTGCATTTATAATAGCATCAGCTACTACATTACAATCAGTAGTGGCAGCACAATTATCAACACAATCACTTGCACAAGGAAGTGTAATAGTTATTTCTTCTACTAAATATCTCCTTTGGTCAGGAAAAAAGTTAAGAATTGGTTGACCTGAAAGTTTTATCCAGAATGTATATACTTGTCCTGGATTTGCTGTCAATGTTTTTGAAGCATTAACACCATCATAACCAAGAGTAACAATTCTATTCTGTGGTCTTTGAGAAGCTTTACCCACCCAACTTTTAATGAGTTTACCATTAATTACAGGTGTTTTATAGGTTTCATTACCTAAAGCTGCACCATCTGGTAGCATACTCCTATCTTCTGTTCCTTGAGCTATTACAAGCTTTGGAGAAACATTATAAGATGGAGCTGTTTGAGCTTGCCATGTTTTTGCATCAAATACACCTATCTGACCAACTGCTAAGTCTGTAGTAGTGCCTGAGCTAAGAAGAGTACCTGTAGTGGCTACAAAGCAATTTCTGTAGGATTTATATGCCATTTGTTTTTATTTTTATGATTCTGAATTTATTCTATCTTTTGCTAAAGCCACTCCTAATTGATTTTCATAATTTCTCATGAATTCCTCAGCAGCTCTACTTATTATTTGATCTACATATTGTTCTGAAAGTATAATTGGAGCATTAGTAGAAGCTGTTCCATCTATTTTTATATAACCTTCAATATCTAATGGAGGAATAAGTTTGAAATATTCAACATCCACTTTTAAAATTTCAAAGTCTGTTTTATAAACTCTTAATTTATTATTTTGAATTGTTAAAAAACTCCATTCCCATTCAAAACTTGGCTTATTAAATTCATCAAAATATACAATTTGTTTATTTGGATTTTTTATTTCTCTAAGCCTTATTGTTCTTTTACAATTTCCTTTTTTAGCTAAACATTTGGCATCTATGAATTCATAAAATTCATTTGTAAAACTAAAATCAGAATATTCATCATAAACAGTAGGAGAAACAATTGAAACAGATTTAACAAGTTCTTGAATAGAATCTATTAGAATAGAATTCTTATTTTTTAACTGTTGATCTACCCATCTATTCTTTTGCTCATTAAATATAGTGATGAATCTTCCCTTATCACAAGTTCTATTAGCTCCTGTGTTATTCCTATTTATTTTTATTAGAAATTTTGAATAACATTCTTGTGGGGACATTTTCTATTTGTTTGTTTGTGTATGATTTAGTTATAAATCATCATTAGCCAGCTATATTTTTTCTATTAGCTTCATGTTTTTTAACTTTTCCTATTAATTCAGCAAGTTCACCTGCCATATCTGGAGTTTTAAAATATTCAATACTTTCTTTTTCTGTACCTCTATAATTTAATCCACCTCTGTAGAAAAGTTTATCTGAACTATTATATTTTATAATACCATAAATAACAGCCCTTTTAAATGTGTTAGCTATTATAAGTTCTTCATTAGAAAGTTTACAAGCTTCAAAGAATGCTTCTAATGTATTTTCATATTTATTACCTTCTGTTGTATAAGTTTCTAAATCTTCTTCAAGTTTATCAAAACTTATATTTTTCTTAGGTTTGAGTCCTAAATAGAAAGTTACATTCCAAGCTCTATCATATCCTGTTTGCTCATCTTCAAAAAGAGCAGTCATTTCAACACTTCTCTTTCTTTCCATCCTAATTTTAGTTTTGTTAAAAGACACTTCTTCTTCTTCAGAAGTAAGATAGAATTTAGCATTTCTAAATCTAGGGTCATGCATTTCTGATTTAGAGAAAGGTATATCACCCCTTCTCTTTAATACTATCAATGCAAGTTCATCCATTGGATTGGATTCAGGATGAAATTCTCTAACATTTCCTTTCATATCTACTACAAAAGGTATGACATATCCATCCCAAAATTGAACATTTTTATATGACAAGTCATCTATACCAGTGAGAGCTTGAAGTTGTTCCCTCTTTTCTTTCACTTCTTTTTGTTTGGCTTCTCTTTCTTTCTTATCTTGTATTCTAAGAATTTGAGGATCATTTTCATCAAATCCTGTTAAATGTCTATTAAGATTGGAATCAAAAAGAGGACAAAGATAATCACCTGTGTTAGGATATTTAGACAAATTATACTGTCCTAACTGTTCATATTTATTTACTTTCTGATATGCTTTTGTTGCTAACATTTTATTGGTTTTTGTTTGCGTTTATTTTAAATTAATTATAGTTGTTTTGTATAGCATCCAACTCAACAAGTACACTGCGGGTAGGATCTTTTAACCATATAGAAGATTGACCTTCTGCTATCATTCTAAATCCATCTGTAGCACTTGATGCAACACCATATTTACCTGAATAAAGTCCATAAGGAGATGTTCTACCATTTATAATTGTAAATTTAGTGGCAGGCATTCCAGAGTTTCTCACCATGAAAACATTAGCATTCTTATTAGCACCATCCATAAATTCTATAGAAGAACTTGGTGTAGCTGCATTTGTAGATTCACCATCTGTAACATCAAATATTGCAGAAGTGTAAGAATATCTACCATAAGCTCCTATTAGAGGCTCATCTGCTTTCCTAGATGTTTGTGCATCAAAAGCTGGATTGTATTCAATTTCCACCCATCCTGTACCTGGAAGATACATTTTACTCACTTCAAAACCTGCACTAAGATTCATTCTATCACCTGATACAATACCAAGAGATTTATTATCTAGCATCAAGCCAAATTGTGTAGCTGTTCTTTGAAGTTCTTCAGCAAAAATTCTTGTATATTCATTCACTGCACCTCTACCACCTTGCACTTTAAAATGCCTATCTTTAGGAGCAATATCAGGTCTTGAATAGAACAATGAACCAAAAGCATTCATAATAGCTTCTCTAGAATACCTAGGAATCCTATATCTATTACCTTTTTTCATTTGGTCATACAAACCACCATTAATAAACATCTTCATACCTCTTGCACCCATAACCTCTCCAGGTTGTGCCCACATGAGTTCATTTTCTTCCATTCTAAGATATTCTTTAGCTATCATGATTTCCACCATTGAAGCCCAAGTAAGAGTACCTTTTTCTATTCCACCTTTTCCATCATTCTTACCAAACACAAGAGCAAACTCTTCTGATTGAGGAGACATCATAGAATTATATCTTTTTTCAAAATCTATATTCTTAGGAAGTTTCAATCTACTTGCAGAACCTGTAATAGTGTATTCAACACCTCTCCAAGAACCAAGTTTATGAAGCAACTTCATCATTCCAGACTCTTCTACTATACCAGAGAATTGTTCTGAGAATTCATCTATTCTATTAGACACTTTGAAGAATTGTGTTCCTGGAGACAAATAATATTTATCAAACCAAGAATTCTTTTTATCTACAGCTACAAGTTCCACTGTATATACAAAACCTTCACCCAATTGATCTCCAACTTCTCTAATAAAGAGATTTTGACCATCCCTAAAATCATATGTTATTGTATCACCTTTTTGGAATGTAGGCATGTTAGAACCATCACCAAGCAATACATCAAATGTTTGACCATCTATACCTGGTTTAATGTTTGTAACATCAGTGATGTCTTCCATCACCCTTACACCTTCAAGCTTATAAGGCATTGAGAATGTAAATTCACCATCATCACCATTTACATATATGACATTCTTTTGAAGTTCTGTCATTTTTATCAAAGGTGTGCTTATAAGTTGCATTTGATTCCATACATCTATAACACCCAAATATGTTCTTGAAATATCTTCACCCCATATATTGAATAAGTGGTTAGCATCTGAAAATATACCAGATGTTTTAAAAGCAGATTTCTTAACTACTAGGTTATTACCAAATGCACTAAAAGTAGGATATTGTGCCATTTTTTATTGTTTAATATTAAATTGTAAAAGGATTCTTTTGTTTTGTTTTACTTGCAAATTCAGGAGCAAAAGTTGTTTTCTTTGTACCTTCACCTTGACTTCTCCTTAAAAAATCAAATGTAGCTTTTTTCACTTCATTTGCTGTAACATTTTCATTTTCAAATTTATCAAAATCTTTTACAAATTTAACAAATTTATAATATTTTTTAGGATCTTGTTGTATTTCTAAAAATTTAGCTCTAAAATCATTATTAACACCTTCTGGTGTATTTTTATATTCAAAGTAAAATTTTTCTAATTCTTTTTTTTCTCTATCAGGAAGATTGTCAGAATGTATAAATTTCTTCATACTCTGATTAAATTGCTGTTCAGCAATCTTTCTTCTATTCTCATATTCTTTTTGAGCAGCTTGTGTAGCTTCTAATTCTTCTTTAACAGAATCTAATAGAAGAGTTTTATTTTCTGTAGCCTCATTCCTAAGAGCTTCATCACCTTCTTCTTTAAGAAAATTGATTTGTTTATCAGTCCAAGTTTTAGACTTACCAGCTCTTGTATAATATTCTCTAATTATTTCTTCACAACCTTCAGTTGTTTCAATATCAATAGCAGAAATATCTCTTTCTTGTTCAAATATAGAAAGAATTTGTCTTGGATCACCATTATTAGCTTCAAACTCTACAAGTTGTTTAGCTACATCACCAAGAGTGTTTATTTTTTCTGAGACAGCATCTTCAGCTTGAGCTTTCACTTGTGCTTTAAGAAGTTCTCCAAATGAATTCTTATCAAATTCAAAAGTATCTCTACCATCAAAATCAATAAAAAGTCCTTCTTGAACTAAATAATCCACTGCTGACTTATAATCAATATCTAAAGACTCAGAAGATTTTTCTTCTTTTACATCTTTAGACATTGGTTTTTTTTCTTTTTTAGCAGGAATTTCTGCTTTTTCTTCTGAGGATTTTTCCTCAATTTCTTCTTCCTCATCTTCTTCAAAAGCATCTAAATCTTTGATTTCAAGCTTTTTATTAGAAAGAGAATTAACAGATTCTTTAGTGGATTCTGTTTTTTCAATAACTTTTCCCTCTTCAGAGGCTTTCAATATATCTTTCTCAGACACATCTGGGGAAAGCATATTATTTATTTCATCATCAGATAGGCTTTCTATCTGAATAGATCCTGGTGAATTGAACATATGTGCTTATTGGTTTAATGTAAAAGTAATATTAATTTTTGATTAAAAAAATTTTTTAAAAAGTCTAATTATTTATATAGTATATTTATAACCAAATGTATTCTTCTTGACTTATCCATACTTTAATTCTATTAGAATTAGACTCTTTTATTTTTTTTATAGTTTCTTCAGAATGCTTATACCATTTTCTATTTTCTACTATTAGATTTTTAGTAACATCAGACATTTTTCTTCCTTTATTACCATGTTCTAATAATTTCTTATTTGGATGGCTTCCTTGCTTTTGCAATTTGTTTGTCTGCTTGTATTCTTTCTCTTTCAAGGGTGGCTTTAATTTTAGATTCTTTTTCTTTCAAATTAAGTTCTTTATCTTTTAGTTTGAGTTTGTCTCCTTCAAGTTTATTCTTCTTATTTTCAGCTTCTCTTTGTAAAGCAAGTTCTCTAATATGTTTAAGTTTTTCAAACTCTAATTTCTCAGCATCAAGAGATTGATTAGCAACATCTTGTATAAGAGCACCATCTTTAGTGTAGCCTGTAGCTTTTATTTCAGCTTCTCTAATTTTAGTTTCTCTATCAAGTTGCTTATTCATATTTTCATTTTCTCTAGCTTTTTCAGCCTCATCAGCAGCAACTTTCAATTGAGCATCTTGCATTTCTTTTTGTTGACTCTGCATAGCTTGTTCATTTTGATTAAGCTCACTTTCAGCTTGTTCTAACATCTTCTGAAGATCTTTAACACTATTTGCAGCCACCATAGAGACAAGTTTACTCATTGGAAGCTTAGTGGTATTATTATTTATTGCAAGTTGTCTAATAGCTTCTAATTGTCTCTGAGCCTCTTGTGAATTAATTATATTAACACCCAAGTCTCTAAGCATTAAATCTGTACCATTAACTTTAATAAATGATTTACCAAGATCTGATGTAACATAAGACATTGTAATATCATCTTCTCTTAAAGCTACAAATTGAGCTATATCAAGATGCATTTTAAGCTTTCTTTTCTTATAATTATAGAATTTTTCAAAATAAGATTCTGTTTGAGCATAAGAGTTATTAACAGCTTGTGTTGTACCTGTAGCTGTTTCACTAGCTTGCACTTGTCCTGCTCTTTGTGGTGTAATTCCTATTTGCATATAAGCTTGTTGTTCTACAAGCATAGCAAGATTTATAAGAGCTTGTACTTTATCATGTTCTGACATATCCACTTGTTGAAAGTGTGCAAAGTTAGAACCTTGTGTATTTTGAGGTCTAGCATCTACAATACCAAGCCCTAATGATTTAGCAATAGTCATAAATTTTTGAGCACCTTCTTCACTTCCCCAATCTTTTAATGAAGGAATTATATTCACATCCATTAAAAAGAATTTACCAAGATTTTTTTGTGCTATTTCATATGCTTGATTATAAAGCATATTATAAAAGATTTGATAGGGCTTGAGCAAATCTACTAAAGCCATACTCCTACCATTTCTATTATTAAATATTTGTCCACAAACAGGAAGTTTAGAATTAAAAGGATTGTAATCACCTTTAAATTGGAATTCATTAGGAGCTATATCTAAATATATAGCCATTCCTTTCCTCTTTTCTTGATCCATATTGTAATTAGCATTAATTTTAATGCCTTTCCAAGTTTGAGGTGCCCATGTCCAACATATTGTATTAGGCTCATCAGAATCTCTAAAAGATTTATCTACTATTTCTATATCAAATAATTTAGGATTGAAATTCTCATCTACTATATGTACTATAGGCTCTCCTGTTTGTTCATCTAATAGAATAAGCTTACCAATTTTTCTTTGAGATCTCCAATAAGCTTCTGTCACTTGAACTAAATCTCTTTGTGTAAAATAGTGATTAGAGCCATATAATAAATTATTTTCATTAGCTGCATCAAGAGAAGGAATACCTGCAAGAGGAAGTCCTGAATGTGGATCAAATCCTAATGTATTCACTTGACTAGCAAAATCTCTATACCCATCCCAAGGATACATTGTAGCATTAAAAAATTCTGTATAAACATCTTCAGATGTACCTTTCTTATAATATTCTGGATAGAGGCTTTCTATTTCATCTTGAGTCATTTTCCATCCATATCTATCTATTATTTGAGCTTTAGATATAAAAAACACTCTTCCTATAAAATCTCCTTCTTCTAAATATCTTACTTCAGGACTATAATGAAAGAATGTATTTATTGGATTCCAATTCTCAACATCATATCCTGTAGATGTTAAATAATAATGTGCAAAACATCTATCTGCCACTAAAACATCTTCAAATTGTTCTTGTTCTTTTTCTCTTATATAAAGCTTCTCTGTATCATTAAGAATAATACTCTCACCCCATGATTCAGCAGCACTTCTATAGTCATATCTCATGTATTTTTCAATAGACTTAGGTGTTAGCTCTTGTTCTTTCTGTTGTAAATCTTTTTGATAAGCATCTGCTTCTTCTTGACTTTGAAAGTCTTTTTTATTAACATCAACACCTTGTCTCTGAAGTTTCATCATCACTTCTTTATGCACTTCTCCTTGCATATAAGATTGTAACATTTCTGTTTTAGTTCTAAGGAATTCAGAATCTGCTTCATTGCCAGAAGCACTCACCCTAAATATATCAGGTCTTTTTATAAATTCTCCCACTAGAATATTAACAGCTTTAGATGTAATATCATAATGCTTTAAATATTTAGGAATGGAAAATTCTTGAGCAACAGTGCTAGACAAATCTGCTATATCTTCTTTATCAAAATAATGTTCAGCAATAAATCTGCCTTTGATTATTTCATAATTTTCTTTAAGAGCAAGATTTTGAACAAATTGTATTCTGCCTATGCTCTCTAATGAATCCATACAGTCTTTACCCCACTTTCCCTTGTCTTGTAACTTTCTTTTTAAAGGTACTTGTTGTGGCGGAAGTTGAGCGTTTATACTTTTGTTTATATTATTTAACATTTATTATTTATTTTATTCCTGTAAAAGGAGAATTATTATATTTTCTTTTATTTTCACTAAAAGGATTATTTATTTTTTGACTTTCCATTCCTATAAATGGTGTTGTGATATGTCTTTTAGGAATATAAGTTTCACTTTTTCCAATAGAAGCTACATCAAAATTTGTTAATGGTGTTGCTATATCTAAGTATCTTGCTGCTGTTAAACAATGCCCAAAACCAATGATTCTATCATAGTTTCCATCATGCACACCTTTATTACTAGAAGATTTACCCTTATATTCTATCATTTCTTCAAGAAGCATTACATCTGGAATTCTACAACATCCCATTTTTATTACTTCTTCCCCATCTTTATCATACATGTATATTTCTTCTTTGGTGTATTCCACCATAATATTCATGTAATATTTTTGATTAACTGTTGTAGCAGCAAGTCCTTTATTTCTTTTAGCAAATGTTAGAGGATTTATTTGTTTAGCAAGTTCTTGGGATTCTAATAGAAGATGATCTTTATTTTTTAAATAAAAATATTGTATAAGAGTTTTATCTTCATTCTCTGGAAGTCCTAGAGCATTATAATATTCACATACATCTACACAAAGTCTATGAAAATCTTTCACTTCTTTACATCTTCCTGTAAAAGAACAAACAACACTATTTTGATATTCTCCAAGAGGTGTATACATTCTTTTAAAAACATATATACTTCCTAAAGAGTTTATTTTATCACTAGATTCATTTTCATTATAAGGGTCAATTCCTACAACATAAGTTCCAAATGGTAGTCCTTCTATTGGATGCTCATATATAACTACAGGAGCTTCTTTAATATCTTTAGGGCCAACAGGAAATTTTAATATTGGTTTTAAATTAGATTCTTTATATTCTACTTTATTATTTTCATCTCTATATAATTGTACACATAAAGGTTCATAGTGTTTTTCTAATTCATTTTTATGACCTTTAATAGCATCAACAGGAAAATTGTTATTAGAATCTGAAAGGAAAACATCATCTACTGTAAGTGGGTAGTACATCTTCCACTTGTGGTACATTGCTGTATCATTAGAATTTAAAAATGCATCAAGTTCTTTTTTTATTGTTTCTCTAGCTAATACTTTATCAGATATTTTTATAGTGGTAATCCATAATTCTGAATCTTTAGGTATTTCTAATAGAACACTAGTGTCAAGCAGGTGTTGAGCAAGTGTTGTTATATACTTACAATCACTTCTGTATTCTCCTGATAAAAATATACCTGTCACTCTACCATCTTCTTGTACTTCAGAAATTAGATTATGAGCATCTGGATTAAAGAATAATTGTTTAGCATCAAAAGCATTTTCAACATTACCTCCTGTACCCATTAGCATTGGAATACAAGTCCATCCAAATTCATTAAGCATTGCTGGTTTAGAACCTATAAATGCTGAAAGAAATTCTGCCTTACCTATTTCATCCCATATATTACATTTAAGTCTTGAAACACCAGCAGCCTTTTCTGTACTTTTACCTCCTGATGTATTTCTAATCACATATTGAGAATACACATCATTATCATTATTCTTTCTTTTAACTCCAAGTAACACCCTCTCATCACTCCAATCTCTTGTAATCCTTGGTATTCTAAATGGTTTAGAACAATTTAATAGACCATAATCAAGAGAAGCTGTTAAGTTATTAAGGTCATCTTTACTTGTTCCCATTAAAAGATTTTGACCTCCTTTAAATAATATACCAGATCTACCTGCATAAGAAGATTGTACTGTCGTCTTACTGAATTGTCTAAGGCCCATTATTCCTATACCTTTTCTTGTTCTTTCAGCTTCTAATAGAATGTCATTAAACTTTAATTCATTATCTCTAAAAGTAGGTGTAATAGTAATGGGTACAGGTTCTCCCCAATCAGAAAGTTTAGAACCTTCTATCTTCCAATGATTAAGATGCCAATAAAGCCATCCTGACATTTGCCATCCATCAATATTAATTCCTCTCTCTACTTTTCTTCTTTCTTCATTCCAGAATTCTTTATATCCAACATCATCTGGATGCCAGGGAATTGTTTTCTCATCCATGTGGATGAACATTTGTACATTCATATTAATCTTCTTTCATCATAAATGACATTTCTACATCACCTTTAGTAGCAAGTTTTTTCTTATCTTCTTTCTCTCTTAATTCATCTAAAGCTGATAACATCTTAGGAAGTTTTTCCATAATAAATGCAACAGTTTTTAATTGATCATTTTTTGAATTAATTATACCATTAACAACTCGCCCATTTGGTAATTCTTTAGGCCCATATTCATGTTGTAAATCATCTAAATTATAAGTATCAAGAGCTTTCCTCATTGATGCTATTTTATCTTCTAAATATTGTAATTCTAATGAAATATAATTTCCTTTATTTACTGCCATAATAATCTTTTTTAAATACCCATTTAAAATCTTTATAAATTTCTTTTGATTTAATTGCTTTACCTATCATTGGAGCACACATATTGATGCTCTTAGAAGCTTCTTTTACTGTACCAAATTCTTCTACAATAATATTAGTTATAGGATTTAATTTTAAAACAGCTTTGGCTACATAACTATCTTTACCTTTTCTACCAATTAAATCTGTCCTTTTATAAATTAAATCTTTCATCTTTTGTTTCTTAGATTCAGAACCTTTCATACCAGTTCTTATCTTAGAAAATTTTTTACTTAGTTCTTTAGAAATTTTATAACCTTTTCTTCCATTTCCACTTTTACCACCTTCTGTAAAATTAACAAGTTCTCCTGTCTTTAATTTTCTTCTACCATAAAGTTTTATTAATTCTACCTCTCTAGCTAAACATTCTTTTCTATTATCAAATTCTTCTATAATTTCTATATTATATCTATACTTATTAGCTACTCTTTTCCAATACCCACTTCTATTTTTAAAATTACAAGCTCTACCATAATATCCTTTATATTCACAAGTACCAATTCCTATGTAAAATATTCTATTAGTATCTGCTCTGGCATGTTGATAAAGATAATATTTTTTATTTACAAAATCACAATTTATTATAATACTATCACAACTAGACTCACTATCAATTTCCATTCTCTAATATTTTTTTAAGTTCAGAATAATATTCTATCTTTCCATCTTTAATTTCCACCATTCCTCCAAGAGCATACTGTAATGAGTCTAATTTAGCTTTCATTTCTACTGTTAACACTTCTTCTAAGACACTTTCACATTCTATTTGAAGAATACTACACACCACTTTAAATTCAGCCTCTAATGCCATTATTTTAGTTATTAGAGCACCGAGTTTAATTTTATCAGATTGTGTTTTAACATCATTCTTTAATTTATCAATCTCAGGATTAATAATTCCAATATCATTTAGTATTTTTTCTAATCTTTTTATTAACTTTTCCTTCATATATTAATTCTAATTTACCTTTTATTTCTTTATAATAATTACCTGTTATTTTATCATAGAATACATTACCAAGTAATTCTTCTAATTCTTCTTTTTTAATATTTTCCATTTATATTTTTTGCTATAAAATAAATTGCTTCAGTGGTATCTTCCAAATCAAATTCTTCTTTTATTTTATTCAAATAAACTTCTAATTTTTTAGATTTCTTTTTTAATTTTCTAGGCAATCTTTTAACAGTATAAGGAATACTAAAGGTCACACCACTTGGTTCTATCTCAGTCATTTTAAAAGGAGAGGTGTTAATTAAATTAATTTCATTTATATCTATCATATTTTAATATTTTTTCATTTCAATAATTCAAGTTCTTCTTGTTCTGAAAATGTACACACTGGATCTAAATTATTAAAAATTTTATCCATCTTTGTACATATAATGACTTTTCCTTCTTTATCTAAACTCAAATAAGTTTCATTAGAAAATTCAGTATTAAGTCTTGGTATACTATTACAACTTTCTATTTTATTACCTTTACCTCCATAAGCTTTTGGATAATCAAAAGGATTAGCTCTTGTTGCTGTTAAATTAACACCCTTAATAATAGATATTTTAGGTAGAGTAAATAATTTCTTAAAATTATTATAACTTTTCCAAAATATATTTTTAAAAGATTGTGTATAATTAGGATTAATTATATAAAATTTTCCACTTCTAATTGGAATACTAATTGTAATTCTATTCCATTGAATATCTATTTTTTGTATCTTTTGTTCCATAATATTAATATTTTCTAACATATTCAAAATCTTCTGAAAATTCTCCATCACCTAAATAAGATTGTTCTAATTCTCTTTCATATTCTTCTAGTCTTTTCATATACTTATCATTAGACCAATAATGAGGACTACTTCCATCACCTTTACTTCTAAGTATATTATTTCTATGTTGTGCAATAGGTATATCTGGATAGGTTTCTGCTATTGAAGCTTCTTTATTAATAATAGCACTTCTCAAATATCTTTCTGGTTTTGCTTCTTTAAATTCTCTTATTGTTTGTTCTTGCATTTTGATTTATTTATTAATTTTTAAATTATATTTACTCTTAATATCTCTATAATTATTTTCTTTAAATAATGTATTATGTATTGTTGCAAATAAAATATTCAATTTTTTAGATATTTCTAATATTGAAAAATTTTCATTATACATTTTAAATATTTCTATAATTATTTCTTCTGAATATCTTCTTCTTATATTAGGTTTTCCTTTAGTACAATTTATTATTGATAATATTTGTTTTTCTGTTTTTGGTCTTTTACCTAATTTCTTTCCATTTTCTATAACTAATTTAGAAGCTACTCTACCCTCTTTCCATTTAATACCCTTTTTTGTACTACTCATTTTTTCTCTAACTTCTTTAATAGGTGAATATGTACCTTTTCCACCATTATTACTATTTACGAGTTTAGCTCCTAGAGATTTAAAAAGTAATATAGTTTCTATTTCACATTCATTTATACTTTCTAATTTTACACATCTTAATATTTCCATATTAATAGTATTACCTTTAAGTAATTCAAATTGAATCCATTTATGCTTATAATATTTTAATCTCTTACTCTCACAAATATGACTTCTTAATCTTGCTTTAGGATTTTTTGAATACCCTATATATCTAATAATATTATTACTAGAAGATTTTAATCCATAAATATAACTAATTTCAGTGTAATTATTCATATTACCATTTGCCAAGAGGGCAACTTATTTTTTCTTTACTTTCAACATTACTCATTGACTTCATTAAAAGTGGACATTGACATATACCACATTTATCATCTTCAACATCTTTATCCCAATCAAAAGTTTCACTATTATAAGACTGTCTATTAGGACATGTCTTACATATCTCAAGTCTAGCTTTTGATATTTTTTCTATTTCTTCTATTTTCATTACTCTGCTATTTGTATTATTTTAAGCATTGAATACTGTACATCATTTATAGTAAAGTCATAACAGCACCAAGGTAATCCTCCTAATATAACTTGATTCATTTCTCTACTTCCTTTATTACTATCTAAATTCTTATCATATTGGATTTTAAACTTTCCTTTTGGAGTTAGATAATAAAATTCTTCATAATTTGGTATTGTTATATTACCATTATTTTGAACTAAATTTACAAATTTAGGGAATATCTCTTCTATAAATATTCTAGTTAATTCACTAGTTGCTCCTCTTCCTGTTTTAATAATAACATCTCCTTCTGGTAGAATATCTATTATTTCTTCTTTATTTTTACTTATTATTTCAAATTTCATGTTTTCGATTTATTTTTTTGTTCAAACTTTTTAAATTTAGTTTTACTACACACTGTAAATAATACATTTGTAAAACTAACATCATCTATTATAAAACCATCTTCTCCAAAATGTTCTTCTATAAAATTAGTAAGTTTTTCTTTTTAAATTTTTGTTAATCTTATTTGCATATCTATCGCAACTTTTCCTATATTGTATTTATGATTAGTTATTTTTTTAAATAAAAATTGTCCTATTCTTTTCATTTTAATATTTTATATATTTTCCATAATTTATTTTAGTAGTTTATATATCTTCCATCTAATAAAATTAGTCCATCCTTCTATTATTTCTTTTCTATGTTTCCAAATGTATATTATTCTTTTCATTTTTCTTCTTCATATTTATTTACTAAATCTAATAGATATTCCATAAACTTTTCTTTTGTTTTCTTATCTATATCTTGTAAAGAATTCCAACACCAAACACAATCATAGTCTGTAGCTCTATCATAAACAAATTTACCTGCTATAGGAAATACTAAATAAACTCCAAAATCTTCATAAAAACTTTTTTGAAAAAGAAACACATCTTTTAATTGTCCTAAATCACTAAAAGTATTACTAATACTATCCTTAAAGTTATCAAATTCAGAATTATAAATAAGAGTATTATTTTGGAAATTATCCCAGTCTTTACTCTTTATATACTCACTTAATATTATTTCTTCCATATTTTTCTTTTCTTGCTAAATAAACATGTCTTAATGATTCTAATTGTTTCCAACATGCTCTTAATTTCAATGTAACATCAGTTTCCATATTTACTATTTGTGGATAGCCAAGTCTATATCTTTCTGATTTTCTTAACCTTCTTGCTATATTAATTAAATCTCTTGTGTATTTTCTAAGAGAAGAATTATTAGTATAGAATATTCCAAGATGCTTAACTTCTAAAACAGGAAAAGATGAAGTGTCTATTTGTTTTTTAAACTCCCTCCAAAACATTTCATTGATAATTTCTATCTTTTCAAAATCTTTAATAGGACATTTATCATTCTTTGCTACTTTATGATTTATATAAGCTAAGTTTCCTAACATATTAACGATTGTCAAGTAATATTTTAAACAAAGCCACATCACTTAAAGGAAAATTTAAATCATCACAAAGACATTCTCCAAATCCTTTATTCTTAATCATTCCCACTTTTCTTAATTTAGAAACAGTGTTATCTAATGCTGCTTTATTCTTTAATATTTTATTTTCAATTAGTTGTTCTTTAGTGTATTGATTATATCCTTGTCCTAGGAAATGAGACAACACTAATATCTCACTCTTTGATAATGTAATGTTTTTTGTTAATGCTACAATACAAACTAATATTCTTGCCATATCAATTTTGTTATTGGTTTTTAACACTGTCTTTAATTGTATTGGTTCCATTCTTTATTTTTATTCTTGAAATAGTATATTTCAAATTTCTTTCAATACCACTCTCTTCCTAATCCATGTTTTAGGTATTTTAATACATCCATCTAAATTTTTTATTCCATGTTCTTGAGGATTTATTCTAGAAGCTATTAACATGTATTCTTTAGTTTCTTTAATTAAAAATCCTGTTTGTTGAATTACCCAATCTGTTGTATCTGTCCATTTTAATATTTCTTCTTCTGAAAGCCATGATGTATTATTACTAATAGCATCTATCCATTCTATGTATATTAAAGGAAATGTTTTATCTTTCATTCTTTATTTTTAAATATTTCTAATGTATAAATAGTATCTCCACCTCCCATCATATCTTGATAATAAATAGCTGTAATAGTTTTACAATTATAACATTCATAACATCCAGTCCAAGATAAAGATGGTAAATGATTTACATAACATCCACATTTATAACAACCTTTTTTATTCTTTTTAACATCAATTGTTTCTATTAATTTAAAGTTTTTCTGTAAATCTTTATAATCAATTAGTTTACTATCTGTATATTCTTTAATAGTCATTTAAAATATATTTTGTATTTTCAATTAGACATAAGAAGCCCTTACACATTTAAGTGCTTTTTGTTTTTAATTTAGATTTTCATACTACCAGGTGTCTTACTTATAACCACATTTGCATGTTTTCCTTTCTGTCCACTTATTGCTTCTTGCTTTTAAAAGAAGTAGGAAATCCTGTTTCTTATATCTAAACCATTTTTGTCACTATTGGAGAAAATCAATTTCAACTATATTTCTATGTCTACTCTCCCAATCCAACTTCTGAGCTACTATTTAATAGCTGATAGAAATTATTCCTAAAGTCAAAATAATTATCTGTGACTATACAAAGATAATATATGTTTTTGACATTTGCAAGTTTTTTACAAACTTTAACATATTATTATTTTAGTGTCTGCAAATATAAACTATTAATTTGACATTTCCAAATGTCTCATAAAATTATGTGAAAACACTGAAAACTCTCTTTTATCTATTTAACAAATTTTATGTTAATTTATTTTAACATTAGAGCAAAATATTTTTGTTTATATAGTATATTTTTGACCAGAGGATTTTTAATTTTTATTAATTCTAAAATCTAAATAGAACTTCCCCAAGGTGAAAAGTTTCTTTGAACAGAGGAAACTTGTTTACTCAATCTATTATGTATATAATACATAATAGAGAATATGATAGGTGAGTTTAAAAATAACCCATTAGAGACACTTTTATTTAAAATACACCCTCCTATACCACTTAGCCTATATTAAGCCCCCTATACTAGCTTAAAATTTGTTTTATGTGTGTTTTATAGTAAACCCAGATCCAAAAAAGACCCACACCAAATCTTGAGGAGCATCTATGCCCCCTCTATCTATTATTCATTCATAAAAAATTCAGACAAAAATGAAAAGAACATCTATCAAAAGTCTTGTAATATCTAAGACTATCAACTCAATATCTTCATTGAGAACAAACACTTCAGGATATTTCTATGTCACTATGCTTAGTGGCACTAAGAGCAGCAATCTGTATCTAAGTAAAACTGCTACAGCAACTGCTAATGCATTAGGCTTGATGGCTGATGACAAAATACCTGCTGAACTTTTGAAGAACTCTGAAGTAGTTGAGACTACTAATGAGGCTAAAGAAGTGAGATATAAACTCTCATTTGGTAATTCAGGTGTCTATGCTTCATCAACAGAGCTGAATGACATCTTTGGTATTGAAGAGCAAATGGGTGATTTTGATGTTGTAGCATTCAAAGCTACATTCACTGAAAAGCCTGTTGCTGCTTAAATTAATAGAATAGATTGGTGCTAATAACACCTTTCTATTCTTATTTGTAAAACATTTAAAATCAATTAAAATTTAACAAAATGAACAAAATCATCCAACAATTACTTGTCAAGACATTTCCTACTATGGACATTACTTCTCTTATGGAAGTAATAAATGCTACAGATAAACCTGAAATAGCTACTGAAATACTTTGTGGTATTTATGTAGCTCCTGAAACTGGTGCTACTATCAGAACTCATGAAGGTAGAGGAACTGTAGAGTTCAAAGGTTATGATAAATGGAAAGATGAAATATCTTGCACATATCAAGAACCTGTAACAAAGAGTGGTTATTTTCCTAAAGAGACAGATAGAGGTATAATAACTCTGGAGAATTTTGATACTCTCAAAGTTCCTTATTCTTCTAATACTATTAGTGTTTCTATCAAAACAGAAGAATTCAGATTAGCAAAATATACATGTTCTTTAGAAACTTGGCTTCAGCTTCCAGTATTAGCTGTATAAGACTTTAATGGTTCAGAGGAGATAACTTCAAATCTGAACCTTTCCTTTTTTTTACTCAAAATTAAAATCCATAAATGTGTATGCAAGAATTTGATATAGAAGAATCTATAGGAAGCTTATCAATGCTCTATTATAGTTGTTACACTCTTAAAAAGGAAAAAGACATCAAAGAAACAAACAAAGCTATAGAACTTATTGAAAATAATATCATAGCTCAGTTTAAAAAATTAAAAAAACAATTAAATAAACAATTATGTACACAATAACAGTGTTTGGTCAAGTGGTTTATTCTACTATTGATAATTTAACAGAACTATTTAATATATTTTTTCTATTAAAATCATCAGAATGGAAGAATAGTGTACAAATGAGAATATCATAACCTTTTGATTATCATTTGTTTCAAATGACATCAATTTAATAGAGAAGATTTGTTGTAGTAGTGGGTACTCATGTAATATTGAGACTAGTCTAACCATAAACAGCAATGTGTGTAACTACAACATTTCTTCTCTTATTATTTTCTTGATTAACACATTTGAGGAGCACAGAACTCTATACAATATGAATCACTCTGAACATTGTATTCTTAAGCAAGTGTGTTAATCTTTTATCTCACCATCCTTAGTAATATCTCTAAAGAACATACTAAGTTCACAATTAATAGTCTTTCTTTTCCTTGCTATATAAGGATTAAGCATATAAATCTTTTGTACATAACCAGAAGGTGCACATACACAATAAGATAGAACATTCTTATTAAACAGTCTTTTGACCATTTTATAAAACTCATCAATACTCATATTAAGTTTAACTGCAAGAGTATCAGATGTATGTGGATGATTATTATTTTGTGATATAACAGAACAATCTCCTTTTAACATATTTCCCATTTTAAATACTCTTGCTATATCTACATTAGAAAACTCTTTAGCAAGATATATCATAGCTTCAGAGCTGAATGTTACATACTCATCTGAGTTGATAATGAATTGATTAGTTCCTTCTTTCATAGTGATAGTAATGTTATTCTTCACTTCAGAAGATAATAGTTCACCTGTTTCAATATTAACATATTGATCAGGTATTAATTTGGAATTCTTTTTAATTTTTGTAATTGTATTCATATATTTGTATTTTAAATCCTGAAAGTAGTGGTTTTTCTCTACTAATAACCTAAAAAGTAGTGATTTTCCACTAGTCTTATAATCTTTTGTAATTTATACTAGTATTAAGTTAGAGAATGATTTTAATTAGTTTCCTTCTTATTATTATTTGAATACAAATATACAAAGAATATTCCAATAAAACAAATCTCTCACATAATTATGTGAATTTATATAAAACTTATGCCTCCATGATGAAAAGGTAGACATGAAAGATTTAAAATCTTTTTTCCCTAAAAGGAAGTGTTGGTTCAAATCCAACTGGAGGTACTATTAATTAATTTAAAAACAAAATAACATGTTTAATATAAAAGAAAAACTTGCAGTAGTGTCTATTATTAGCAATGTGTCTCCTGAATCTAAAAAAATTCAACAAGAAATCATTGATGAATTTGAAAGAATTCAAAAAGAAAATGAGAAATTAAAAATTTTAATTGATTTATCTAATATATTTTGGATAACTAATTGATTTTCATTAAATTATTAATAGAAATTAGTGTTGATTGATGTACATAAATTACATTCCATCAATAAAACTCTTACAAAATTTCTATTTAACATAATATTATTTACAGAACACTCTAATAACAAATTAATTTGTTAAAAAATTGTTAAAATATACAAATCATGCTACAAACCATCTTACTAATATCTCTAATTTGTAATGGAATATTTATTTCTTTTAATGAAGAAGGTATGATATTTTACAAAATTGGAAAATATTTAGAACAACATACAATAAACATATTGAGAGAGTATAATGAGGGAAGGGTAGCTTAAATTCTATAATAATAGCTATTTAGGAAATATCATATATATTAGTAATTATATTTTCTCATATCTTATTCTTGCAAGATAAAAAGTTAAGCCTGATCAGCTTAATAGAACAGATTTTTATTGAAATTAGCAGGCAAAACTTATAGCACTAACTATAATACCTAGCTGTAGGGTGTATTCCAATGATACAATCTAATACATAGTTTTTATGTTCATTTTTTAATTAATTGTCTCATTCATTATAAATGCCTCATTTATTACTTCTTAGTTCAATTGATTAGAGCATCTGACTGTTAATCAGAAGATTATTGGTTCAAATCCAATAAAAATAGCATTATTTATTAACACACAAAAAACACATTTATGAATAGAAAACAAATTCTCAAACAAGCTTTAATAGCATTTATTTGTAAGTTAAATTATACAGATAAAGGATTGTGCTCTTATTTTTATAATATGGGGCATATGAAAATTCATGAGCTTGAAATATTATTTCCTGAAATTTCTATTTATAAACCTATTAATAATGATAGAATAATAACAACAAATTATTGGTGGGCAAATACTATTCAAAAAGATAAGTCTTTGACAAATCCTTTAAATAGAGAACAAAGAATCAAAATATTAAAACAATTATATTGTTCTATTAAATAATTAAAAACATACACAAATGAAAAAAACAATAACACTTACAATTGAAGAAGCTAGAAATTTGTATAAAAATGCAAATTTTAACTTTAAAACTAAAATATATGTTTACAGATATAATAACTTGTATATTTCTTTATATCATTAATTATGTAATTAGCCTCATAATTACAGCAGGGGATTTCATAAAATCTATATTTTGGTTCATTTTACTTATAAAACAGATAATCAAGATATTAACTAATCTTCTTTTTGTATTTATTAAGATAATTTTTGAGTAAATTCTTTAGAATAGATTGTGTTACTTAAATTCTCAGTGTAACATCTGCAAAAAATTTAATACTTTCTATTCTAATCTTATAAAACCCTAACTAAACATCAAATTAATAGTAAAAAAATTAGATTTATCACCAAATTTTAAACATATGTTCAGTGAATTTAGAGTTGTAACTACCAACTTAGAAGTAGTGAGGGTTTTACTTTATATTTTAGAAATGACAAAAGCAGAATAATAACAAATAGTATTGAGGATTTAATTAAAGAATTAGAAATAAAACTAAAACAATGAACATATTTTATTTACAACTGTTATCTAGTTTATTATCAATAGGATTGATAATTTACAATGGAAATATAGAAGATTTTATAGCTAAAAGAAATTATAATTATTTAATAATAGATATTCTATTTAAAATATTAGCATGGCAAATAGCTTCTTTAATAATTTCTATTATAATCTATTTACTATATTATTCAATAACACATTTAATTAACTAAACAATGAAACAACAACCAACATATACATTTCTATTAGCTGTTACAATATATTTTTATACTATAGCTTTAGGATGTATGTATATTTTTTAATAAAAATTTAAAACACACAAAATGAAATCAAGAGTAAAAAAGAATTTGTACACAGGAAGTTTCAATCTATCTCCTAAAACACCTGAAATACTATTACCTAAAAAAACTAAAAGAGATGAATATTCTTATTCTAATAAAGGAATAATGGAATTTTTAGGATTTAATAAATAATTATTTCTCTTTCCATAGTTCAATTGGATAGAATATATTACTTCTAATAATATGATGGAGATTCAAATTCTCCTGGAAAGACCATTAAAATTAACACACAAAACAAAAAAAATGAAAAAATTACTAGAAGCTTTAAAAAATCAAAAATTTATTTCTCCTGATTCTAAACAAAAATTTTATTTTATGTCAGGAATTAATAGAGAAATAAATCCAGGACATGTAACTAAAATGGTAAGTTCTATACAAAAAATGGGTGTGATAAGACCTGTAGTATGTGTAATGACATCTTGTATAGAAAATATAAAGAAACTTTATATAATAGATGGACAACATCTTTTTACAGGATGTATAAGAATAGGTTGTGAAATACCTATTATAACACTTTATAGTGAATCTAAAGAAGAAATAATAGAATGGATGGCAGCACTTAATAATTCTTCAAAATCATGGTGTTTATTAGATTATATAAAAGTGTGGAAATGTCTTGATGGTAAAGAAGATTATAATGTTCTATTAAACTCTTTTAACACTTATGATTTAGAAATAAATATTATAGCTTGTTGTTATAATAATATTCAAATAGGATGTTCTCAATCTAAAATTATTAAAAAGGGAGAATTTAAAATATTAGATAGAAAAAAAGGTGATGAAATATTAAAGGATGGTTCTGATTTGTTTTCTGTTTTAAAAGGAAATAGAGAAAGCAGAGATGTTATTAAATATTTTATGACTGCTTATGTTAAATGGAGATATTCAACATCTTCATATAATCATAGTAAATTTTTAGAATTTCTTAATAAAAATAAGAATGTTTTTGAAAGTTTAGTCAATTCTCCTAAAGAAACAAATGATTTTTTAAATAAATTTAAATAAAAAATTTATGAATGATGATTATATAGATGAATTAGCAGATGGTTTTTTATTATTTGGAGATAATAGTCCTGGTGGGATAGTTATTTTTATTATAATATTAATAATCTTTTGTATTTATGAATACACTAAAAATTAAATAACACACTACTATTAGTTAGATAATATAGTGGAAGTATAGCGAAAGTTGGGGAATGTTCAAATCATTCCAATAATGTATAACATATTATGAGAAAACAGAAACAATGGTTATATGAATATATAGGAACCCTCATAGATATGAGATAAGTGGTGTGTTAATGCCTTTTGATAGTTTTGGAACATTAATTTGTTTATGGGGAGGTGATTTAATTTCACCAAAAAACTATTATTTTTAAAAATTTAAATAAATATTATGAATACTTTAGAAGAAGGAATAAAAATTTTAGAAGATTTACCAATTGGAACTTATAAGTGTTATGATAAAAATAATGAATTATTTATTTTTATGAAAGTAAAAAGTCCTCATGATAATGATGAAAGTTTAGATATTTATGCAATAGGTTCAGATGAGCCATATACTGCTAAAGAAATTTTAAAATTTAATATAATTAATTCAAATTCTGAATTTCATAAATATTTTAATATTGAATTAATAAAATAAATTATTTATAAAGTTAAAAAATTTTTTTAAAAATTTTAAAATGGGGGGTGAGAAGAATAGATTAGATTGATTAGTTAAATAATTAAGCAAGTGAATGATATTTTACACTTTAAAAATTAATATCAAACAATAAATGCAACAGAATTGTCTGCCTTTACCTTTGATGATGCAATGAATTTTGTATCTCAGGATGAGCTTGTAGAAGCTGCTATATAAGAAATTATATTGCTGTTCTTGGAAACAGAAGTCTACAAATATAGCTTTTCTTATTTACTTAGAAATAAGATGGTGGAGCACAATCAATATTTGGTTGTCCTATTTTTATTAATTTAGTAAAATTAATTATTTGGAATACTAGAATAGTATTATCCTAAGCTTATAATAAATTATTTAATAAACCTTTTTAAGACCTGGCTAGCATTATGCCAGCACCTCCACCACACATTATATTTTAAGTAGAAGTTAATGCTCAAGCATTAAGGTTTTGGTGCAAATCCAGATAGTGTGTCTATTAACAAAATAAAATTTAAACAAAAACATGAATTTAAAATCAAAACTAAACAACTTTTTATTCAATAAGAATAAATATAAAGAACATGATGAAGCAATTATAATATCTTGCTTTTTTAATCCTCAAAAATCTATTTATAGAATAAATGCTTTTAATCAATTTTATGAATCAATTAAACATCTCAACCATCATATAGTAGAATGTACTATTGGAAATGATATTAGGCAATTAGATACTTCTAATAAAAATATTTCACATGTAAAAACAGATGTTTTATTGTGGCATAAAGAATCTCTTTTAAATAAAATTATTAAAACACTTCCTGCTAAATATAAATATATTCTTTGGATAGATGCTGATGTAATATTTGAGAATAAAAATTGGATGATAAATGCTGTTGAACAACTTCAAAAGAATAATATTATTCAATTATTTTCAGATTGTGTACATTTAAATCAATATGAAACTCCTAATAACTTAAATTCTGATTTTAAAGATCAATGGAGTAAAAGATCATTTCCAATTAATAATAAAAGAATATGGAATTCATTTGCTTATAATTGGGTGTTTAATAGAATATTGGCAAAATCTGAAAACTATGATATACATGGACATGTAGGATTTGCTTGGGGAGCTAAAAGAGAAGTATTAGAAAAATGTCCTTTATATGATAGAGCACTAATTGGTGGGGCAGATCATATAATGGCTCATGCTTGTGTAAATCAAATTCCTTGTTCTTGTATAACAAAATCTTTTACAGATGATATAGATGAAGTGAGCAAATGGTCTAAACAATTCTATTATGCTTGTGAAGGTAAATTAGGAGTTGTAAGTGGTACATTATATCATATTTGGCATGGAGATATTCAAAAAAGAGAATATTTAAAAAGAATTAAAGAGTTTACACCTCAAACTAAGCATATTACTAAAAAAGATAATAATGGTTTATACACTACAACTAATAAACAGGCTTTACATTATGTAAATGATTATTTTGATAGAAGAGAAACAGGACATGATAGTGATTTTCTTACATCAATGGTTTTAGGATATATAACAGATATGCCTTTTATAGGTAATAATACATTAGGAAGTATGATAGGAGCTGAATTGAGAGATGCTTCCAACAATAATTCTACAAATATAGTAGATTTTCAAAATTTTTCTTGAAATAAAATTTAAACAAAATGATAAAAATTAAAAATTGGCTTTGGTAATAAATATAAATATTTATAAAGAAGACAATAATTAAATAGTTCTTTTAAATAAATTTATGAAAACAAAACAAAATTCTATGCCATGATGTTTAGTAAAAAGGATTTACTTTTAGAGCAAGAATAAAAACATCTGATATATGTGTTATATATTAAAACAATTTAAAAAAGTAAAAAAATGACAACAGTAACAAGGATCACAAACTTTTCAGGTAAAGGTGGTGAAGTAAATGCAGACAAAAATGGTAAAAATCCAGTTTACCTGACATACATTAAAGGTGATGCAATTCCTGATAGGGCAAGAGTACTTAGTGGTACAATAGCTGAAAATCTTGGATTAGAAGTGGGCAAGACATATCTTATTAACACTACAGAAGGTGTTGAAGATGCAGTTTATGGTAAACAATATACACATACAGTGGTAACAGAAATGTCTGGTGCTGATTTGCTTGGATTGTTTGCTAAAGAACTTAGTAAAACAGTTAAATCTTCTGTAACAGTAGAAGAAAAACAACAAGTACATCAAGGAGGTGGGCTTGATTAATTAACAATTTGAGAAATTGAGATCATTAGAGAGAGCATAAGGATCTATTATTCTTGTGTTCTTTCTTTTTTATTATGGAGTTTATAGTTCAATGGTAGAATAATTAATTGTGGTTTAATAGATTTATGTTCAACTCATAATAAACTCCCTTAAAAAATTAAAATAAAATGAAACAAAAAATAATTGGAATTCCTGCTTATTCTGGTAAGGAAATCTTTGGATGTGGATTGGGCTACTTGGATTGGATTAGCCAATTTGGTATTCCAAGACTTATATTTCCTAAAGAAGAATTTGTTAAAGGATTGGATATGTTATTTCTCCCAGGAGGCCCTGATCTTAATCCCACTTCATACAATGCTATACCTGAATTCTACACAAACTCTCCATGTATTCATAGGCAATTCTTTTATGATATAAGACTTAAAAATTATATTGGAAAGGTTCCTATATTTGGAACTTGCCTTGGGTTTCAAATGTTGAATTGTTTTTTTTCAGGAAAACTTGAGCAGGATATTTCTCACTACGTGGACAAAGATGGATGTCATGAAATTTATGACATGGAGTATAAATTAATAAAAGCACTACCAAAAGATAAAGAAGGAATTAAAGTGACAAGTTCACATCATCAAGGATTTAAAATAAATAATCTTGGAGAAAATCTAACACCATTAGCTCAAAGTGCAGAAGGATATATAGAAAGAATGGAGAATACACATTTAAATATAGCAGGAGTGCAAAGTCACCCTGAAAGATTAGAAGATGAATGGAGTGTAAATAAAATTAATGAATTTTTAAAAATTAAATAATGCTTACAATAATAATTAATAATGATATATGGAAAATGCCTGATGATGAATCTTGGCATATATTTTTAATAAAAGTTGCTCCAACTGAATCACAAGTTGTATTTATGAGATGTGCTTGTAATAATAAATCTGTACATTGTACATCATCTGAAAAACTAGCACAAGAAATAGTGCAAGAAATTACAAAAGGTATAATGGAAGGAAAAACTATTATAAATATTCAAACAAAAGAGAATTTAATTGTTGAAACTAAATAATAATAAATGATAAGAACTGTTATTAAATACACAGATAATAAAATATTATTAAATGATGCTGAAGTGTTTGAAACTTCTAAAGAATTATTTCCTGGTATATATGAAATAGAAACTGACACTTATGGGGCTTTTAAAAATTTTGTATCATTAGAAATACCTAAAGCATTTCCATTGATGCCCTCAGATGAATTACAAAACTTAGAAGACTATATAAATAATTTTTTATCTGATGATTATGAAAATTTGTGTAAAGAAGCAAGAATTTTAAAAAAATCAGGTATATTATTATATGGTAAGCAAGGAATTGGTAAATCTAATTATATTAATTATATTATAAATAAGTGTCTAGAAGAAAAACAAGCATGTATTTTTAGTTGCACTGGTTTAAGAGATGTACAACAAGTAAATGATAAGTTAAAGGAATTAAGAAATATACAAAATACTTTGTTTGTAGTGTTATTAGAAGAAATGGATGAAATATTAAACAGCAATGCAAATCCAGAAGGTACATTAAAAAATTTTATGGATGGTATTAATAGTGTTGATAATTGTTTATTTTTAGCTACAACTAATTATATAGATAAAATACCAAAATCTTTAACTGAAAGACCTTCTAGATTTAAGAAAGTGTTGGAAATAAAACCAACAGAAAATATAGAAGAGTTAAAAAAATGGCTTACTATTACATATAAAAATTTTATACCAGATTTAAGTAATGAAGAATGTGAACATTTACATGATATGTGTATAAATAAATCTATTGATGAAATTAAACATATTATTATAGATTATAAAATGGGAATTGAAAATTTAGAAAAACCAAAAAAACTAGGATTTAAAAAACAATAATATATGATAAAAATAACTAATATAGGATGTGATCCCGAATTTTTCATTCAATCTCAAGGAAAACATATTTGTGCTATTCCATATTTAGGAGGAGCATGTAAAGAACTTCTATTTCCAATGATGGAAAATAACATAATTAAAGAAGGATTTTTCTTTTGTCATGATAGAGCTTCTGTTGAATTTAATGTACCTCCTACAATGGATTTTAAGACATTTAGAGATCAATTAAATTATGCTAAACAGTTTATATTGCATCTGGTTAATAATGACTACAATGGCCCTAAAATTGAAATCTCAGAGGATGCTAGTGCTTTCTTTAATTGGGATGAACTAACAAATCCTAAAGCTTTAGAAGTGGGATGTCATCCATCATGGAATGCTTGGACTAATTCTCAGAATAAATTAACAAAAGATTTAGAAAAATCTAATTTTCAGTGTGCGGCTTTTCACTGGCACCTTGAATGTGATTTTGGTTGTGATGATAAATTTCATCTCATGATGGCTTGTATTAGAGCATTTGACTTATTTTTAGGTGTTCCTTCTGTAATGATGGATAATGACTTATGGAGGAAAGATTCAGGCTATGGACTTGCAGGTCAATTTAGAGAAATGTTAGATAAAAACAGATTTGAATATCGTGTTTTGTCTAATTTTATTCTATTTGATGATGTAGCATTAGAATTTATGTGGAATCAAATGTTTAAAGCTATTGATTATGTTAATGAATTTGATATAATTACAGGTGAATTAGGAGATAGAATACAAAAATGTATTAACACTTCTGATAAAATATTAGCTTATGAAATTTGTAAAGAGTTTAAAATTGAAATTCCTGTAAATGAAAAAGTATTAACTAATGAATAAAAAAATTGTATTAATACCAATAATACTTGTATGTACAATGTTTCTATTACATGATGCTAATAATTCTCCTTTAACAAGAGATTGGATGTTATTTGTTGTATTAGAACTTTGTTTACAAATATTAATAAAAGAAAAATAAAATGAAATATACAAGAAAAAAATATTCAGATGTACAAATTTATGTAGAATTTGAAGATTATTCTATAGATGAAGATGGAAGTTTTATAATCAAACTACATTAACAAAAATTAGAGAAAAATTGAATAATAATTAAAAACAAAAAAAATGAGAATATCAAAAGAAGAAGCATTAGAAAAAATGCAAAACAATAAAGGAAGATTTTTTACAGTGGAATTCACTACTAAAAAAGATAACACTGTTAGAAGAATGAATTGTCAGTATCTTTCAGGACAAAAAGTTTCAAAGCTTGGACTTGTAAAAGTAAAAGAATGTTCTAAAATGAAGAAAACCCCAGATAATTGTATTAGGAATTTTTATATAGGAAACCTAATAGAATTAAAAATTAATGGTGAAGAGTGTAAAATTAAATAATGAAAAATTTTAAAGATTTTTTCAGAATAATATTAGTGCTATGTGCAACATATTTAATGTTACATAATATTGATGGTTGGGGATGGTTGATATTTACTTTAATATTAACTTTTTGAATTTAATTAAACAATTCTCATTGGAGAAGATAGTATATGACATTGAAAGTTATAAGAACTTCTTTTGTTGTACATGTCTTAATTTAGAAAATAATGATAAACAAATATTTATCATTGATGAAAAAATTAACAATTATGAACAATTAAAGAAGTTCTTTTTTCAAAAATGCTTTATTGGTTATAATAACAAAGGATATGATGATGTTATTATTAATTACATTTTAACAGAAAAAATAATGTGTCCTTATAAAATAAATGATTTTTCAAATTTAATTATTCAAACAAAAGATAATTATGAAGAAATTAAATATTATAAGTATAATAATAATTATAAAAGTGTTGATTTAATGACACATTTGTTTTCTAAAGCTCTTAGAGTAGGGCTTAAAGAATTAGAAGTGAGTATGAACTATGAAAATGTACAAGAACTTCCTATAGCTTATGATGCTATATTAACAGAAGATGAAAAACAACAGATTATAGAATACAATTTAAATGATGTTTTGGCTACTAAGATGTTAGCTGAAAAATGTAAAGATTCTTTAAAACTTAGAGAAGCTATTAAACAAGAATTTGGTTTAGATTGTTATTCAAAAGATGGTGTTGGTATTGGTAAAGATTTACTTTCTAAATTATATTGTGAAAGATTGAATTTAAAATATAAAGATATAAAAGAATTAAGAACTTATAATCAAGAAATTAAATTTAAAGATATAATCAGTGATAGAATTAAATTTTCTTCTAAAGAATTTAATAATTTATTAAAAACACTAATAAATACAAATATAACAACAACTAAAGATGCTTTAGATTATAAAATATTATATAAAAATGTAATGTTTGTATATGGGACTGGGGGTTTGCATAGTAAAGATGGACCTGCTTATATCATACCTAAAGATGATGAAATATTACAAGATCTAGATATTTCTAGTTTATATCCAAGTATATTAATTGAATATGGCTTTAAACCAGCTCATTTAAGACCTGAATTTTTAGAAATATATAAACAAGTAAGAGATGATAGAATAAAAGCTAAAAAAGAAGGAAATAAACTTATTTCAGAAACTTATAAATTACTTTTAAATTCTAGTTATGGTTTATTATTAAATTCTTATTCATGGCTTTTTGATACAAAGTCTGCAATGGGGATCACTATAAATGGACAATTATTTTTAACAATGTTAGCTGAAAAACTATTAGATAATAGTATTCAAATAGTATCAATTAATACAGATGGTATAACATGTTTATTTAAAAAATCTCAGTTAGAACAATATTATCAAATATGTAAAGAATGGGAACAACTAACAAAATTGGAAATTGAATATACAGAATATCAAAAAATATTTAGAAGAAATGTTAATACATATTTTGCTTTATTAAAAAATGGAAAAGTAAAAGAAAAAGGAGAATTTCTTACTACTCCAGTGTTAGGTAAAGGATATAATTCCTTTATAATTCCAATAGCTTTAAAAGAATATTTTATTAATAATATTCCTATTGAAAAAACAATTGTTTCTCATAAAAATATTTATAATTTCTGTAATATGCAAAAGATTGATAAGAAATTTAAAGTAGTATGGAATAATAAAAAACAACAAAGAATTAATAGATATTATGTTTCTAATAAAGGAGCATATTTGTATAAAATTGATGGACAAAAAACAATAAATATGTTATCTGGATGGGGTGTTCAGATATTTAATAAATTTGAATATAAAGAGAATTTTGAAGAATATGATGTTAATTATAAATATTATATTTCTGAGACAAATAAAATATTAAATGAAATATGTCCTAAACAATTAAATTTATTTTAAAATGAAACAAGAAAGAAAATTATATACATTAAGTGGGGAAGGAGATTCTATATTTTATATATCAGTAAATGATATTAATAATAAAGTGGTTTATTTTTCAAATATTAATAGAGAAGAAGAAGGTGATGCTGGATGGAAAAATAAAGAATGTGCTAAAGAAATAAATCCAGACTATTTAGAAACTTATACAGTGACAAGAATTAAACCAAATTGTTGGGAAAAACATATAAAATGAATATAGAAATTAAAGGATGTAAAACTTGCCCATTTATAAAGTCTAGTACAACATGGATGGATACTGAAATAGGATTTTGTAAATTAATTTTTTATTTAAATAATACTAAAAAAAGAACACTTAATTTAATAGAATATAATAAAGACAAGGTAGAATCTAAAAATAAAAAAACTTTAGATAATTGTCCATTAATTAATAAAAGTTTAACAATAGAATTAAAATGAAATACACAAAAGAAAATATAATAGGAATAGTATTTAAAGAGTTTAATAAAGCATTAAATCTTATAAATCAAATTTGTGAAAATGAAAAAGAAAAAAATTAAAAAGTATTTAAAATGGATAATAATTATAGAGATAATTCATATTATTTATTCAACTATAGGTACTTATTATTTTATTGATTATATTTTAAATAAATAATTATGGAAGAAGTATGTATAAAGTTTGAAACTAGTAAATTAGCTAAAGAAAAAAATTTTCATTGGGATCAATTAATTTTACCTGATTATAAAATTATTAAAGGTGTAAAACTACCCAGAGGAGGATACACTTGTTATGATAAAAATGGTAAAGAGATTTGTCCTAAAAGATATAATGCTAATAATTTTCATTATTCTAGACCTACACAAGCACTACTAGCTAAATGGTTAAGAGAAGTTCATAATATTCACATAGAAATACATTATTTTACTAATCAACCTGTAGGTGATGAAAATTGGGAACATGCTTATCAATGCTTTATTGATAATAAAGATATTCATCTTTATTTTAAAACTTATGAAAAAGCTTTAGAGGTTGGATTATTTAATGCACTTAAATTAATAAAATGAATAAATCAAAATGTTGTGGGAAAGATTTAAGAAAAGTCCAATATGGAACTATATGTTCTAATTGTCTTTTAGTATCTAAATCAAAATTAAACACTAGACTATTTTTCATTATAGGCTTTTTAAGCATTATAATGTTAGGAGCTAATACTAGTATTAAAAATAATACATTTAAGTCTGTAATAGTCTATAATGAAGTAATTAAGGACACTACAGACATTACTCCATGTGATTCAGATATTATACACCAATTACAGAAAGATTCTTGTATGTTCATAGACATGGGAATAATCCAAGCTCACATAGAAACTGGATGGTATACTAGTACTATAATGAAAGAAAATAAAAACTTATTTGGACTTCGTTGTAACTGTAAATATACATCAGGATATATAAATGGACATTCTAAATATAATTCCTATATCAATTGTTGTAAATGTTATGTAGAATTTACAAATAAATATTGGAAAGAATATTGCAATAATTATGCTGAAAACAAGAATTATTATAAAACAATTAAATTAATGAAATGAAATTTCAAATAAATAACACAGACATATCTATCAAATTCCATCATGAGAATAATACTAACAGTCTAAATAAAAATGAAACTAAAAGTACAAAACCATCTTTTACCATTTGTACTATACAGGTTGATAATAGAAAATATACTGGAAAAGCTCAATTACATAAAGGTGATAACTTTTCCAAGAGCTTTGGTAGATTAAAATCACTAAAAAGAGCTTTAACTTTAGATAAAGATGAAAATGGTAAAATTATTTCATATCTTACTAAAGATGAAAGAAATAAACTGTACCAGCAATATTTCACTCAATGTAAAATTAAATAAAATGATAATAACAATAATGTCAATAATGTTAATAATAATCGGATTAGGAATGTTATATTACACATTAAGTACAATGTATGATTCTTTTGGACTCACTGTATTCTTTGGAGAAATTGGTTTAGGAGCAATAATTCTTGGATTTATGTTGTTTGGAGATGTTTTTTATAAAAAAGGTTATGAAAAAAGTCAAATAGATTATGCTAATGGTGAAATAAAAATTGAAAAAGAATTAAAAATAATTTATTACACAAAATGAAAACAACACTTAATCAATTATTAGAATGGATTAGAGAGAATCCAAAGTATCATGAAGATAAATGTTGGTATGTTAAAACAGAGGATTTAAATAAGAAAATCCAAGAACTAATTCCTGTAGAAAAAGAAATAATTGAGAATGCTTATGATAAAGGAAATTATGAAGAATATAAACATCGTTATAGTTTAGGAGATAGTGTGTATAAAAATTCAGAAGATTATTATAATAAAACATTTAAAGATGAAGAAAAATAAATCAATCAAATGGTGTTTTAATTACTTTCTAATAGGTTTTATTAATAATCTAAGAAGTTACTTCAAAGATAAGAATAATAATGCCTACAGAGCATATAAAGCATCAAGAGAACCAAAAGTAATTACTATTAATCCTGATGGATGGGAAAGTTTTTCAGAAATGGAAAGATTGGAACAAATTTCAGAATCTTTATTAGAAAATAAATTAATAATGCAGAAATGATAATAACTATAATAGTAGTAGTATTACTAATATATTATATAAATAAAAAAAAATGAATAAAATTTTATGTTTTTTAGGAATACACAATATTAAATTTATTCTAACAAATAAACATGCAATTAAAAGGCCATGTTGTAAAAATTGTAGAAAAATCTATACATGGAAACAATATTATTTAAAGAGCAATATTATTTAGAAATAGAAAGAAATAAACAAGAATTAGAATTATTAAAAAAAATAGAAAATGGAAATAAAATTTCAAGGGAAATATTGGGAAGATGGCAAACAAAAGGAATTTTCAAATCTTACACAAGAAGAGTTGTTAGAAAAAGTAGATGATGACATAGATAATATAGAAAATCTCATTATATCTATTAAGCTTGATGGTAGACATAATATTTTTGATGTGAGACAAAATTGGTCTAATTGTGGAATTCTAGATATTAGAAATTTCTTTGCAGGATCATCAGGGAGATATGATGAGCCATACACAGAGCAACAAATTAAAGGATTAGTAAGCACAATTGAACAACTTACACCAGATTTTGATTTAACAGGTAATTTTTTAATGGGGACAATTAATGAAGATCAAAAAATAGAAATTGGGGATGATTTTGAAAAATGTGGCTGGAATATTACAGAATTATTTACTAATGATAATGGAGGAAATGTTTGTTATTTAATTACTAAAAAATTATTTGAAGAATAATGGTAAAAAGTAAATTAGATTTTGTAAATGATAAAGAAAAATTATTTGATATTTTAAGAGAAATTCCAACAGCAAAAACTTGTCATGGAGAAGCATCTTTTAGTTATTCTTTTAAATTAGAAGATGGATCAACATTACAAATTGGACAATCAGATGATGATGTATCAGAACCACATTTTTGTTTCTTTCATTGGTGGAAAAAAGATTGAAAATGAGCAGTAAAGAAAGATTAAAGAAAACAGAAGGTTATTATGAAATGGCAGCTTTAGTAACACAATGGTATAAAAAAGATAAAGTAATTAAAAAGTCTTTATTTATTAAATTTAAAGAATGGTTAAATAAAATATTGAAAAATTAATTAAGAAATTATGACAGAAAGAGATTTTGTATATTGGCTTCAGGGATATTTTGAAATTTGTGACACTGATAAACTTACTGAAAATCAAGTGGTAATTATAAAAAACCATTTAAATTTAGTATTTCATCATACAATTGATAATCAATATAAAGAACCTGAAAAGGCTCAAAGAATACATGATGAAGGTAGATTTAATTCTGATAGAAGAATTAAATGTTGAAGGTAAGAAAACAAAAATAATTGTTAAAAACAATAAAAAAGAATGTCTTAGATGTATATAACATCTCAATGGATCAATTATTAATAATTGAGCTTTTATTTTTTAAAGAATATATTGAACTAGAAAGCTATATTACAAGACTTGTACAAAATTATGATGTTATAATGCAAAATCTTTTTAGAAGAGATTTTATTAAACTTTATAACACTAATATTTCAGGATATAAGCATGTTAGAAATATATATTTAAGTTTGAAAGGAGAGAATGTTATAAAAACATTAAGAGATGTTAAATTTGAAGAAGGAGATGGAGAAATTATCATTACAGTGGAAACCTATTTTAATGAATTCTGGGACACTTTTCCAGCTAGTGATAAGAATCCTCCATTTCCTCCTACAAGAAGCCTTAAAGCTGATAAGAATGGCTGTAATAAGAAGTATGTAAAGCTATTAATGGAAGAAGGATATAAACATGAAGAAATAATAGAAGCTTTGAAATTTCAAATAGCTTTATTTAAGAAAAATTCTACAATGGTGGAAAATAAAATGAAATATTTCCAAAATAGCTCTACATGGCTTAATCAAAAAACATTTTTAGAATATCAAGAGCTTGCTAAATCTGAAAATATTGAAAATGAATCAAGAGGACTTATTTTATGAATCATTATTTTCAAGAAGCACAAGATTTAGTAATAAGAGGTACAGAAGAAAAGTCTGAATATATTCCATTAACAAAACATCCATTAAGTGATGAGCTTTCTAAATTAGGTAAACAAGTGACAATTGGTAAGAGCCAGTACATATTATTAGGAGGCCAAAGTGGGGCAGGTAAGACAGCGATAGTTGACAGTCAATTTGTTTTAAATACTTATTTTTGGTGGAGAAGGCATAAAGAAACAGCTAATAATAGTTTATATTATATTTACAGATCAATGGAAAGACCAGTAAAGTATAAAATACTGAAATGGATGGCATATTTAATGTATGTTGAGCATGGAATATTAACAGACACAGCAATATTAGCTGGAAAACCTAATAGAAGAAGGGATATAACAAAACAAGAAATTAAATTAATTGGAGAATATGAAAAATTCTTTGATGAATTTTTTGAACACATTGAACTTTTTAATGGTGGTGAAAATCCAACAGGTATTAGAAATACAGCTATGAAAATAGCTTTTGAGAAAGGTAAACTTGTTACAAGCAGAGAAGATGGTGTTTATATTAATAATGTAAAAGCTGCTTCCTATTCTAATAAAAGTAATGGTGAAAAAAGAGAAAAGCTTTATGCTGATGTCACTATTAATAATGTTCCTTATAGACATTATGAATTTACAAAAAAATATTTTGCTAACAATCCTAAAGAAATTGTATTTCATATAACAGATCACTGTGGAAAAATTATTGCTGAAAGAGGTATGAATGATAAACAAACCCTGGATAAACATAGTGAATACATGGGAGAAATGAGGGATATTTTTGAATGGAATATAATTGATATTCAACAATTAAATAGAGGACTTACAGATGTTTATAGAAAAATGAATACAGAACTTGATGTAGGCCCTGAAGATTTCTCAGGAACAAGTGACCTATACCAGAACTGTGATTTAGCTATTGGTCTATTAAACCCATATAAACTTGATGTTTATGATTATTGTAAATATCAAATCAAAAAGCTTGTAAGTGACAGTGGAGAAAACCGTTTTAGAGGATTGAAGGTAATAAAAAATTCAGATGGTATAGATGATTTTAGAATAGGATATATGTTTGTTGGTGAGAATGGAATGATGCTAGAACTCCCACAAGCAAAAGACCTAACTGATGCTGATTATCAGAAAATTAGAGAGGCTAAATACATTTAGAGGCTAAATGTGTAACAAAAAGTGAGAATAAATAGCTGTGAAGCTATATTTGAATGATGATTAAAGTGTGGAGAAATGTTTTATACAAATAAGGTAGCAGCCTATGAAAAAATAAATGATGTCATAAAAAGTGGTGGCATTATGTGCATGAGAGAAATTGGAAGAAATGGTGTAGTGGGTAAAATCATTGGTGTTAGTTATACAGAAGAAGGACTTAGGGGAATTGCTAATAAATCAAGCAAATATCCTTATTCTGGTGTAAATAATATTAAAGATGCTTACAAAGCACCAAAAGCTTCTAATATTAAAGTGGAAAAATTTATTCCAAGTGACATTCCTTCAAAAGAAGAAGTGTTGTGGATAGATAAGAGTTATAGACTATTGAATATACGTTAAAAAACAAAAATGGATTTACCATTTACTCCTGTAGTAGGAGAACAAAAAAATGCAAGAAAACTTCTTATTTTTTCACAAACTAAAGTGGGTAAAACAACAGCCCTATCAATGCTTCCTAATAATCTTATTATAGATTTGGAAGATGGTAGTGATTTTGTTGGAGGACTTAGAATAAATGTGAGAAAAGAAGCAGCTTTACAAGGAAAGAAGCCTTTAGATATAATTGTAGATATATCTAATAGTATTAAAAAAGAGAATGAAAAACAAGGAAAACATGTTTATGATTATATATCTCTTGATACATCTACAGCATTAGAAGAAGAAGCTAGAAAATATGCAGTGGAATTATATAAAAGAACCTTAATGGGAAATAAATTCACTGGTACAGATGTAGTTACAGAACTTCCTAATGGCGCAGGTTATAATTTTTTAAGAAATGCTTTTGATAAAATATATTCTTTATTTGAAGGTCTTCCTGGAATTTGTTTAATATTATCTTGTCATATAAAAATGACAGCAATATCAAAAGAAGGAAAGGATTTTCAAGCAAATGATATTTTATTAACAGGTAAATTAAAATCTCAGGTGTGTGCAGATGCAGATGCAATAGGATATATGTACAGAGATAAAGAAAATCCACTAAAAACAATGATTTCATTTAAAACAAATGAACTTGATTTAGTTAGTGGTGCAAGACCAGAACATTTAAAACAAAAAGAATTTACATTATTAGAATATAATCCTAATACAAAGGAAATGAAAGCTAATTGGGAAGAGATTTTTTTAAAATAATATTATGAATAGAAATGATAGAGACAAACTTGTAAAAGAAAGGTTTTTAGAAAAATATGTAGAAATAGTGCTAGATTTACAAGGTATGAATGGGTATATAGGTAAAAAAGGAAAAGTAGTAGATATACAAGCAGGAGATCATAGCACTATGTTGAGAGTAGAAGGAGAAAATTTAAATATTTGGATGTATATTTCTGAAATAGAACTAATACCAGAAGAAGCCCCAATTCCTCATAAAGAAAAACAAATAACATTTCTACCTAAAACTATAGAGAATGTTGATGAATGGGGAAATTCTTATATTATACATTTGCTTCCAAATTCTGATGAAAAATTTATATATCTCTCAACAGCATTAAGAACCCTTCTTAATATTAAAGATGGGGAATATATAAGTTTTGCAGTGGATACAGAAAATAAATTGTATTATATTTGTAAAGAGAATGATAGTAATAATGGCTATAAAGTGGAGCATGGTAAAATAGAAAGTAATGTTGAATGGCGCAATCTTTATAATACATTTAATAATGAAAAAACAAAGCCTAATGATGGAAAATTAATATTACATGTTTCTCATTATGAAAGAGAGCAAGATGAATTTCCAGATTATAGTTTGTTTCTTATAAATGAATCTTGGGAAATGGTCAAGAAAGCTAAAGATGTAAAAATTTCTGCAAAAAGCTATTTTGATAATGTTTATAAACCTCAAATAAAAATGGTAGATTGGGGAATAGATAATTTTGAAGTAGAAGTAGATAAAGCAGTAAACTTAATAGAAGAGCCTCAAATAGCAAGAATTAGAAGATAATTGATAGTAAATTAAAAACAAAAAATGAATTTTAACACAAAAACAGAAAAGACAACACAATGGACAAGTCCTAAATTTAATGTAGGATGGAATCAAGCTAAAATAGAAAATATTTCTATTAAAACAGCTACAACAGGTAAAAAACAATTGAAATTTCAAGTGTATGGCCCACCAATTACAACAGAAGGTTTTAAACCATTCATGAAAGCAGATAAGGTGACACCATATGCAGGACAATGTGGACTCATTCAAACATTCTATTTTGATGATACAAATGAAGAAGCTATGTCTAAAGTTATATCTCAAACCATCAATCCTATAGCTGTAGCTTTTGGTGTTAAAGAACAATTGGATGAAATTACATCATCAGGTGACATTACATCTCTTGAGAAATTTGTAGATGTGCTTAATAGGCTTTTCACTAATGAAGATCTTCCATATGTATGGATGAATTTTAGTGGTTCTGAATATGAAAAACCTGGCTCTACATATCCTGGATATACACTTTCTTTTAGAAATATTGTTAAAGGAGAGCCTGATTTCACTAAAATGCCAGCAGGAATAATGAAAACTCTTGCTCCAAAAGCAGAAGATACATCAACTGATGTTGTTTTTTAAACATGTTGTATTTTAATTTTTAAATAATAAAAGGGAGGAGAGAAATTTTCTCCCTTTTTAATTATATTTTTATGAATGAACAAGAAATATTAGAAGGAAATAAAATATTAGCTGGATTTATGGAAATAGAAAAAGTAAATTTAACTCAATCTGATATTTATAGATTAACTTCTAGTCTTTATCATAGAATATTTACTAAAAATCATTGTAAATATTTAGATTTTGATAAATCATGGGATTGGTTAATACCTGTAGTAGAAAAAATAGAATCTATTAGAAATAAAAAATTTGGATGGTTTTGTGTCTACATAAATTCTAATAATTGTTCTATTCAAAGTAAATATTTATCTAAAGATATAGATGGAACACTTAATAAAACAATAAATGATGTTTTTTATACAGATTGGACATTAGACACAAAATTAGAGTCTGTATGGAAAGCATGTATATTATTTATAGAATTTTGGAATAAACAAGAAAAATAATGAAAGAATTTACATACAAATTTACACTTCCAGATATTACATTAAAAGTAACAGAAGAAAAATCTCATTGGAAAGCTTATTCTTTAAATATGGGAAACACTTATATAGGTTGTATGGGTTATGATTTTTATAACAAAACTGCTGATTTAAGTTTATATCTTCCTTTTACTACAAGTTATGAAGTGAATTTAGAAAAACCAGAAGATATTATTAATGAAATTTATATTTTTATGGAAAATAAGTTAACATACTTTAAAGATGAAGGGATAATAAGTAAAAAAATAAAAAAATAAATGAATTTTTCAACAAAAACAAAAACACTCTATCAACAACTTTTAGAAAAAATTAATGAAGAAGATGTCTTTCAATATTATTTTCCTTTTACATTAAACAAAATGTATTTAAGTCCATTTAGAAAAGACAATTTGCCTAGTTTTCATATTACAAGAAATAAAGAAGGAAATTTATTCTTTCATGATTTTGGATTTGGTGGTGGAAATTGTATAAGATTTGTTGAATTATTATTCAGAATATCATATTCAGCAGCTTATACAAAAATATTAAAAGATTTTTCATTAAATGAGCCTATTAATAAAAACTATGAAAAAAGCTATATAAGTCTTCCTAAGCAAGAAAAGAAAGAATATAATATAAAGTTTAGCCCAAGGAAATTTAATGCCTTAGAGAGGATGTATTGGCTTCAATATAATATTACAGAAGAAGAATGTTTAGAAAATGAAATTTGGGTTCCTAAAAGTTTATTTATTAATGATAAGAAACAATATTTATCAAATGAGTTATTATTTATTTATAGATTCACAAAAGATGGAGAGCCAGATAAAAAGAAGATTTATAGACCTTTTAATAAAGAATTTAAGTGGGCAGGGTCTGTATCACAAAAATTAATTGAAGGAATAAATTATTTACCAAAGATTTCTAATATTGTTCTAATAACTTCATCAAGAAAGGATAGAATTGTGCTTTCTCATATATTTCCTGACACTGTGAATACACAAAATGAGAATGAAAAAGCCATTATAGAAAAAAATGATAGATTTTTTAATGAAAATTATGATGCTAAGTTTATATTTTGGAATAATGATAAAAAAGGTAAAGAAGAAAATAAAAAATTAAATTCAAAAGGATATTTGTGGGTAAATATTCCTGATGAGTATGGAGTAAAAGATCCTTCTGATTTAATAAAGAAATTAGGAGTGAAAGAAGGACAAAAGATTTTAAAACAAGAATTAATAAAAAAGGGCATATTATGAAGTATTTAGTAAAACAAACAAAGTATTATTTTGATGGTCATGGAGAAGGTATGGTCGGGGAAGGATCAGAAAATAAATTTATTAGTGATAATCCTGTTTATGGGTTTGTAGATAATGATTATGAGGGTTATTATTATGATTTAGAAGATGTAGATCCAGAAAGTGGTGATATAAAAGGAGAAATAAAAGAAAATTGTATGGCTGATGAAGATAATTTACATGAACAAGATGGATATAACTGTACAGCATATACTTATGAAGTTAAAAAAATCTCAGATGAAGAAGCAGAAAGAATTAATAAAATTTTAGAAGAATATAATAAAATATAATGAGAAAAAGAGCAGATGATTTTAAATTATATCAAATTAGAAATACATGTTCAATGAGAGAAATGTCTTTTGTGCATGATTATAATTTTAGAGAGGATGTATTAACTATAGAAGAGTTTAATAGTGTAGTACAAAAGTATAATAGTAAAACAAGATTTAAAACAATTTTGTATAATTGTACAATAAAAGACTTAGAATTTAAGTTAATAGAAAAGTTTGGATTTAAGAAAGTATATGAATATATGGGAAATGGAGGTATGATGGTTAGTGTATTAATAAAAACAATATAATGGAAACAACTAAAGAAATAAAATGTTCTTGTAAAGACGAATGGCAAGATAAAATATATGGACTAGGAAGAAGACTTATGAATGCTTTTGGAAAACCTCATAAAGGATATAGATGTACAGTGTGTGGAAAAGAAAACACACAAAATGAAAAATTTCCAAAATTAAATTCTAAATAATGTATATTTTAAAGAAAACAAATGACAATAAATACAGAAAAAGTAAAACAATCAAATTTATTTAAAATATTAGACTTAGCAATAGAAAAAGGATTTACATTTCCTGCTAAAAATACAACACAAATATATTTATTTATAAGAGAATGGCTTGAAGCACAAGATATTTTTATTGTAATTAAAAAATATGAGGGAATGACAAAACCTTATTTACATGAATTAAGAATTGGCAATAGAGTGGTGACACCTACAGCAGTTGATTCTTGTGAAACAGCTAAACTTTCTGTAGAAAAAGCCATTTTATATTGTTTAAATCAAAAAGTGTTTGCTAATGATAATAAATAAATTTATACTAGAATATGAAAGTAGTGTTATGGAAGAGGGTAATGAATATTTACCAATTTTAACATCCTTATCTAAAGAAGATTTAGTGATATTTATTCAAAATAATAATAAAGATATTAAGTTTTCAGGGCCTTGGGAGACAGGATTTATTAAAGAGTTTAATAGACATCTCAGTAAATATGAGATAGATAATTTAGAAAAGTTTTTATTTACATTAGATGAATGGTTTGATAAAGAAAAAATTAAAATATGAATGAATTAGAACAAAGACTTTCTCCTTATATTGAGGAAAAATGGCTTAAATTTCTTGTTCCATTTTTTAATGCTCATCCAGAAATATTTAAAACACTTTCTGAAAGAAAAACTAAATGTAAAATAGTTCCTGAACAAAAAGATATGTTTAATGTTTTTAAATATACACCATTTGATAATGTAAAAGTTGTTATTATAGCAGATACTCCATATAATGAATTAATTAATGGAAAAATAAAAGCTAATGGACTTGCTTATAGCTTAGACAATAGTTTATATATTTCTAAAAGTTTACAGAAAATTAGAGGTGAGATAGAAGATGAAATTGCACAAGGACAGCCTATTAATTTTAATACAAATTTAGAACATTGGGCTAAGCAAGGAATATTATTATTGAACACATCATTAACAGCAGAATTAAATTGGAAAGAAGCTCATATTTATTTATGGAAACCCTTTACAGAACATGTTATTAAAACATTAAATGAATATAGCTCTGGTGTAATATATTGTTTGTGGGGAAAAAATTCTGAACAATATAGACATTTAATAAACAAAAATAATTATATTTTAGAAGATAAATATTTTTCAAGAATTAATGAAATATTAAAAGAAAATAATAAAGATAAGATAGAATGGATATAGAAATAAAACATGATGATGAGAATAAATTTAAGAATTATTTTTATGACAGTACAAAAGCAAGACTTGATGCAATAATGTGTC